ACAAAGAGGGTGCTGATGTTGTATTGCTTCAAGATGTTATGAAAGACGAATACAAAGAATTAAAACATGAATTTCCACAATATGACGCATCTGTATTGCAAAAATCATTCTGGAATAAAAAAAATAATAACACGGATGAAATAGACATTGGATTGGTTGAAATGGTCAATAAAAATAGCTTCAATAGCATTATTTTCAAAAATAATATTGTTTATTTACGAAAGGAAAACGTTTCAATGAAAATCGGGAACATTCAATTAGATGATGCATCTAGCATCAAACGGTTAAAACAATTGAACGATATGTTATTGAAAATGAGTGATGTATCACATTCAATTATTGCTGGAAATTTTAATACGGACATTCAAATAGATAATTATAATAAATGCATTTACGATCCTATTTATTTAATTGAAAAAAAATCAACATTTGACAATATGTTTTATGTTGGTTTTCGATTAAATCAAATTAGATCATCACATTCTTATTTGGATGAGATGATGATTAATTGTAAAACTAAAATAAAACATTCCCCTATTGTATCACAATTTGAATTTTGAAAATTAGATTAGTATTTCTTATATTTTTTATGTCCATAAGAGTTATGTTTAATTTCATTGCATGGTTGATGTAATACTGTCTGTGTGTTCTGAGAAACCCATAATTGCATCTTCATGTACCATTCATATTGTTCCATTTGCAGTTTATACTGGTTCTGTGTCCATTGTTGAAGTTCATTGTAATATGCATTCCATTTTTGTTCATGTTCATGTTTCCATTTTGCATAGTCATCCCTCCATAATTTCAAAGTTATATTATATTCTTCATAGTCATTGTATTTTGTAAATGATGGACAACATGCCGTTAAATGATTTGTTTTTCCACACAATAAGCATGGGTTAAATGGCTGTGTTAATTCTTCAATCAATGGAGCCATTAATTCTGTCTTTTCAATTTCAATGTCCTGATATATTCCTCCACGAACATTGCTTACACCGTGTAATTTCATGTATTCTTTTACCTCATTCGTATCTGCATTTTCATCATGCGTATAAAATATATCAATCACTTCAAGTGGTTTATATAGTTTCACCCACGCATTTAAATTTAAATCGGGAGATTGAAGAATATTATGTTTTGTAATTGTATGGTTACGTGTTTTAAACACATATATTTTATGTTTTTCTAATTGAATTACATAAATTGCATAAAATTCATTATTAATGAGTTGCATTGTTGTTTGTTTGAAATGTATGTTGTATTATGCAATTAAAAATATTTCAAATACTTTCATTCAATTTTTTATGTATTACTGACTCTCAAAACTATTCATATAACATCTGCAATCTAATTTTCTTTTTTAATGTATTTTCATCATTAAATAGAAATATTTTAAATGAAACCTTCTCATAATCTTCAATATTATTTCTAACAGTTATTCTTGATACAATTTTCAACTTATTCAAATAGACAATGTATTGAAATAGTCCATCATTTCTACAGATACGATCAAATACATACCCTTCATGACATACTGTAGTCATATCAGGTTGTCGTGAAATCATATCAAGTATAGTGCAATCGCTTTGGACTTTACGAATTGCACGAGACGTCATATTTATGTATCCCAATCTATCAAGCCATTTATTATAAAATTCAATTGCATTTTGGCTTAAATTTAAAATACCAAGGTTTTCTTGCAATTTTATGCTGTTTAATAAATCGACTAACCGTCTTATCGGCGAGCTCACTGTAATATATGCATCAACCCCGTCATTTACAAGACTATGCCCGCATTGGTCATTAAATGTCGAATATTGTCCTGATGAACTTCTCCATATTTTTAAAAACTTAATAATGTCATCTGGAACAGATTGAGGTATTACATCTGAATTCTCTCCACTATTCAGTTTTAATGTTCTATATATTCCATTTTGAAATTCACACATCTTATCAGCACACGTTTTATTGATTAGCAATGCCAAATACGCAATAACATCATGGCTATCTTTAATATTTGTCAATAATTTATGCTCTCTTGACATTGATTGCAATAATTCAAATATTTTTTTATATGTATCATCGCGCAATAATTCTTCGGTTTCATAACGGTAATTTTTAAATACTTTGATTAAACTGCTGCCAAATTCAATGTTTATAATTTTATGGCTATTTAAATTAATCTTTACATCCAAATGATATGCAAAACGTTTGCTTTGTTCTTGTAAGCTGCATAAACAATCTGACAATATATTTGGGAGCATTGGTCGCTTTCTATCTGGCAAATAAATTGTTGAAATTCTCTCAGAAAATGAATTCCAGAGGTTTAATGTATCCATCCAAACAGCAACATTTGCTATATAAATGCTTACGATTGCTTCAGTTGGGGTCATTTGAACATCTTCGTTTGTATTATTATTAATAATTTTTATACCAACTGCATCGTCAATGTCAAGACTTTTAAAAGGATCAATAGATAATATATGGTCACATGTTCTGTCTTGTATCTGTGGATGCGTTTCCATAATTATCTGAATAAATTCTGCTTCTGTTCTCTGTTTTAATGCGTCTGTTGTTTTTTTTGTAAAATCTTGGATGCTTGCGTTTAAACTTTTACAATATAGCTGATATTCATAAAAGTTATTCAGTTCGCTTACTTTTCCAAGATTATTAGTTAATTTTCCTGTTGGATGTTTATTTGTCCATTCAACAAATGTAAATGTAACATAGATGTCGACAGGATTTTTATTAAACCCAGGTTTTAATTCATATGGAATTAAGAATATAGGCATTCGTTTATCATCAGGAATACATTGATAAATCAGTTTATTTGCACTGTGCCGTCCAAATGTTTTCCCAGTTAATAGAAGAATTCCAGGCATATATTTCATTTGCCTTATACTTGAATGGATAAGAACTTCATTTCCATTATCATTTACTTCAATTACATCATCAGAGAACATTTTAAGTGTTAATGGATTTTTATCAGATTCAACAGATTCCAATGTAAATCCATCATACCATTTCCACGACGAATAATTCCGGTCATCAATATGTACTTTAAGTAACATAGTATTATTTTAGTGTGTATTGTATGATTTCAATGCGTAGTATCATATTCAATTATATGTTTAATATGATATAAATATATAATTGTGAGTGTATAAATGTCCGATCAAAAATCGATTGATTCAAGTGTTTTGCAAAATGTGTTAAAATCGTCAGTTACAATGTCTATTGCAAAAGGCGCAGCTGATATGCTTATAGCTGGTGTCACAAATGCGGAAAAAAATGCAAAAAAATCCTATATTGAAAATTGTATGATAAATGATGTAAACATTGATAATAATGCAGAATGCAGCAAGTTATTTGAAACTTACATCCATTGCAAAACTACAATTGCCATAATAAACAAATTAAAAACACAAGCAAATGATCAAATTTGTACATGCACGTGTAGTAATAACTAAATTATTTATTTATGAAACTGGCGCATGTGCTTCGCCGGAAATAGAACCGCTAATAGGAATGTCTCTAAGAATTGTTGCATCTAGATGTCCATTCTGTTTGGTTGGTTGTGTAACGTCCGATTGAGCTGATTGCGTTTTATTATTTATCAAATCAAGATGTTTAACCATATTTCGTTTAACATTTTGTCCTTGTAAAAAACTCATGAAAAAATGATGCCCATTCGCAATTGTATTCATATAAGTTCTATATTTAAATGAACATACAGATGCATTATTATTAAATTCAAAACTATACCACCAAAATGCCGGGATAAATAACATAGATCCAGGCTTTAAATTTATTTCCAGACATTTAATTTTATCAAAATCCGCTTTATATTGCATTTGAACATGCCATGGATTAACAGGAGACGAAAATTCAAAATTTTCATAATCTGTAATTGGATATAAATAACGACTGCTCTTAGGAGGTGCCATTTTTACTTTGATATTTCCTTGTGTCACTAAATAAAAATTTCTATAATTTATGTCATATTTAAATAGTGATGTAGTTCCATTTGTTCCAGACAATAAATCATAATTGCATGATGATACCATATAAGGTCGTAAGAATGCATCGTTATACATATAACATTTTATAAGTCCAGTTTCTTCTAAAAAATCAGCATTTTTTTCAATAACATATTTCTTATCATTATCATTTTTAAATAACTCAATGGCAGAATTTAATGTTATTGGAATATAATGCTCAGCTGCATCATCGTTGTTTAATAAATTTCTTACTTTTACGTCAAATACACCATAATTTTCATGAATTGTATTTAAGTTGCATGTCGAGTTAAGTCTCTCATTATAAAAATCAAAAACAACAGGTTGCCTTATGTCACATATTTCTTCTAATTTATCCTTTGACGGCTGTTCGATTTCATAAATCTCTAAATCATCGCTTGTTTTAATATGAAAATATATGTGGATGTAAATAAATAATACTATACAAAAGACTAATGTTGCTATTACAATGTTCATTTAATTAAATATTATACTTTTATTTTATATTTTTTACTTACAAAATGATTATGGTTTGTATAAAATAAATATAAAATTATTTAGTTTCATATTTATTTTTATTTGCTTATATTTTTTGTTTTAGTAATTTTATTCTGCGACTACCTCTACATTCTCAGGTTCTGTCTCAACTGGTGCCTCTATCATTGATTCTTGAGAAACCATTTCTGGTTCAACAACTGTTTCCTCGGAAACTGACGCGGAAACACTGGTCATAGATGCTAAACGTGAAACCTCCTGTTCTAGCGATGAAATCGAAGAAGACATTGACACAGAACCTTCAGTAATCATTGCAAGCTTAGAAGTAACATCGTTAACCAATGCATCAGAAGCAGCAGCACGATCAGTCATCATCGCAAGCTTAGATGTAACATCGTTAACCAATGCATCAGAAGCAGCAACACGATCAGTCATCATCGCAAGCTTAGATGTAAGATCATTAAATAACGCATCATATGCACCAACGCGTTCAGTCATCATCGCAAGCTTAGATGTAAGATCGTTAAATAATGCATCAGAAGCGACAGGTTCAGACTTCATAGCAAGCTTAGAAGTAACGTCATTAAACAATGCATCATACGCACCAAGACGAGTTTTAAAATCAGTAATTGCATCATTAATTAATGTCAAACGATTTCCATTCTCAATTGTATTCTTTTGCATTTCAAACGTTGAAACTTTTAATGTTGCCATAGCATCAGCCGAACGGTCGATTTCGCTTTTAACTTTCGCATCTAATTCTTTAAATGCATCAACTGACGCATTTGTCTCTAATTCAACAACACGTCCATGGAGATTATCATAATTAGCAGACAAACTGTTAAAGCTATTTCCTAATTCTTCAAATGTCTCAGGAAATTCAACCATCATGCGCCCAATTTCAGTATGATGAACTGTAATAATTTGAAGGGGACTTACATTTGCTGGAAGTGCCCAACCAGGAGGAGCTGGAACGGAAGAAACTGATTGAGCAGGGACGACTTGTGACGAAACAGACGATTGCGGTTGAACGGATCTTTGGATTGGTCTATTGTCAGGGAGAGAACCACCACGACGCCTTTTTGCGGCAGCTAAAGCATTACTTCCACTCATTGATTATACTTAATTATAATATAATTTATCTAAATTATTTTCGCATTTTTAATTTAATCATTTCGTGAAATTCATAATTATGAATTTGAAACATGTCTTCGGTATATTCATTAATGTCATTGCACACTTGTGTAATTGATAATGTCGGAAAATCATATGGTGTACGTTCTAATTGTTCATGCATTCCATCAATATGGTCATCATAAATATGACAATTTCCTAAATAATAATAAAAATCCTTAGCAACTAATCCACAATGTTTTGCAATTATATGAGTTAAAAAACTATATGACGCAATGTTAAACGGTACGCCTAATGCAACGTCGCCACTTCGCTGATACAAAGAACATGATAATTCATTTCCATTTGAAACATTAAATTGGCACAATACATGGCATGGTGGAAGAGCCATTTCGTTTAATTGACATGGGTTCCAAGCAGACATGACTAAACGTCTTGATGTCCTTTCGTTCGGATCTTTGAGAGATTTAATAATATAATCTAATTGGTCAATTCCTTTTCCAGTATAATCAGTGTCACATGTATCGTAAGGAGCATTAAAAAAACGCCATTGATGTCCATAAACAGGACCGAGATCGCCTTCACGTAGGTGATTTAATCCACGGCTATTTAAAAAGTCGCGTGACCCATTTCCGTCCCATATATGCACATTTTGTTTTTGTAGAATAGTATTGTCTGTTTGACCTTTAATAAACCACAGCAATTCCCTTAGACATGTTTTCCATGCCAGTTTTTTAGTTGTAATAAGAGGAATTATATTGTTGTCGAGAGAGAAATGCATAGCAGAACCATAAATCATTTTTACGTTACCATTGCGTCCGCACTCTAGCGTTCCTTCATTTAATATGTCGTTAATTAATGCCAAATATTGATTTTCATCATGTTCAAAATCATTTGTTCCTTTTTTTAATGACTTTAATGTATTTTTTAACATTGTTTGTGTGCTATAAAAGCGTATATCATGTTATATAGACCAAGTTTTATATTGTAATTATACAGAAATCACTTATTTTAATTTCTTATTATAAAACATAATGGACGACTCCAGTGAAATAATAGAATCAACAAATGAAGGATTTTTTAAATTTGTATTTGATTTTAATGATTATAATAAAAATATAATGATGAACATGGTTCAATACACTGTATTATCATTAATACCGATTTTATTAGTATTAACTGTCACAAGAAATTATGTTCCAGAAGTTGAAGAAAATAAAGGTAATTTAGAACTTTTAGGTGAAACACTATTGCAAATTGTATTTATTATTATATCATTTTGGTTTATTAATCGTGTTATTGTGTATATTCCAACATATAGTGGAATGGCATATAAAGAATTTAATGAGACAACATTCTTATTGGGATTTGTATTTATTTTAATGACAATTCAAACTAAATTAGGTGATAAAATTCGCATTTTAGCGGATAGGGCTATTGATTTATGGAACGGCAATTCAACACTTAAAAATATTAGTTCAAGTGTTAACTCTATGGTTACTGTTAAACAGCCAATTGCCGAAAATCCTTTAGCAAATATGGTTCCTATGTTACAACAAGGAATGCCTCCACCACCTGCACAAATGACAAACCTCAAGGCACAAACAAATGAACATGTATTACCTCAAGCAGTTTCTCAATACCAAAAACAACAACACCATCAATCGATGGATCACAATTCTGGTTATTCTAATAATAATTACGATAAAATGCACAAGGGACCAAATCAACCATTAATTAATGCGGCTTTGCCTGGACTTCCCAATCTCATGGAACCTATGGCTGCGAATGAAATGGGCGGTGGGTTTGGATCAGCATGGTAAACTAAACGATAGAAAATATATTATAATATCAATAATATATTTTATACTTGTCATAACAATTCATTACGTGCAATTTATTAATTTTACAATGATTATTAATTATTAATTATCAATTTGCTTAGTATTTACGTGGACATTTTTGCATAATGTTTTTATGATTTTATCGTGCTTATCATCTAAGTCGTCCATTGTATTTTTGATTAGTTGGATATATTCATCCTTTTCATTTGAATGTTCCATAAAATTAGGATTGGCTTTGCTCCATTTTGTCACATTCTGACACTGTTTTTTCGAGACTTTATTAATTGCATCCTTTATTTTTTCATTATTTTCATCCTTTTCCCAAGTGTCATTTTTTATATAAAGGGTTTCTCTTTTTATATCAGTACAATGCAACGGGCGCTGGTCAATCGGCAATTTTATCATATTTTCAATAAATATATTTGATATACCATCTGCAAGTCCTTTGTCTTTTGTTGTTAGAAGATTATCCAAAGATATATTTATGGATTTTATAAAATCATCCATGCTAATTGCACTTTTACAACGCTCATTTAAAAATATATGAATGTTTACTTTATTATTAATTGTATTATTATTGGTTACGTTTCCAATTTTTGGGATCATTTCTTGTAGTTGCTTGCTTTGTTCCATTATTATCGTTGATAATTTGTCATTTTGGTCTTTCATTAATGCATCTTTCTTTGCTTGTTCCTCCAATAGTTTGACGATTAAATATTTATAGTCTACATTTTCGGCATTTGAAACTAATTCAGTTGATGTTTCGTTAAGTCTCTCTTCATTTATGGGAGAACAAATCCCTTTTTTTCGGTGTTTATATAATCCACTATCATACTTATAATTCCGCCCGCAATCGCATGTAAATAAAAAATGCGTTTTTTTGCGTTTTATGACCCTATCCATACTATCCACGTGACTGAGCGCATGTTTATCGGTTGAGAGATGTCTATTAAAATCATATTTATTAGACGTTATATAGTCACATTTACTGCAATTATATTTTTTTGCGTTTTTTGCGTTTTTTTTACTATCCATTTTACTATCCATTTTATTTTGTGACTAGAAAATTTCTAAATGGATTTTTTAGAATATTTTTTTTATAAAAAATTTTATGCTAAGGAATTGATTAATCTAAAAACGGTTTTGTGAGCATTCTCGTCTAAAATCACTTTTTTGGAAAATTGTTGAATTTTTTGTTCAATTCTATTTTGGACGAATCAATTTTGGACATACTTTTCTTTGTCCATTTTTCAAAAATCGAAAATAGAATTGGAACGAAAATTTGATGTTTTTTTATGGTAATAAAATATGAAAATATAGTAAAATACAATGACACTATAATACATAACATATAATATTTTAAAATCAACATATATATATTTTCAGTCACAATTGAGAGAAATATATAGGGATATTTTATGTCCAAAAAATAGGTCTCAACTTGTAATTAATGAATACAATGCCAAAAATAGGGGATGACATTTTTTCATTTTTTAAGAATTAAAATAGGCAATCTATTTAAAAATTTTACTATGAAAATGTATAGAAATGGTAAAAAAAATAGATGTTGATGAATTATTAGAAGCATTAGATAAAAATGAGGGCAATCAGTCTATTATGGATTGTACCACATCAAAAATACAAAAAGACAAAAATGATTTGCTGCAAAAATTACACTTTAAATCAGCTGATATTAAATATCTTTTAAATAAATTAAAAGATTATAGGTTTGTTGATGAAATAAAGGACTTGAATTATGGCTGTTATGTAAGGTGGATTAATATGATTGATCCTACAAATCTTAAGGTTACAAATGGTGGATTTATTTGCGACATGAAAGCCTCTAATTCTGACTATATTATATCGTGCAAGAATACTCTTAACCATTATTTTTCGTTCCGTGTTTCGGAATGTTTAATATTTCAAAAATTAACTAATTCTGAAAAGTTAATTTTAAATGCATTGGATTATCTTGAAAAAAACAAATAATTTTTATTTATTTTTTATTAGTGTTTTTCGTTTTATTAATTTTATTGTTGTATTTTTCTTTGGAAGAAAATGTGGTTTTTTTTTGCATGAAAAAGTAAAATCTTGCAAACCTTTTTTATGTAAAACTGACGTTTTGCAAATTGCAATTGAACGTGCCTCTTTTACAGTTTTACTTTTTTTTTGAACTTTTTTAATACACTTACATAATTTATTTGCTAAAATATCTTCTGCTAAAGATTTGATGACATTTTTAGGTGTCGTTTCATTGAACGGTATTTTATAAAATTTCAAAATAGTAATATAATCGATTTGCACAAGTTGATCATTACCCATTCGTTGATATATAATTAGAATACTTTTTAGTAAAATTGTGAAATATTATTGTTATGTTGTGCGCCATTTTTACGCATATAACATTTTTCATATAAAAATCTCTTTATAAAATAATGTTAGACCATAATTCTAAAATAGTAGTTTTTGATTTAGATGAAACGCTTGGCTATTTTGTAGAACTTGGCATGTTTATTTCATCAATTGAAACAATTCTTAATATTGAAATAGACGATGATGAGTTTATACGTATATTGGACTTATATCCAGAATTTTTGAGACCGAAAATAATGAAAATTCTAAATAGAATTAAAAATAATAAAACGCGAAATAACAATACAAAAGTAATGATTTATACAAACAATCAAGGGTCTAAGGATTGGATTATTAAAATTAAAAAATATTTTGAATATAAATTAAATTATAAGTTATTTGATCAAATTATTGCTGCATTTAAAATCCAAGGAAAACAAATTGAACCGAATAGAACAACTCACAATAAAACATTCACTGATTTTATGAGATGCACAAAATTACCAAAAGACACTCAAATATTTTTTATTGACGATCAATATCATCCACAAATGGAACATCCAAATGTATATTATGTTAACATCAAACCGTATTATTATTCATTGCCATTTCAAGAAATGATAGAGAGATATTATACTTATAAAAATATGCAAATAGATAAAACTCAATTCACATCAGAGGTAACTAAATTAATGGAAGCATATAACATGCCAATGTCTGTTAAGAATGAAGAAGAATTAAAAGTTGATACAATTGTAACAAAATATATTCTTAGGCATTTAGATGAATATTTTGATACAAAATCCAAATCACCAACGATTAAAAATAGAACACTAGTTAAAAAAACGAGAAGACTTAAATAAAATGTAGTGAAGATATACTATAGTTTATTTACAATCTAGAATGAACTCGATTATTTCCATTGTGAATAACATCAATTGTATGTTTAACGTTATTTTTTATCATTGGAATAACAGATTGATTTAATGTTGATGCGATTGATTGTTGTAAATATTGTGTAATTGATGTTGTTAATGCTAAGAATATTCCTGCTGCAAATACAATTTGTCTGTCAAATTCGGTAAATGAAATTTTAACAAATGGATTAAAACGGACGATTAAAAATAGACTAACATATAGTTTTAGTAAAACATTTAAAGTAGTTAAATACTCAGGTGCTTTGGTGTAAATGCTTAAAATAGACAATGTATATAATACATATGATGTGTATAATACTATTTTGTATATTTTTTGTTGAAAAACAGAAACCATTATATCAAATATATATATTATTTAATATTTATATTTGAGAAATTTTCAAAATTATACGTTTACATTGTTGCATGATTTATAAATGTTTAACGTTCTCGCGCTTGCATCATTTGCATTAATAAATTTTGGCATCCAAAAATAAGGGATCAGTTTTTCGCAATAAGGATAGCATTCATCAAATATAGAACGATAATATTTTTGTTCTGTAGTCGTTGGACACAAATGTGCGTCATTGGAATATGATCTTAAATTATACTCAATATTATTTACCTTCTCAGTGATAATCTCATACCATGAACGGGAATGTGCACTAACGCCATCACTAAATGCCTCTTTTGTTCTCCATAACACTTCCTTTGGCAAAAGTGTTGGATCAAATTGTTCAATCGAACGACGAAGCAACCATTTTTCAGGTTTGCCAGGAGTATAACGATATTTTAAAGGCAAAGACAAATATGTTTGCACAAAACCGCGGTCTAAAAATGGTGTTCTTGGCTCAAGACCATTTGATGAAATTGATTTATCAGAACGCAACACATCGAACAAATAAATGTCAGTTAATAAACGTTTAATTTCTTTGTCAAATGATAAAGCATCTGGCGCGTGATGAAAATATAAATACCCGCCAGTTAATTCATCGCTTCCGTCTCCATTAAATATAACTTTAGCATTGCTTTTTTCAGAAATATATTTTGCCACTAAATAATTCCCGACACTAGCTCTAACAGTAGTTGTATCATAACTTTCAATCATTTTAATTACATGTGGAATTGCATCAAAAAAATCGTCTTCTTGAATAATAATTTCAGTATGATTAGAACCGATGTGATCCGCTACCATGCGAGCATATTTAAAATCTTCCCCTCCAGGCATTCCAATAGAAAATGTTTCCAATTGTCTCGAATAATTTTTAGCGACTAGAGCAGCAACGAGACTACTGTCTAATCCTCCTGACAATAAACATGCGACTGGTCGGTCTGTAGTTCCCACTACACGTTTTTGCACTGCATTTGAAAAACTATCATATACTGTTTTAAATACATTTATCGTTTCTGGACTATTTTCATCAAACTCCATAATATATTTACATTCTGCATTATTAATGTGCGGTGTAATGTGACTTACAAATGGAAATTCAGTATAACGCTTGCAATATATATCAAATGAATATGATGCATTAATCATATTTGGCTTGCATAGTTTTGAATAAGTTCCTGGAGGATACTGAATAATATTAAATTCACTAAAATTATTGGCATTTTCATTGGTAGCTTGTTGCAAATAGAATGTATCATTATGCTTCATTTCAACATATGCTAGTTTTTTATTTGATTTAGTCAAGAAACCACTTAATGATTTTAATTCACTTGCAAATCCAATTATATTATCAATTGTTAATTCAAAATCATTTTTATTTAATTTATTTTCATAATTATGAGTATCATTCATTTTTGTAGAATATAAATATAGAGGTCTTACACCATGCGGATCCCTAGCAACATATATAACAGGTTCTTCATTTATATTTGATTCATCCATAAGAATAAACGAAAAATATCCATCCAATAACGTAAGCATATATTCTATTCCAAAACGTTTGTATAAATGGATGATAATTTCACAGTCAGAATTTGTTTCAGGTGTCACATTAATCAATGAATATAGTTCTTTATAATTGTAAATCTCTCCATTGCAAATTAAAGTAACATTATCAATGCACAATGGTTGATTTGAAATAGAATTTAATCCATTAATTGCCAAACGATGAAATCCAAAATACACATTATATCCCATTCGCTTATATTCAGTGTCTTCTGGACCTCTTTCTTTTCCTAACATAAAACAGTTATTCACAATATTTGCATTAAATGTGCTTCTGTTATTTATCAAAGCAAAAATTCCACACATATTTTATTAATATAAATATCAATTTAATCTTTAGGTATTTTGAATATAATATTATGTTATAATATATTAAATGAACACTTATATGCATACATTTAATGAAACAGACAACATTAAACAAGGTCATTGTCAAGAATTATATTATCGAGAAGATGAGAGAGTAGAAGCGAACAAAAAATTATTAGAACGCAATTTACCATCAGGTTTTATGGAAACCTCATTCAGTATGCGCCCAGTATCTACAAAATATGCAACAATGCCTATTTTTGACCAACGTGCGCAAAGTGATGTAAATATTACAACCGGACCATTTTTTAATGTCGGCAAAACATTCAACCCAGGAAATGCTCAAGGTCCATGGTCAGGATTTGCATCAAATGTCGATGTTGAAACCGTTCTAAGAAATCAAGCATTTGCACTTCAAAAAGGCGATCAAGCGACATATGTTCCTGAGAGCCATAGTGATTTATATGTGAATACCATTAAAGAAGAGAATGATATAAAGCACCAACCGTTTCCAGGTTTATTTGATGAACAAAGATTTTCTCAATTTAACCCCAATAATTTTGATTTAGGGCAAAACGTATTTAACAATTACACTAGACAGCAACTTAAAAACTTTGACGAAAAATAAGTACAAATTACAATGTATTAAATTTAAGAAGCATAATTATTTTAAATTTAATGTATAATATGACAACTTTACAACCTAGTAATATTGATTTAATTACCCTTGAATGTTTAGTTAATCCTGATGTATATGAAAAATTTATTAATAAAACAATAGGACCTCCTGACCGCACATTAGTCAGTAAAACCGAACGCAAATTTTATCGCAAACGCATCTTAAATGCAACTAAACAAATGCTTAAAAATGATTTTAATGGGATAAATGAACATGTAAAAGAAGGATTTATTCACTATATGATGACGTTAATTACTTATTTTAAATATTTAGATACACATGAAATATTGCAGAATGACTATAAAGACATGAACGCATCAAATTTACAAATAAATGAACACAATGATAATATTGACGATGACTTTGGTTTAGATGATGATGACAATGTCAATGAAGATATTTCAATAAATAAAACAAATGAAATGTTATACAATGCTCCTCAACATAACAAAAAAATAACATTAGACAATTTTGTTATAACAAAAAAACAAAAAACAAACCAGGCTAAATTTTATCCACACAAGAAAGAAGTTGATTTAACAAATCCGGAATTAAAAAACAAAGGATTAAAAAACGAGAAAAACGATAAAAAAATTAAAAAGGATAAAAATGATAAAAAAGAAAATACTATTAATTAGTATAGTGATATTAGATAATATGTCAAAACACGGAAAAAATATAAAACTTAATGAAGTTCCGCATACGCCTACTCTCAATAAATCTCGTCCAAAAACTATTAAAAACAACCATGGACAAATTAAAATGGAATTAGTTGAAGAATATACTCCAAATGGAATTAATAAAACGCGCAAATTTCGCCCAGTTAAATGTAGCCCAAAACAATCGAATGAATTAAATAATTTTACATGTTATACTGACGAATCATTAATTAAATTAAGAGACTATTGGAACTCAAGACATCCAGACCATTTAATTACATCAAATAATAGTAGAGACATTTGGACACATTTGAAAAAATACATGGACAAGGTATGTGATACAGAGTCTTGTTGGTTAAGACAGAAATTTATTATCAACAATTTAGACAATGAGTTATTAAATTATACATTCTCTCCAAAGCAACCATCTTCATGGAAATCAAATAAAAATACATGGCTAACTAGTATTGAAATTGAACAATTAATGAAACAATATGAACATGCATTTCCATGTTTTGCATTTATAGGTCCATCTCCTATTGATTTTGATTCTAAAAAATTATACGACGAATGTGTCTGGGAAGAATTATGTAAATTTGATTTGAAGGAATATTTAAAACGTGGCAAAACAAAGATAGGCATAATCTTTAACACGGATCCACATTACAAAGATGGTTCGCATTGGATTGCAATGTATATTGACATTCGAAAGAAATTTATATTTTATTTCGATAGCAATGGAAATGTTGCACCAAATGAAATTAAAGAATTACAATCTAGAATAAAGGATCAAGGCTCAGCGATTGGAATTAATTTTACAGTTGATGAAAATGCTCCATTAGAACACCAAAAAGGAAATTCTGAATGTGGAATGTATTCTATGCATTTTATAATCCAGTTGTTAACCGACAATAAGACAATTGATTATTTTAAAACACACCGAATTCCAGACGGTGAAATGGAGAAATTGAGGAATGAATATTTTAATAGTGACTTATAGGTTTGTAAACAATATAAATAATTATTATTTATTATATATATTGTAACTACATTATAGTAAATGAGCGAATTTAAAACTAAAGAAAATAAAGGTTTTATATGGGATTTTTTAAATGAGCAAAAATTATTTGATGGTATCTCTCCATCTTATCAAAAAGATATTCAATTAAGTTTTGAACAAATGATCGAGAATGTTGACATTCAATATACTTCAAAGGGGTTGATTGATAAAAATAAAGAAGTTATACGTCTTATGGTCGGGCAATTAGAATTATATAAAAAACAAACTCAGGCACAATTGCAGTCACAACAACAGCCACGATCAAAAACTACAAACAATCAACAACAGAATGACCCAATAATATATAAGGCAGAAGACATCCATCAAGACCGTCAAAGTAAAATGGATATTGCGTTTAAACAAAAACAAAATGAATTTAATTCGTTTAAAATGAAGTCACCACAAGATATTAGTTTTGCTGATAAAAAAGATGAACCTATTGGTGATGATATGGATAATTTAATAGCAAAGACTATTGCGATGAGAGAAAAACAATTAAACCAGTTGCTAGAAACTCAAAACCCAGACCAATTAAATCGTGCAGCAAAATGGATAGACAATGGCAATAATGGAAATAATGTGAATGCATCAGGAAAAGTAATTAATTTAAAAATTGGAGGAGATACAGAACTAAATGATAAAATAGTAACACTTCCTTCAAGCATTCAAAATGGTTCTACCAGAGCAAGTCCTATCAGTTCTAATAGTCGTGACAAAAAAGTTTCATTTAATGATGCAGATAATATTGTATACCATGATTTATCCCATACAGATGCCATTGTGGAACAAAAACCAGATAATATAGAATTAAATTTTTTAAATCGTCTCAAACGCACAACACCTGAACCTCAAATGAATAAAAATGATATAGATGAGTTAAAAATAAAAATAGATAAGGTATTATTTAACCAGGAAGAAATCATGAAGTTTCTACAAAAAATGCAATAATCTGTGGACTGATGTGTGTAATTTCTTTAAGCCGGTTTAAAATAAATATATTTATACGACTTCCAATGTTTCTAATAATTTGAAGATTTTTTCTATGTTTGAATTGATGTTGCTAATTTGTTCCTTAATGTGATTTATATCATTTGCAACAGTTATAGTGCGAATGTCTTCTTCTTTTTGAATATTATTCTGTGTTTTCTGAACTATATCCATGATTTGATCTTCATTTATGTTTGAAGGTTTGTTGATAATTTCATTGATTGGATTATTAACAAACATTTTATAAGCAATTTCTTTCATAACTCGTTTATGTGGAGTTGAAAGTTTTTCTTTTTTATCTATTTTTTGTGCTAATTCTTCAAGCAATTGCATTTCATCGTCATCCGTTAATTTAGTTCCATTGTAGTTATTGTTTGATTTCATAAGTTTGTAAATAATGTTTCCCATTGCGTTTAATTTATATTGATAATGCGTTATAAATTAAATGATATTCTTTTCAATTTTATATTTTTTGTATTTTATACTTCTTCTTTCCAGTTTCTTGGTCAACAAATACTTGTAAACGTCCAACAGGGACAATAACTCCGCGCTTAAAATTTTCTAACTCATACAATTCATTTGTCAATTTATTAAGGGCATATGAAATACCATTGGGTAAGGTTATCTCTTTTGCAGCAATTTTCACATTCTTTTTATTGCCTTTAGCTTCAATGTCTTGTTCTTCTTCTGTAATAGCTGGGACATATGCAAATTTATCTGGGTTTGATGTTCCAAAACTAAAGCATTGTAAGTTCTCATTGTCTGATCCCGCTTGCAATACGCAGTCAATTGATGTTTCTTTAATCGATTTTAATATTTGTTTACTAATATTTTCTTTAATTGTTGCAATTTCGTATAATGCTTCGTCACTTGTTAGTGGTGTTTCGCGGTCAACCTTACTAACGTCTTTCAATCGCAATTCGCGCGAACCATCGCTTGTTATTTGTTTATTTGTAAATGTCATAATATATAAAAATACCTTGACGTTTTGCAATTCAACTGGCAAATTAGTATGACTACAAATGCGGACTGCACGACCAATGACTTGTTCTAAACGGACTGGATGCCAGTATGGCTCTGTTAAATGAACATATCTAATATTTTTCAAGTCAATTCCTTCTGCTCCAGATGCTGTAATCATAAGTGTTTTTATAATCTCTCCACGATAATTGTTTGGGTTCATTTGCTTGATTTCATTTGCAATAGTTGTAGGTATGTCTTTCCAATCGCTATTAACAATATTACGAATTATTTCCTTTTCTTCAACCGTTTCTGTTCCGGTATATAATGCGAATTTTGGTTTATCCATGTCTTCAGGCGCAATGTCAAGTACCCATTGATTTAATTGATTTTTTCGTATCTTAAACTGAGCAAATCCATTTGCCTTTAATACTAAACTGATAATGCCGATGCCTTCTAGGGTTCTAAACTGTGAATAAATAAGATGAATGCCAATATGTTCTGGGTCTAATATATTTTCAAGAATGTGTAAAAATTTAGGACTATATGTTTCAAGTCCATCTTTTGATAAATAGGTATCACGACGTTCCCACAATTGGTCAAGCGCTGAATGAATACGTTGATCATATGTTGCATCAACACCAGCCGGTTTAACATCCGCTTCATCTGCCTCATAACGCCCATCAATGTTATCGATTTTTTCTTGCGCATTTGCTGCATCAATATCATCTTCATCTTCAATTGTTTGTATAGCAGCAAGAATTGACTCGTTTTCCTTTGGCATTGGTCGAGCTATTTGAGGAGAAGGGAAAACGAAGTTACAGAAAGCTCTTGAAAAAATGCGGTATGTTGACATTGATTCTTCATACACGTCATCATTCTTCTTTTTCTTTTTGCGCTTAGCATTTGTTTCCTCCAATGAACGCTCATCAGAACGCGCCTCTTCATATGTATTAAACTGTGTGTCACTCATCGGAATTTTAATGACTTCAAAATCAGTGGTTTTACTATATCTAGGGAGCAATTCTTCAATGCTACGGAAATATGATGTTAGTCCTAATATGCGACGTTTGAACATATCAATATTTTTCATACTATTATCTTTAAGATCAATGAAATAGTTTTGAAAATCTTCTAATTTATCTGGAAGAGCTTTAAATCTCTCAACTTGGATGCCATTTGGCGCAACAGTAATATTTTCTTTCTTAAGTGTTGAAGTAATAATCTTAACAAAATCGTCATCGCTAACTTGACCATTTTCATTAAGAGAAACACCTTCATATTTGTCATTTTTAACGCGACCAATAAATCCATAAGGATTTCGATTTACTATTAAAGTTGTAGATGTCGCACGATATTCAATATAATCTAGTAATTTCTTTGTCGATGATTTAGATTGAAATAGCTCTTTTAATGTTTCTTGTGAAATCTTTCTATCAGAACTTACATTTAGTTTAAAATACCATGTTTTAATAAGTCCTCGAATCATATTATAGGCAATCGCTATTTCATTTGGATAGTTGATCATTGGCGTTCCTGACAATAAAACAATCTTGGCGTTATCTGCATCCATTATGTATTGATATAATTTCATTGAAATACTTGGTTCCGATTTAGAACTGCCTCTTGATATTTTATTTACAATGCGACTGACAAAATTATGAACTTCATCAATAATAACAACTGTGTTATCGAAAGGATTTTTAGTATTTCCTTCTGTAAGCTCATCTAAATGTCTTCTACGGATACCATTATAATTAATGAATTTATATTTGGAACGTATCATTTTATTTAATTGATTGTCAAGACTTTCCTTTTCTGTAGTAGTTAAATTGTCATAGTTTGATTTCTTTTTAATATTGACTAACCATGCGCCTTTCTGTTTTTCAATATAATCAATTGGTAATGATAATGTATAAGATAATGTATTAGTTAATTCTGGATTGTTAGCAGTGCTTATGAATTCCCAGTACTGTTTCTTTTTATATATATCATCACCGCATTTTTTTAGTGATTCAATATAGTTTGTCCTTAATGATGCAGGGGTCATTACAATAATTTGTTTATCTGATTTAATTCCTTCTGCAATTGCAATAGATGAACATGTCTTTCCTGAACCTAATCCATGATACAACAATAATCCTCTGTATGGTGTATATAAATTAATATAATCACGTACGATATTTTGATGTGTTAAAAGTTCGAATTTTCCGTCATCTTTTCTCTCACATGAAAATGATTTTTTGTCCTTTTGGTATTCATTTTTATAAGTGTCAAATAGTGATGATATAAAATTAATGAATATTTGGCGGTTATTCATGTAATAATCAGATGCTTGTATTTTAACTTTTGGTTTTACTGCTGGCAATCTCTCATTTAATACTGTATCACCAATTCGAATAAGAGACAATGGCCCTTCTTGGACAATTTCACTCGGTTTTTTTGTTCTGCGTTTCTTTTCTTTTTTCTGGTCTTGTTTTATTTTAGTGTCTAATTTTTCAATTTCGATTTTTTCTGTTTCGAGTTCAGTTAAATCTTCGTCTTCAAATACCAATTTAGGTTTTTGTTTTTTAGTAGATTTAACTGGAATAATTTCGAATTCTTCTTCATCGCCTTTTATTGTTTCATCTTTTCCTTCTTCTTCTTCGATTATAAATTGTAGAGCTTTTCTTGATTTCTTTTTTAAACTCTTTTCTTTTTTAGGAACAGTGACAGAAACAGTTTCTTCTTCTTTTTGTTCTACTACTGGAGAGATATTAATAACAGGTTTTCCTTTTTGTGGAATTATTGTAGTAACACCTTGGTAATTTCTGCTTGATTTAATTTTTTCTAATATTGCTTCTCTATCAATATCAATTGTTCCACGTTTATCAATAATCTGTGTTTTAATAACAACATCTTCTTTTTTTGCAGGAACCGGAATAACAACTTCAACTGCTTCTATTTTTTTAGGTATAGGTTTAACTTTTAATTTGGCTAAAAGAGCAGATGACATATATATAATTTTATGACATAAAAAAGTTTTATGTTCTTATATAATATTTAAGTATTTGAGAATGCATTCCGCAAATACTTAAAATAAATTAATGGTTTATAACTCATCAAATTTAGACAATAAATTAGAACTAACCTCAGTTAATCCATGTTTTCTTAGATGTGATTTATTAGTCATATCACTTAACCCAAAACGTCCAGTTTCGAGAAACTCATTTGGAGAATCCATTGACGTTGTTGGTGATGGATAACGTTCCCCTGTTGACAATGCAGCGGTTGATGGTGTAACCATAATAGTTGGGGAACGAGGACTTGAAAAACCCCTGCGGGGTGTAGTATTTCGTCGTGTAGATGGAGAACGCATTTTACGCATCGCAGATTTAGAATAAACAACTTCATGCACATTTGGATCAAATTTAGGCGCAGATTGAATGCTATGTTTTCTCTCGAATGTATCATCTTTTACATTTTCTGCATATGATTCTGCTAATTTTTTACCAGTAAGACGAACTCCTCTAGACAACGCGCTTAGCATTCCTCCGTGTCTATATCTTCTGGAACGTCTTAATTGTTGTGTTTTTTTATGCGATAAACGTGCATGACGTTTTTTAGTATTTGATTTTTTATAAGCCATATAAATAATTTATATATTTTATTTTTTTCATTCAAAAATTATCATTAATATTTATGCAATTATTGCTGTTCAATTAATGCAATTGCTTCTTGACACGCAGACTGTTCTGCTTTCTTTTTAATTTTATGGAGTGATTTTGCAAGAAAAATAAATGCAAACCCATTTGTAGCATAGTATTCTTGAATGTTTTGAAAACTATTAAAATGTGTATAATTAATTGCTTCTTCCGGCTTGAATTCATAAATCTGTTTTCCTAGACAGATAAATACCCCCATTTCATATCCATTTTCGGTATGAGATAATTCAATATAATCTGGAGTTGTTTTAAATTCCTTTTGAATTTTCACTTGTAGAATATTTTTATAATTATCGTCATTCTTAATCAGTTCCATCCAATCTACATGTGTCTCAAAAATCTTTTCTACAAATATTTGCGCCATTTGAAATCCAGGTCCAGTAACAAATACATTTGAAAACCATCCTTCTTCATCATTTACAGATATTTTATTAAAATCAAGGAACAATGCACCAATAAATGCCTCAAATAAACAACCTAATTTTTTGAGATTATTTCGAATATTTTTTTCTTCTGCATGTTTCGAAATTATAAACCATTTATTAATGCGCATAGCAAGTGATAATTTACCAATGTGCTCATTTTTTACAAGAGCAATTTTTTTCTCTGTCATAAATCCTTCATCCGCCTTTGGAAAACGACGATATAAATAATATTTAGTAATACATTCAAGAATACCATCTCCAATAAACTCAAGACGTTCGTTTGATTTGGATTTTAATGGTAAACAATCTGCGGGTTGTTCTGCAATAATAATGTTGGCATCCATATTTTCCATTTTAGGTCTTTTTGTATAAGACACATGAACAAAAGCACGTTGATACAATTTTAAATTATTTGGTTTTGCTGAAATTCCATATTTATTGAGAATAAATTGAACATCGCTCAATGTAATCTCTTTGTTGAGAGGATTATAAGGATTAAATATTAAATCTTCTGCGTTCTTATATTTTTCAATGTCAATATCACAATCGTGTTCAGCCATGGTTGTTATTATAATAACCAATTGTTTGTTTAAGCTTATTTCACAAATCTAATAATTAGTATTCAAAAAAATATTAAGTAAATATATAAATGCCAAATATGAATTTAGGAAAAAAGGCGCGTCACTCCGCGTCAATGTCTAATCAAACATCTCACTATGGAATTATGGGAGGAACAGTTTCTCTTACTGGAAAAACATGGGCAGTTCGCAATGCCATTGTCCGAAACGGTGCGTACTGCAATTGCATTCCACCTGCGCCCGCAGCCGGGTTAGATTACATGATTGCTAAGGGAATATTATCTAAGAACCCTCAGTGCTCTGGTGGTGTCGGCAAAGGCACACTCTTCATGTGTTACCGTTAAATATAATAATTAGAACATTATACATTATAATTAAATTATCTATATTATAATATATAATATGCCACAGAGAAACGGAAATAGAAGTAATGCAGGACGTTCTGCAGTTGCGCGTAAAGTTTTATTTGGAGGACCAAGCAAAGTTAATGGAATCCAGCCATCTGTTTTTGTTGAAACCATGACAGGACAGGTCATTAAGACAAATTATTTTGGAGGAAATAAAAAGGGAGGTAGTGCACCATCTGCAACTGGATTTAATCGTCCATTTGGTATGAGATCAGTTACTATGCCAGGAAAGGCATTCCCATCGTCTAGACCCAATTTCTTATTTAAGTTTTTAACAAATCCTGGTCCTGCACCATTTGGTCATGCTCCCCATGCTTAAATGCAATATTGATGCTTTTAATTTATTGATAATATGCTTAAATACATTTTATCAATGTTTATAATAATTTTACCTACACTACAAGATAAAATGAAAATTAAATTAGATATGCGTGAACCAGCTCTATATGAACAATTAAATAAAATAACTAGTAGCGACATCAATAAAGAACAAATAGAACTGATTAGTGAAAATTTACATTTAGGAGATGTAGTTTTAACTGACGTTGATTCAAACAATAATGAAGTTATTTTGGTTATTATTGAGAGAAAGTCATTAAGCGACTTGGCAATGAGCATCAGAGATGGAAGATATAATGAGCAATCGTTTCGTTTAAATAACTATCCTCTTCCAAATCATAATATTATTTATTTAATTGAAGGTCAAGCAAGTGATTATAATAATAAATATATGAGCAAATCTATAAAATACAATACTCTTATCTCAGCAATGGCATCTATTCAATATTTTAAAGGGTTCTCTCTTTATAGAACGAATACTGTAAAAGAAACAGCTGAGTATATTTTTCATTATGCAGATAAGATTTCGAGAGAGAAATCATCAGGCAAAATACCTTATTATAATAACAATATTACTATTACTAATACAGATGCAACCCATAGCGCAGCAACAGTGAATGCATCGGATAATACAGAACCGGATGAAAAACAGAGCTCGATTGATTATTGTAAAGTAGTCAAGAAGTCAAAGAAGAATGAAAACATTACAGTCAGTAATATTGGAGAGATTATGTTAATGCAAATCCCTGGAATTAGTAGTCAAAGTTCAATCTCAATTATGAATAAATTTAAAACTATTAAATCTCTCGTGAATTGTCTTGAAAATGATAAAACATGTTTGGATGACATATGTCTTGATACTAAAACATCTACTGGAAAATCACGCAGATTAACTAAAAGTTCTATTAATAATATATTTAAGTTTATGCTTCAAACTGACAACGATATACAGATTTCTACATAAAATTTTTGGTATATTATTATATATAAATGTCAATTGAAATAGAGAATATACCATTCTATAAATATTTAGGTTTATCGATTTTAATAATAATTAGTGTCTTGTTAATTAGAAAATTTTACACAATTAAATTTACAATGTTTGAAGGACTAGAAAATCAACAGCCGACTGCAACAAATAATATAGTTATCAAACCTACATATACCATGTCTGATAGTTTAAAGAAACAAGTGGAACTATTTACCAATCAGAATAATATGTTTAAAGATTTATTTAGTATTGAAAAATATAAAACGGAACATGAAAATTTATTAATAGCATTAGAAGAAAAGATGAATATTATGCTTTATGGGAACATTTTAGAGATAGCAGATGGATTTGAAAGAGGAAAGGACATTGATAAAAAAATTCAATATGCAAATGATCTAAAAACATTTATTGATACATTAAATACTAGCATGAAATATCTTAATAGACAAAAATAAATCATATTTGATTGATTATCCTTTGTAAGTTAATCTATCAAAATTATACAAATTATAGTTTATATACTTCTCTATCGGCATAATGACCATTATCAATTAATTCTTGTGTAAAATTTGCACCTCCCCAGTTTGTGTCCATAGGATTTGGGCTTGTTCCGCCAACATTTTCATTAAATATTTTATCTAATGGCGTATTCATTCCAATATATTGATTGGTTGGATCAAAACCAGGAAAACTATTTGAATTAAAAGGAGAATAATTGCGACTTGCATCAATTAAAAGTGTATCTGGGTTGTTTTGATATTTAGTATTATTCGGCTGTGTGTCTCCTATAATTTCTGTATATTTTTTTGCATTATTCGCATATATTTGATTTTGTGTTAAGTGATTATAATTTGGAGGATTATTTGTTGCATCTCTCAATCGTTCATGAGGCAACCCTCCTTGCAAATCAATTGGACTAGGTCTAGAAACAAATGATGTATTGCCTTGCGCATCTAATGTTTTTTGTAAAAATAATACAGGGCAACGTATTCCTTGAGAGCGCTGCCATTCTAAAAACTCAGTATATTCTTCTAAACTACCAAAACGCAATGGATTTACTCCAGGAACCTTAGCAACAGAAGAGTTATATAAATAAAATTCATTTCCAAACTGAATGAGTGTATTTGGGCATGTTTTAGGAACCATATTATCAAAACCATCTTTTTTAGTTTTTGATTTGCTTGCCATAAATGTTAAACCTTGTATAATTATAATAATAACTATTAAAAATGCAAATATATTCATTTATATACTATAAAAATAAAAATTAATATTTTAATTATGTATAATGAGAATTATTCACATTAATGAAAGCAATGAAACCGGATTGCGTAAAAATGAAACGGTTTCGGATACATTAAAAACCACTCCATGTTTAATAAAATTTTATAGTCCAACATGCCCCCATTGTATTGCGATGACTGAAGCATGGAAAGAGTTAGAAGATGATCTTGAGCGTTCGCATGCAGATATGGATGTTGCGTGTATCAACGTTCATGCAGATAGAATTAAAGACATTGATAATAGTGCAATTACAAATAGGATTAAAGGATTTCCTACAATTCTATCGGTTAAAGGTCTCATTATTAAAGAATATCAAGGAGATAGAGGCAAGGATGATATGCTAAAATTTTTATTGAACAATTTAAGCAACACATCAAAATCACATGGAAAACATCATATTCAATCAGGGGGTGGAGTTAAGTCAAAAAAACGTAGACACACAAAACGACATGGAAAATCAAGAAAACATAGACAAACACGTTCAAGAAAAAATAAAAAAAGTGGTTCTAAGAGAAGAAAACATTAAATAATAAACACCAATAACAATTTATATTTTTATTGTTATTGTTATTGTTATTGATTTTTATATTATACAACCTAAATGATAAATAATTTATCGCATACACATTGTGTAGAGTAAGCGGTTGTTGAAGTACAACAAGAAGGGTCCTAATAATAAAACAATAGATGTGACAGGGTTAGCCTTGCCCTTGAGGACTAGGAAAACGGAGTTACCTAAAGCTAAAACGAAAAGGAAGAACGCAATTACTGTTAACCAGTAGAAATAAGCGCAGTATTCCTTGCCTAATGGGGAGAAGTAAGAATCTAAGTCAAATGATTGCATTATATTCTATGTAAATATAAAAAAACTTATATAGAATACATTTATTATTCAATTGGTAAATATATTCATAAATATTTCTAAATATATATTCGATTTCAATCAAATAATTTAACTTATTTAAATTTTATATTAAATATTTTTTATTTATTGTAATGAACAAAATTGAATTAAACATACAAATAGTAAATTATATTATACAAACCAAACATATTACTCTATTTCACCAATGGATAAATCATTCCGTCTTTTAGAATTTAACGTATATGATGGCCAATCATCTATCCGCAATACTACAGATGATGATTCAAATTATCAAAATGAAGAAGGAGGAAAACGCGATAACAAATCATTTATTGTTCAGATGTTTGGAATTAATGAACAAGGACAAACATGTTCTATATTTGCCGAAGGTTATAAACCATTCTTTTATGTATCTGTTCCTGACAATTGGTCAGTTGACACTAAACTGGATTTTGTAAGCCATATGAGGGATTTATTGGGCGAATTCTATGAAGATTCTATCGTAGATAGTAAATTGGTTAAACGTAAAAAATTATATGGGTTTGATGCAGGTAAATTACATAAATTTATTAAACTTGAATTTAAAAATGAAAAAGCAATGAAAAAAGCAGTAAATATTTGGTATGATATTGATACAAAAAATGGAGGGTACAATAAAAAACTTAAAAAAGGGGGGTATTATTATAATGGTGACTTTTTGGAACTATATGAATCAAATATTCCACCACTATTGCGATTATTTCATATTAAAGACATTAGTCCATCTGGATGGGTAGCGATACCATTATCACTTGCAAAAATGAACAGAAATAAAATCACTAGTTGTCATTATGAATTCACAATTAAATATAGCGATATTATACCTTTGCCGAACAAAGAAACGATTGTTCCATATAAAATTGCTAGTTTTGATATTGAAGCCAGTAGTAGTCATGGTGATTTTCCTTTGCCAAAGAAGAATTACAAAAAACTCGCACAAAATATTATCGAAATATACAAAGATTATGAATGCAATGAAGATTTTCTGGAAGAAGTCATTCTAACTGCATTTGGTTATTCAGATCTTGAAGATGTTGACCGTGTATTTCCTAAGGAAGCAACGACTAAATCTCAAATTGAAAATTTATTTACCAAATGGATAAAAATGTGCCCTGGAAATGTAAAATGCGATATTGAATTAGATGATGATAAAGATGATAATAATAACGACAATGAAGAAGATAATGAAGATGACAACGATAATGGAACAACTATTGAAGAAGGACACAATGAAAATGGAAATGAGGTTGTAGAAGCTAGTACATTTGGATTTATGTGGAATAAAAAGAAGAAAATTAATGAATACAAGAATAAAAAAGCATCAATTGTGAATATGTTAAATGACGACGATTGTGAGCGTGATACTAAGATTTTAGAATTAACTAAAACGTTGTCAAAAGCGTTTCCACCATTAAAAGGTGATGAAGTTACATTTATTGGAACAACATTCTTAAATTATGGTCAAGATAAACCATATCTAAATAATTGTCTGGTTGTCGGTACATGTGATCCAATTGAAAATGCAGAAATTCAAACATTTACCGATGAAAAGTCACTTTTGCTTGGTTGGACTGAATTAATTAAACGTGAAAATCCTGATGTTATTATTGGGTATAATATCTTTGGTTTTGATTACGAGTTCATGTTTAAACGAGCTGAGGAAACAAAATGCATTAATCGTTTCTTAAAATTATCTAGAAATGTAAATGAGGATTGTTGTCCTGCAAATTGGCAGACAAATCAGCGAACACTAGATGGAAACATGATTGTATTAGCAAGTGGTCAATATGACCTAAAATTTATTAAAATGAATGGACGATTGCAAATTGATCTATATAATTATTTTAGACGCGATTATAATTTAACATCATACAAATTAGATTATGTTGCGGGGTATTTTATTGGTGATGTGGTAAAGAAATTAGAACACACAGAAGATGGAAACACTAAAATTTATTCTAAAAATCTGACTGGACTAGAAGAAAATACGTATATTAATTTTGAAGAAAATTCACATACATCAGAACATTATAAGGATGGACAAAAATTCGAAGTTATTGAAATTAATCGTTCTGAAGGATCATTTATTATTAAAGGAATTGAGAACCCAAATATGCAGAAGGTTGTTAAATGGGGAATGGCTAAGGATGATGTTACACCACAAGATATTTTTAGAATGACAAATGAAGGACCTGCTGAACGCGCAATTATTGCGAAATACTGTATTCAAGATTGCAACTTAGTCCATCATTTAATGAGAAAAATTGATGTAATTACCGGATACGTTGAAATGGCAAAATTATGCAGTGTTCCATTAAATTTCTTAGTGCAACGCGGACAAGGCATCAAACTAACTAGTTATGTTGCTAAAAAATGTCGCGAAAAAAATACGCTGTTGCCTGTAATTGAAAAAAATATGGATGATGGAGGCTATGAAGGCGCTATTGTGTTGCCGCCAAAATGTGGTTTATATCTTGATAATCCAGTTGCATGTGTCGATTTTGGTTCTCTATATCCGTCATCAATGATTAGCGAAAATATTTCACATGATACCAAAGTATGGACAAAAGAATTTGACTTGACTGGAAAATTACTTAAGGTAACTGGTTATAGAGACGCTAGTGGAAGTTTCATGTATGATAATATGGATGGTTATGAATATGTTGATGTAACATATGATACATATAGTTATATTAGGAAAAATCCAACATCAGCTGCTCAAAAAGTAAAAACAGGATATAAAATTTGCCGTTTTACTCAACCAAAAAATGGACAACGCGGGGTTATGCCAGCAATTTTAGAAGAACTTTTGGCTGCCAGAAAAGCAACCCGAAAGCAAGCTGAAAAAGAAACAGATGAATTTATGCAAAATGTATTGGACAAACGTCAATTAAGCATTAAGGTCACTGCAAATTCGTTATATGGTCAATGTGGCGCTAGAACAAGTACGTTTTATGAAAAAGATGTTGCAGCATCTACAACTGCAACTGGGCGTAAATTATTGACATATGCAAAACGTGTAATTGAAGAATCGTATTATGATGCAATTGTCCCTACTGAAAATTATGGAAATGTGAAATCATATGCCGAATATATTTATGGTGATACAGATTCCGTATTCTTTACATTTAATCTTGAAGACATGCATGGAAAGAAGATTACTGGGCAAACCGCATTAGAAATAACAATTGAATTAGCTCAACAGGCAGGTGCATTGGCGACGAAATTTCTAAAACATCCGCATGATTTGGAATACGAAAAAACATTTCTGCCTTTCTGTTTATTATCAAAGAAACGTTATGTTGGTATGTTATATGAGTTTAATGCACATAAATGTTACCGTAAATCTATGGGAATTGTATTAAAACGTCGTGATAATGCTCCTATTGTAAAAGATATTTATGGAGGTATTATCGACATTCTGATGAAAGAAAAGAATATTGGTAATGCAAGACAATTTCTAGACCAATATTTACAGAGATTAGTTGATGGAAAGATACCTATCGAAAAATTAATTATCACAAAAGCACTCCGTTCTGGATATAAAAATCCTAATCAAATCGCTCACAAAGTATTGGCAGATAGAATGGGCAAACGTGATCCTGGAAATAAACCTGGTCCTGGTGATCGCATTCCATTTGCATTTATTCAAACAAAGAATGCGAAGGCGCTTCAGGGTGAAAAAATCGAACATCCGCTTTACATTAAAGAAAATAATTTGAAATTGAATTATACATTTTATATTACAAATCAAATTATGAAACCTATTCAACAATTATTTGCTCTAGTCTTAGAAGAATTTCAAGAATTTAAACGCAAGAAGGATAGATTTCAAGATGAATTAAATTGTTTGCAGGAAAATATGGATGATGAAGAAAAATTTAGGAAGAAAGAAACTGATTTACGTAATAAAGAAGTAAAGGCAATTTTATTTGATAAATATCTTAGAAAAGCCGAGAATTTAAAAAACGGAAACCAAGAGATTACGGCATTCCTCAAAAAGAAATAATTAAGTTGAATAAGTTAAAAAGAAATTGACTATCTAATCTAAATGGAAAATACTAATCCAACATCTAATAATATTTTTATTGAATATGCAGATGGAGGGCTTACAGGATTGGCAAATGTAGGAAATACATGTTACCTAAATTCATGTGTTCAAGTATTGTCACATACATATGAATTTAATAATTTTTTAAAAGATGCTTCATATAAATCTAAATTAAAACACAATTGTCCAGACACTCTATTAATCAAAGAATGGGATAATTTGCGCATGCTTATGTGGAGTGAGAATTGCACAATAGCACCAAATGGGTTTGTTCAGGCAATCAAACAAGTTGCTCGTGCAAAGGATGTTCATGTATTTACTGGGAATGACCAGAATGATGTTTCAGAATTTTTATTGTTTTTAATTGATTCGTTTCATACATCATTAAGTAGAGAAGTTGATATGGAAATAAGGGGTCAAGTAAAAAATTCGCTAGACACAATTGCTTTAAAATGTTATGAAATGATGAAAACGATGTATTCCAAAGAATATTCTGAATTATTAGATATATTTTTTGGAATTTCTCTCAATCAAATCAAATCAATTGAGGGTGGTAATGTATTAAATTGTGTTCCTGAACCATACTGCATTGTAGGGTTGTCAATCCCACAAAATATGCAAAACATAAACATATTTAATTGTTTTGACGAATATTGTAAAAAAGAAATAATGGACAATGAAAACGCTTACTTAAATGATAAAACAGGAAAAAAAGAAAATGTTGAAAAGCGTACATTATTTTGGAACTTACCAAAAATTCTTATCATTGAATTGAAACGGTATAATGCATACGGAAAAAAAATAAATAATTTAGTTCAATTTCCTTTAGAAGATGTAGATCTTTCTCCATATGTGGTCGGTTATAATAAACAATCTTATGTGTATGATTTATACGGTGTATTTAATCATTCAGGAGGAACACTTGGCGGACATTATACATCTATAGTAAAAAATGCAAATGGAAAATGGTATGAGTTTAATGATACTATTATAGAAGAAGTTGCACAAGAAAAAGTAATTTCACAAAAATCTTATTGTTTCTTCTATCGTAAAAAAAATAGATAATTATTATATAATGGATGTTCAACTTAATTCTATAACAAATGTTCCAGTAGCAACATTTGATTCGTTTAATAATATGGTAAAAAACCCGGTTGTATTATCTATCGTATTTTTTGTAATAGTTGTTTATTATATATTGTTTGCATCTTTAGGCAGTAGTTCTTCTAATGCAGATTACTCAAGCGAAAAAGGTGGAAGCCTATATGTATTTGAAATTCTTCTTTGGGCAATATTTATATTGCTTATTTTATTAAATGGAATGTATTACTTTTTTAATATTAATGTAATTGCAAGCATAAGAAATTTGTTTGGAGACATTCCGGAAGTGAAAGTATTAGTCGATACTGGTGATCTTAAAGTTCATAAAAATGCACCAATCAAAGACATTAATAAAGAACAAGTATTTCATATACCAAATAATGAATTTACTTATGATGATAGTAAGGCTATATGTAAAGCGTTAAATGCACGTTTGGCGAATTATAATGAAATGGAAGACTCATATAACAATGGCGCTGATTGGTGTAGCTATGGTTGGTCTGAAGGTCAGATGGCTTATTTTCCCACACAAAAAACAAAATGGGATAATTTACAAAAAGTAAAAGGACATGAAAATGATTGCGGCAGACCAGGAATTAATGGAGGATATATATCAAACCCTAAGGTTAAATTTGGTGTTAATTGCTTTGGATATAAACCAAAACTTAACCAAATTAGTTATACAGAAATGATGGAAACACCTATGTATCCAAAAACACAGGAAGAAATCGAATTTGATAAACAGGTTGTCCATTGGAAAACGAAAATACCAGATCTCCTCATTGCACCATTTAATCAAAATAAATGGAGTGTCATATAATTTTATAATCACATATAAATATTTAGATTTATTTAGATGTGATAATCTAGTTTTTATTTCTACGAGTTTTTTTATATTTATTCTCTTTAGCATTGTTAATTCCGGCGTATTTATTTTTACGTGTTGGTTTATGTTTGTTTCGTGTTTCAATTGTTTCATGATTTGATATTTTCATTAATTTATCATATAATGATTCATCCATAACACCATCATCGTCCGGTCTATGAAGAATAGGATATGATGATTTTTTTGTTGTTTGTTGCAATAAAAGTAATCCAGCTGGAACAGCAAAATCTTTTAATAATTCACTCATCATCCCACCGGATTGAACATTTGCTTCTACATTCATTGTTTGCATAGGTGGAACTTGTCCATTTAATAAAATACTATCAAGTGTATATCCGCTACTTTGGAAGTTATTTCCATCGTTATAAAATACTAGATCTTCAGGAGTAATATTATTCATGTCTATATTAAATATTGATAAACTAATTTCTAAATTATTCTTTTTCAAAATATCTTTTGATTTCTTTTACATATTTTACGTCACGTTGTTCTTTAATGTGATTTAATAGTAATTCGACTTGGTCTTTGTTAGTAATGCAATCATTAAGACATTTTTCAATAAATTTTAAAGTAAGAGGAGCAGTTTGTTTTGTATTTACAAATTTCAATTTTCCTCCAGTAATTTTAGCAGTTACATTATCCAAATTATTTGTTTCAACATAAGTTAAAATATTATCACTGATTGAATTCTTTTCTTCGCGCAATTCCTTACTTTTATCAGCAATTAATTTAAGCTGATTGTCAAGAACTACCCACTTTTTAATATTCTCTTCTAAACTCATTTTACTTATAAGGTTATATTGGTTCTAAATATTTTTTACAATTGATTTGATATTTATATCAACTTCTTAAAAAAATATTTAGATATGATTGGTCAATAATCTATTTATGCGACATCACCACCCTTGCGACCACGGTAGTGGCGGCGGGTCTTGCGACCACCCTTGCCCTTGCCACCCTTGCCCTTGCCACCGCGTGTAGCACGACGGCTCTTTGCGGCCATGCGCTGTTGTAAAGTTAATAAACCAAAAGGAAGGACCGCCTGTCCAATGAGACCGGCAAAACCACCCTTGCCACCTCTGCGGGAACCAGCGCCAGTTGAGTCACGACCACCTCTGGAACCAGCGCCAGCACCTGTGCGGCGACCACCTCTGCCACCTCGTCCTTTACCACCGCGACCACGACCGCCGCTCATACCAACATCCGACTCTTCAACGAGATTAACGCTACCGCTAGTATTTAATTCTTCATCTTCAGCACCTCCACCGTACATATGTCTTGGCATTTATATTATTTAGTAAGAAAAAATATATTTATTATTTTAAATTATCAATAATCATTTTATTACGCAACAATAAAACAAATATGCCTAAAATTAATAAAAAACTTATAATAACAAACAACATCGACAAATAAATATATGGGTATATTTCTTGTAAAATCATGTCAATTATTGGTCTTAATAATTCTTTTAATTCTTTTTTAACATCTGGGCGACGAATTATTTCTAAACATTTCTCAACAATCGTATCTTTCATCTATATAATATTGCTACAATAACTAAGCATATATTATACTGCAATGCATAAGAAATTATTTAAATATATTATTATATACACACACGATTAATTGTTATACAAATTGATAAATGCGTGTTATTTTATTGTTATTTTTCTATAAGACTTTTAATGGAGCCAATATTTAAACCAAACAGTGAATTCGATTTTTCTAAACTCTCTTTAGGACAACCTCAACCATTGCAAGGTGGATCATATTATACAAAACTAATTATGGAAGGAAATGATATTTATGTTCAATTTCCAAAATGTAAAACCAAACAGGGATTAATACAAACAGAGAGAAAAATGTATACTGACTTATTGTATGAAACGGATGTAAATGCGCAACTTAGCGAATGGATAGAAAACTTAGAGACTACATGTCAAAAAATAATATACGAAAAACGTAATCTATGGTTTAATGCAGAATTAGACATGAATGACATTGAAACTGCATTTAATAGCATTGGAAAATTTTATAAATCCGGTAAATTTTTATTAATCAGGTCATTTATTCCTACAAATTCAAATATTAAATATAAAACGAATTGTGTTGTTTATGACGAAGATGAAAACATATTAACATTACAAGACATTGACGCAAATAGAGAGATTATTCCATTAATTAAATTAGATGGAATACGCTTTTCTAGTAAAAGTTTTCAAATAGAATTAAATATTAAACAAATAATGATTTTAAAGGAGCAAGAAGAAATCGTAATAAATAAATTTTTAATTAAACGAGGAGACAATGATAATAATATAAAACAAAGTACATCCCTCACATCTAAAGTAGAACCAACTGATGTTGAAAATAAAATTACAAAATCAACAGCAAACATAGTTCAATCAACTACAATAAATATGAAACAAACCACACCAGAACGATCTAGCGAATTATTTGAATATACTATTGATTTAGACGAAAGCGATAATGATGAAACTGTAGACGAAAATGCTACTGAGGACAATGAAGATGAGAGTGAAGGAGATAATGCATCTGAATATGATATGAGTGATAATGATGAAGAAACACTTGAAAGTTTAGAAGATGTAGATGAAATCAAACCATCATCAAAACCAGTGGAAATAGAAACAAAAACCAAATCTTTAGAAATGACCGACACAAAACAATTAAATCAAAATGACACACTTATAAATCGTGATTCAAATAATTATTTGATAAATGATTTAGATGAATATACTATTGATGTAGATGTCGAACTAGACAATAAAGTCGAACAAGAAGATGGGTTAGATGTTGTGGATATTTCGTATGAAACAACAAATGAAAGCATTAAACTAAGAAATCCTAATGAAGTTTATTATGAAATTTATAGAGCGGCAAGAGAAAAGGCAAAACGTGCAAAAAAAATGGCGGTAGAGGCTTATTTAGAAGCCAAAAATATTAAAACAAAATATATGTTAGATGATTTAGACGAAAGCGATGATGATGAAGAAAATTCATAACTGTTTTAAGTGATTTCCAATTTTGATTTAGGATAAATAATTATTATCAAAAAAATATTTTATCATTTATTTTATATAATGAGTTTTCTAAAAGATTTACAGAAATTTATAAGTGTTCATCACATATTAGCTTTAGTTGGTCTTCTTATATTAGGAATTGTTGTTATGCAATATTCTTCACGCAAGGGAACATTCCTTGATACAATGGACGTTAGACATGAACAACAGCCAACAACACAACAACATTATCCAGTGAATGTTGCTGGTTCTGATAGCGAACAGGTATCTGCATCATTCCCAGTTGGTCAGAATGAGACTTATGCTACCGTAGGTGGTGAAAGTTCTGAAACTGGTTACGGATTACCTCCAAGCTGCTCGCGCCAACCCGTCGTTAAACCTGAAGAATTATTACCCCGTGATGAGAATAGCCAATGGGCACAGCTCAATCCCCGTGGAAGTGGTGACTTAAATAATGTTAATTTATTACAGGCAGGCTATTTGACCGGAATTAACACTGTTGGAAGCTCATTAAGAAACGCTAACTTACAGTTGCGTTCTGAACCACCTAACCCCCAAGTCGCAGTCAGCCCATGGATGAACTCTACAATTGAACCCGATTTAATGCGTGTTCCTTTAGAACTCGGTTCAGGTGCTCAATAAATATTTTAAAATAATATTTTATACTTTATAACGAGTAAATATATAATGACATATTATATCTGTATTATATAATATAACATGTCAAATAAAACATCAGGCACTCAATTAAAAAATGCCGATTTAGAAAAACTAAAATTATTTGATACCATTCATGATTTTTGGAAAGGCGAGAGAAATACTAGCAGTTCTGACACAAAATTTACAGAACAAATAAGAAATAAAATTATCGACGCATTTGCAGAGTTTAATCCAGAAATTAAAAAACGAGTAAAATCTTCAGGAGATGTTAATGCTAGAATGAAACAAGCATTAGATGTATTAAGTAATTCATTAGTTACAACAAGTCTAATTGAAGAACAAGGTAAAAAATTTATGGAAACAAATACAGAATTTAAATCTATTTTATCAGCAGACAAAGAAGAACAATTAACATATGAAGACATTGTAACTGCATTTGAAAAATGGGACGGAACTAATACAAAACCTCAATTATGGCATTTGTATTCAGCATCCGGAAAATCAGCAAGTTGTGCTATTTTAAAACTTAAAAATGGAAAAGGACAAAAAACAATCGACGACCTAAATAAGAGTAAGAAATTTTATATTTTAGCAGATTTTCTAGTTAATTATTATTTCCCAGAATTATCAATTGCATCAATACTTAAAACAAGCAAAAAACCATTTGAAGAACAACGAACGCGAAGCATATATTTCACATTTGATGCTGGTGGAGGTGATGTAAAAAAAATTTTTAGCGAAGACCGTTCTGCAAAACAAATTATTACACCCGCAAATATTGCAGATTCAGCAGGAACAAAAACAGATGATAAAGGCATCAAATCACACGCATATACTTTAAAAAATAGGAAAAAATACGTATTTCCATATACAAATGACGCAAAAAAATCAGACTATATATTTAATAGCAATTTATATACGCAGGATGACATTACAATGAAATTTGCAGACAATGGATACAGTGATAAAAATGTGTTTGGATTTCACATGGATCTTATCACATCAAATAATAAAATAACCAAAATTGAATTTAATGAAAAAAAAAAACAAGGACCTAGTGTTAATTATTTAATTGATTTAACATTTAATAAAAATGCTATACCAGAAGGCAATGTTATTCATTTAAACTCATTATATAATGATAAAACAATATCTGGATACATAGACAAGGGATTGTTATTTGACTTTAAACGTGCAGGGGATCATGAACAGGCAAATTCAGCAAAATACCTGACATCTATAGATGAATACAAATACACTATTTTTTCAACAATCGATATTCTCTGTTGCGTATATGCAAGAACACAGCAACAAAATTCTATACTTGTTAATAATGTGTTATCAGAACTTACATTATATCGTTTTCAAGATAAAAGCGGAATGACTGAAAAACAAATAGAATTGCAAAATTTAAAGTATCAAACAATGGATGTTATTGATAAATTAAGTATTTTTGAATTATTTATAAATGGTAATTTAGAAGCGTCACGTTTGAAGTTATACAATAAAATTACTCAGTTTTTAAATAATGGAGCGTTCTTAAATGACGCGAATGATAAACTTCACAAGTATGATATGATTGTAACATTGCTTATTAAAATTAAATTGTATAATTTATTAACATTAATATCAAATTTAAGATTGGACAATGACGCAATTAATAATGCAATTGATGATATTTTAAAACAATCACCTGATGTCAATAAAATTATAGGTGAATTATTTGTTCAAACAAAACAAAATTCAAAACAAAATACAAATATTATTGGAAAAATTTATTCCATATTCAAATCCATAAAACAAATAGGAAGCATAGATGACATTAAACGCATTGTATCCGGCGGTCAGCAAACAGAACAAACAGCTTTAAAACGTGAGTTGGCATTTATAGTTAGTGGTCCAATTTTTACAAAAATAATAGAATATTTAAAACAGTATGTTATCTCTCCTAACGAACAAGAATATGAAAATGTTAAAGCAATTGTATCATCTTATTCAAAATTGATTTCAAAACACGCAGAATTATTTAAAAATATTAATCGTAATTTTAATATACTTAATAGCGATTGTCTTAACATTGCAACGGTGAATGATTTATTAAATTTTGATAATGATTTTACAATATGGGCAGATAAACCCAAAAATATGTCAGATGGTGAAGAGTTTTTTACAGTGTATGATGACAATACATTTATGCAATTTAATAAAAATTGTCAAGAATCGTCACCATTAAAATTATATTCAAGAAATATAATTATACCTCTAATGAAAGTATTTGTAAGCATTGAAACAAGACTTAAATTTAACCGTGAATTTAGGTCAGCGTCAGGAAAGGGGTCTATAAATCCTAATGCTACACAATTTTACAATCAATTAAAAACATTAAATTATGACGCGATTATTGATAATTTTATTGGACAGTCATTTCACGTATCTACATCATATGACAACGATGTTTTGATACAAAATAATAATATTACTGGAGAACAAATAGTTGAAAAATTAACAAATATATTAACAATTAAAGAAACAGACAATGAAACATGGTATGATAAAGTATTTGAACAATTAAATAATTATTATAATACTACAATTGTCCCCTCTTTAAATGAAAATATAAAATCATTTAAGCCAATTATGACAGGAGGAACAGATGAAAATGGCATAGTCGATGAAAGCGCAATTGATGTAGAAATAATAGAAGATGAACAATCCGATGCAGAGACAGATATAGATACTGTGTCAGATATAGTTATAGACAACGAAATTGATTATACATATTTAGATGGATGGGATGAGGGTCTTGAGGATGAACAATCCGAAACTTTAAAAATTATAAATGAAGAAACAGACATGTTGATGCAAAATTCTGTTCAATTAGGGGGTGGAAGTAAATCAAAACAAGGTGTTGAACGATACGCAAAATATTTGGAACCTGATGAAATTGAAAACATTGAATTATTAGACATAGAGGAAACGATTGTAGATAATGAAGACAAGGATGTAATATATGCTGAACTAGGAAGTTTATTAAGATACATTTCGACAATATCTGCAGAATTTGTTGAAAGTTACATTACTGACATGATACATGAACGTAGTCAAGACCAAATAAATATTGAACCTGATGATGCCAATGTAAAAAATATACCTACTATGCAAGAAATAATAGGTTCATTGACAAACGCTTATATTAATAATCCAGATGTAAAAGATACAATTGACGCTAATCTAGAAACTATTCGAGAGATTTGGATGAAAGGTCTATACGACATTCATGGATATAAATATAAAAATCACCCTGTTGATTCGGTAGAATTTTACTTATCGTATATATTGTCAATGGATTACAGTGATACCACTAAAAATACATTTAAATTAAATAACAGTATTATTGGAGATTTTAAAGATTTGTTTAAAACATATCTTGATGGAATTTCGCGGGCAATTCAACAACGACAAACATATGGAAAACGAAATTTAGGTTCAAATGAAATTAAAACCGAATATTATGTAGTTGAAGCGAATGATATTGCTACTAATTATTTTTCTATAGACATTCCTTCCCCTATATTAACTATATTAATTCTTACATTAATTGATAATTACATGCAAACAACACCTGACAATGAAGACTATGAAAAACATGGATATTTTTATATGTCTATTTTACAAAATATATCAAGAGGCTCATTAAATTTTACTAGCAGCTTCTTTGATACAGAGCATGAATGGAAACGTTTGCCTGAATATATTTTATTATTAAGCCGAATTGTATTTTCTAAAAATGAAATCCAATTAAAACGAACAATTAAAGAGATGATAAGATTGTCAAATGGAACTACAAGTAAGTCATCAACAAGCCCTGGATCTCTCACAACAAGTGAAGAACCTGTAGAGGAAATCATGAACGTTGAACAGAATGAGGAAAATGTCGAGATGGAGGATGATGAAGAGGAACAAATAAAAAGACAAAGGATACAAGGTGGAACTACAAAATTGCGAAATAAAATAACACGACGCAAAAAATCACACAACACCAAAACAAAGAGAAATAAGAATAATATTATGTAATTGTATTTTTCGTTTCTTTTATTTTGAATAAATTTAATTAATATTTGTAGAATGTATAATGCCGGTAAATATTAATTTTCTTGGATATATTTTAATTGCCTTTATACTTTACATAAGCATTAAAATATACAACGAATCAGAATCATTTCATTTAAAATGTATAATATCAGATGTCGATGGAAATAAATACTGTGTTCGAGAACGTTCCAAATTAACTTTAGCTGCCGATAAATTGGCAAAGGTAACTGGTGGTCTTAAAGAATTAGTTGCACATGTTGGAAAGAAATATCCTGAGCGCAAAAATATTAAACGTTTAGTCGAAGGATTTAATCCACAAAAAATAAGTGAAACACTTCCAACAAGCGAATTTACTGCTTATAGCGAAAATAAGGGAGAGAAATTGGCATTTTGTCTGAATACGGAAAAAAACGGAGGAAATCTTATTGATGAAAATACTCTTATGTTTGTTGGAATTCACGAAATATCACACATTTCAACAGAAAGCGTTGGGCATACGAGTGAATTTTGGACAAATTTTAAATTTTTACTCAAAGAAGCATCAGAAATCAATCTTTATAAACCAATCGATTATAAAAAAACTCCTAAAAAATATTGTGGCATGAAAATAACTGATAATCCATACTTTGATTATTGAAATAGTTTATTGCTTCACGATGTTTAGATATAAAAATAATATACTTATTTTATATAAATGCAAAAAAAATATAAAATAAGCTACACTAATAATAATGAAATAAAACAAATTTACGTCTTTTATGGAGACTGTGAATATGACTTGGATGACTTATTTTTAACCAATCCAAATGATGAATTAATTAAAGGCATATTTAGTCCAGAAGAAATGAGTGTCATTAAAACACAAAATATTCCGGTTAAATTTTGCGAAGATCAAATACATATTGATGATACTATTGAAACAATTAAAAAGAAAATTATTAATGAGTTTAATTACAAAATATCATTTGAAGAATTATATTTATTTAATAAACAAACAGAAACATTAGACACTGCAACTATATATCAAACATTAACTCAAAATAATAAACTAGAACTTACCCGTGAGAGATTAGTTCAATATTTATTAAACATTGATGACATTGATGTTTCATCTATTCAAGACAAGGAAATATATGATTATGATGATATTCTCTCACTTAACCTCGATCAAAAACAATTTATTGTAAGTAAGGCGTTGGGGCAAAAATTTGTTGCGATTGAACATACATATCCATATACGATTAATCCTTTTAATGCAATTGTTTATGATACTGTTCTTGAAAAATCAGCACAAGATATTATTACAACTCTTAATAATAGTTTATTAATGAGCAATGGAGACATACTGAATAATATGATTTATGTTTGTGTTGCAAATGATGTATTTAAATATGCAAATGAACATAAATTAAATGAATTAACAACAATTAAGATTTATTACCCGTTTTTATTGGAAAACGACATTCAATCTGCAAAAGAATATAAATTTAAACGCGAGGAACTCATAAAAAATTCAAAGGAATTATTATCACCTGCATTTATAAAAAATAATGAACAAGTCAATTTATTTTACGATGTATATGAAAATAGGAATAAAGAATTAAATTACAAATCAATTGGCATTAAATCAATAGAAATGACAATTCATCCTTCATTAACATTTAATTTACCATTAGACATGTTATTTAAATTAATTCATGCGACAGTTGATATTCCTCTTATTAAATACAATCCTGGAAAAAGACAGGAAAAAATTTATAGGTTATATTGTGATCGTGTTGCAACAAACGGTAAAAAAATACCATATTTAACAAAAGGAACGATTTTCAAAGTTATAAAACAAATTGGAAACATTAAAAGCGTTGCTACATACATTGAAAAGGAATATAAAGGTGGTGATAAAATGCAAATTATTTGTGAATTTATTGAAAATGGAGACATTAATATAGTGATTGTTTCTGGAAAAAAACACATGAGCATAAACGAGATTGAAGACATTATAAAAGAAAGTGTAAATCCTATCATTAATATTTTAAAATCATTTGCAGAACAAAGTGGATATACAATTCATTTGTTTAATGATTTTTCAAATAAAAATATTGAAATTATTGACATAGTATATGAAAATATAATTCAAATCAATAAAAATGTTAACATTAATAGCATTATTTCTTGTGCATCGAGTATTTTTAACGTAACGGAACACGATTTATCAAAAGGCATTGTTATGAGATTTAAACGTGTATCAAACTACAATGAAATGGATAGTCAAGATTCGCTTATTGTTGATTTAATTAATAAATCACGTAATGAAAATGAAATTTTACAAGCACTTGTTGATAATTATAATATGAGTATCAATGCTGCTAGAATGAAATATGCTAATTTATTAAGTCAAATTCAAGTAATGAAAAACTTATATCCAAATAAAAAATATAAAATTAAAAATAGTCCTGGATTTTTAACAACAATTGTAAAAGACAAATTCAGTGGTTCTATTACTATTTCAATGAATGGAATTAATGATATTCATTATTTAAATGTCATTCAGGTTTATTTTGATACGTTTGTTAGATTAACACAGGATATTACGACAACTAATGTATCTGATAAGACAATCGAGAAATTGTGCAAAGGCAAATCTCTCAAAGAAGAAAAGACAAAAATCATTGACATTGTTGCTCCTTCTGAGAAACCTTTTCAAGACAATAAAACACTTAAAATGGTTGGCCAAGAGTTTAAATATAAAGACGAAAATGAAATTGGCAACGATGATGATGACATATTAGACATTATTATGGGGGAAGATGATTATGAAGATGAAGAAGAGGATGAAAATGATGAAGAGGATAATTCACTAACACATGGTGGTTCAAATTCATCCAGTTCTGGATACGATAGTAGTGAGTTGGTGTTGTCAAGTTTTGGAAGTTTAGACGAAGAAGAGACAAATAAATCAAAAACTCCAAATAGTTCAAGCTCAAACGTTAGTCAAACATTGCCTAGTAATTTGCTTAGCGTGTCATCGCTTAATTCAAGGTCATTGTCATCTAAAAGCAGCAGTGATAAAGGATCATCTTTTTCTAGTAGTTCTTCGGCATCATCACTCAAATCATTGTCATCGCTTCAATCAAAATCTATATCATCACCTAGAGAAACATTATCTGATATTCAAGAAAAAACAATAGAACCATCTATTGGTTCATTGTCGTCCATTAAGACCAAAAAATCTATATCTTCAAAATCTTCACAAGAAGCAGAAGATACATCAAGTAGTGAGACAAGTGAGGAAGAAACTAGTAGTAGTAGTAGTGAAGAAGCTTCCGAATCTGAATCGTCATCATCCTCATCAAGTGAGGAAGAAACTAGTAGTAGCAGTAGCGAAGAAGATTCCGAATCTGAAACGTCATCCTCATCAAGTGAGGAAGAAACTAGCAGTAGCGAAGAAGATTCCGAAACTGAAATGTCATCCTCATCAAGTGAGGACGAAACTAGTAGTAGTAGTAGCGAAGAAGATTCCGAAACTGAATCATCTTCTTCTGAAAGTGATTTAGACAGTTTAGGATCTATTTCATCCGTTAAATCTTTATCAAAATCAATAAAACAACCTTCCCCTCAAAAAATAAAAAAAATAGAAACTACAGAGAAAAAACCAATTCCTATATCAGTTCAAAAAACAGTTATTAAAGAAGACATAAAAGACATTACTGGCATGAACTTAACACGTCCAAATCCATTTTTTAAGAAATTGCAAGATAAAGATCCAAAATTATTCTTGGTAAATGATGTTGGTCAATATAATGCATATTCTAGATCATGTCCTGCAAATGATAAGCGTCAACCAGTCATTCTTACAGATGAAGAAAAACTTAAAATAGACAAAGAACATCCTGGTTCATATGAGCAAGCAATCAAATACGGAAGCGACCCTAATAATAAATATTGGTATATTTGTCCAAGATATTGGAGTTTAACAGAGAATACAAGTTTAACAGAAGAAGAAGTTAAAAGTGGTAAGTATGGCTCTGTCATTCCAATGGATGCAAAGAAAGTTCCAAAAGGTGCGACTATTTATGAGTTCAATGATAAAAAAATGCATAAAGGAAAAAATAATGAATACATACATTTCAGTCCAGGATTTCTTGATGATGAAAGTCATCCAGATGGACTATGTGTGCCATGTTGTTATAAAAATTGGAATTCTGCTCAACAGGTAGGAAGACGTGATGTTTGCAAACGCAAACAAGACATACAAGAAGCAAAGATTGGAATTACTAAGAAAGCGGAAAGTGACGTAAGCAGCTCTACCTCATCAAGCGACGGATCATCTGCATCTAAAGTCACATTAACCGATGATGAAGTATCATCTATATCAACAGTTCCAAAAGCTACAGGTGCTGTTGAATCTGTCAAAGAAAAACGCCCTCTTGTTGCTACAGATGAATACATTAAAGGACCTGATAAATTCCCATTAGAATTAAATCGATGGGGATATTTACCATTAGCTGTTCAAAAATTCTTTAGGACAGACAACAATAAATGTTACATTAGTAGCACAAATACAAATTTAAAGAAACATCACGCTTGCATGTTGCGTCGTGGTGTCGAAAATAATATGAACCAATCATTTGTTGCATGCATTGCGGATGCATTAATGGATGAAGAGCAAACTGATAACTTTATATCTATTGTAAAAATGAAAGAAAGAATTATTCAATCTCTCACATTAGATAATTTTATAGTCTATCAAAATGGAAACTTAGTAAAGATTTTCGAGAATGAAGACGCAGATGTTAATATAGACAAATATAAGACTACAAATTTGTATAAACGAATTAATAAGGATAATCTAATTGAAACAGGATTTTTAAGGCGTGTGGTCAGTGCATATGAAAATTTTATTGAATATCTTAAAACCGATAATCTTATTATTGATCATAGATATTTATGGGATATTGTTTCAATTCCAAATGAAAAGTTATTCTCAAAAGGACTAAATCTAATTATACTTGAAATACCCGACAATGATATTACAGATAACGTAAATATCTTGTGTCCTACCAATCATTTTTCAAATGAATTTTTTGATATTAACAAAAAATGTTTAATCCTATTGAAAATTGGAGGATTTTATGAACCAATTAATACACTTGAAGACAAAGAAAAATTATGGGAAATTAATCGTTTATTTAGTTTAAAAAATAAAAGCTTGATGCCTAACTTGAGGGATACATTGGACATCATTAAAACATCATTTAACAATAAATGCTTACCATTGCCTAGCATGCCTACTGTGTATAAATTTAAAACTAATATTAAATTGCAAGATTTAATTAAAATACTTAAACCGATTGGTTATGTTGTCAATGAACAAATTATGAATTTTAACGGCAAGATAATAGGCATTATAGCAACAAATTCAACCAAAAAAACATCTGCGTTTGTTCCATGTTATCCATCAGCATCAATCCCTAATATGCCATTTAAATTAATGGACGATGATGGAATATGGCGTGATTTTCAATCAACTATTGATTTTTTATTGGAATTATCAAAGAACTCTAAAAATAAAATACCATGTCTACCAAAAATTAAAGTTATTGAAGACGGATTAATTGTTGGTCTCTTAACTGAAACAAATCAATTTATTGCAACAAGAACCCCAGAACAAAACATGGTTGCATTAGAAATGGAAGAAGTCACAGGACATAATTATATTTTATCAGATACTTTAGCTGAAACAAATCATGAAGAGGACAATGAGAGAATTAAATACATAAAACGAATTAAACTCGAAACTAATTTTTATAATGTATTCAGAAATACAATAAGAATATTACTTGGACAGTTTAGAAATCGCGCAATACGTGAAGAACTTGAACAAATTATTAAAAATCCATATTTGCTCTATATTAATAAACTGAAACAAATAAATAATAAATTAAAAACATTAACCAATAAATACATTTCATTTAAAAATTATACAGACAATGAAATTTTAAATATTAATGAAATAACAAATTGCATGTCATCAAATAATTGTGATGATAAAACATGTTCTATGGATGAGAATAAAATATGCAAATTAATTATTTCAAAAATAAATCTTATTAATGGAAAAGACAACGAAACAACTTATTTCATTAAAATGGCTGACGAACTTATACGATACAATAGAATACGATTGTTTATATTTGAACCAAAAACATTTTTATCTTTATCAAATATTAAATACAACTTGCGTGATGATGAAATCATATTATTACAATCATTGCTAACACAAGATTATTTTGATGATTTACAGCCAGTTATTCATAACAAATATATTCGCAATAATGTTGCAGACATAGCAGACCCCATTATTAGTCAGCTTTATGTAAATCGTGTGAATACATTAGCTACCCATAAAAAAGGGGAACATGCTGATGAACAACTCATTGCAGATGAAGATGGAAATGGAGAACATGAACATAAGGAAGTTGAATGTAAAATAGAAACAAAATCATTTGTTGGGGGTAAATATAAAAGTACATTTCCAAAAGGAACGGTTGAATTGATTTTTTCAAATAGTTCACCGATATGTACATTTAATGTAATACAACTTATAATCAATGATCACAATAATATACAACTTACTAAAAATGAATTGAAAGAAGAATTATTAAATGAATATGCGAAATACAATGAATATAAATTTGAATTAATTCATATACTTAATAAACAGGGGAAACGTTTCACAAAACAAATGCTTCTTGGTCAAATTTCATTGGAAGACATGATAATGAGCGAATCGTATTATGCAACTAATTTAGATTTATGGATTTTAGCGAAACGTTATAATATACCACTCATTCTATTGTCAGCAACTAAACTTATTGAAAACAATGATGAATTTATGGTAGCAAATGTAACAGACGGTAAATCATATTATTTTATAAAGGTGCCTGCAGTAAATCCAGGAAAAATACCTCAATATAAATTATTTGCACATACTTCTGCAAAGATACCAATATATTCATTCAATCCAGATTTTCAAACACGAATTCGCCAATCAGAGAAACAAATGGTGTTAGATGATTACATTAAATTATTTATTGAAAAAAAACAACGTCAACCTAGAAAATTAAAAGCCAAAGCAAAATTAATATTTGAAGAAGATACTAATGTGAATAAAGTAGTTCAACGCAAACCAACCAAAATAAAAACAAATGCGAAATTAGCGCTTGTGTTTGATGATGAAGAAAAATAAGACATATGTTATGGTGGGTAGTTGATGATTTTATCTATATTTCATATTTTGAAAAGCAAATAAATAGGTTTAAATAATACATTGTAAATATTATTATAAATTATTTACAATGTCATCAAATACTTCATTGAATGAATTGAACATTGATCCTATATCTAGATTAATTCTCTCAGGTGAACCATTTTGTGTATCCAGACCTGGCATAGGAGGTGATGGAATTGTTCCATATTTGGCATTAAATAATATGCAAATTAACCCTCATTTTTTGCATACTCTTATTTATAATGCGGGCATTTATTTCAGGACGGATGATTTATCGCATCCAAAAGATAAAGAAGATTTAATTACCTTTTGTCAATATCAAATTGATTGTTATAGGATTAGTAATTCATGTGCATGTTTTTTCGACCAACAGATAATGAAACCAATTTATTATTTTATTCAATCTGCATGCAAAACAGAATTAATTGACTACAAATTTATTGAACCGTATTATTTGAAAAAACCATGGACAAAATTACTTGAAGGAAAAAAAATATTAGTCGTAAGTCCATTCGCTGATACAATACAAAAACAATACCAAAAAAGGGATTTATTATTTGAGAATAAAGATATATTACCTGAATTTAATTTAATCTGTTATAAATCACCAATGACCCTTGCTGGAAATAAAATTCATGAGTCATGGAAAACAACATTTGATATTATGTGGAATGAAATCAAACAGTTAGATTTTGATGTTGCACTATTAGGTTGCGGAGGATACGGACATCCATTATGCTTACATATTCGCAAAGAATTAAATAAATCATGTGTATATATTGGTGGAGCACTTCAAATATTATTTGGTATTATGGGAAAAAGATGGGAAAATATGCCTATTATATCACGGTTAAAAAATCAGCATTGGTGTTATCCGTCTGCTGAAGAAACCTGTGAAAATAACACAATGATAGAAGGAGGAAGTTATTGGAAATAATTTTGATATATTTTATTATTCTTATTGTGTGTTTATTAATTTATAAATAAAAAATTTATAAATTATTATATTTTTCATATTGTTATGTTTTATTCAAAATTTAAAATCCTGGATTATATTCTTCATTTACGTCATTGCCTAAATCAATAGTTTTGATACTACTCATATTTGTTTTAATCATAATTTTATTTAGACCACATTTATCATCAGGGTCTTCAATCTCGAATGCATTATTAATTAATTCATCCTGGTCATCCGTCCAAGACATATCAGTCGTATCATTTAATTCTGTTACGCGATCCATGTCAAGCATTACTTGGAATGAAGATGTTCCATAATATCCTTCTTGTCCACACATGACATTTGCAGAAACACCACGCATAGGATCTAATTCTGCATGCTTAGCAGCACGGAAGAACATCTCAGGAGTTTCCTCAAACGATGCCTTAGCAATTGGGCCAATATTATCACTATTAATGCCATGGCGGAATATAGATGTCATTCCATCGTTTGTAGTCATTCGGTCACATAACATAGTAACATGGTGATAATTAATATATCCACCATCAAATTCAATCACATCTGTAAATTCATTGTAAATAGCCTGTCGTGCAGCTTCAATGCCCAAAATCTTATGAATTTCTTGAATATCGTTTGTTACTGTTCTATAGACATCAATGTAATCAAGTGCAAGGAGGTCGATAAGATTTGTTCCAACAGTATCAAGAACCCAAATTTCATTCTTAGTATATACTCCTTCACGTTTGTCGACATTGTCCAAAATCTTTCTTGGAATTACATTTGTAATATTTTTAACTCCACGAAGAACTATATTATCCAATAAATGATCCTGGAAATTTTGCAATAAGTAAATCTCATCAGATTGGTCTAACGGATTAACACTGCCTTTAGACGCTTGTTTCTTCTTATTTGTAATGTTATTCATGCGAATGCGGAATATCAATTTGTCTGAATTGTAATCAGCAAATACACATGAAATATCGTCTCTTAATGAATTTTTTAGGGCGAAATGAATGTCATCCATCGTAATCTGTTTGTCCAACAACGCTTCGGCGTTCATTTCCATGCGGATAATCCATTTAGATTTATTTTTATCATCTAATGCTTCAGACGAGCCGCTGCATTCATTAATCATTGTTTCAAATGTTTTATATTGTTGCATAATTGTCTTATCTTCTGCAATTAACGTATTGAGGTCATCTGGGTCAAAACAAATCTGAACCGAGTCTACAACTTCACGCAATGTTGTATGTTCGATACGATGCATTAACTCCTGTGCAGTTTTCTGATTGACTTCATCATCTTTTTTAAGATAAACAGTGCATGAAGGATTTTTAGGATTAGACGACAACGATAAGATTTCTTCAATACGAGGGACACCACGAGTTACATTCGACTTGCTAGACACACCAGCAAAATGGAAAGTATTTAGAGTCATCTGTGTTGTCGGTTCGCCAATCGATTGGGCAGCAATCATTCCAACCATTTCACCCGGTGCAACAATCGATTTATTATACGCAAGAACAATTGTATCAAGTAATATTTTCAAGGCGCTGCGATTATAACGCTTTACCATTAATAAATCTTTAGGCGACAAGTAATAATAATATAATGTTTTGAACAGGTCAGTTGGAGGAGCAAAACGTGAGCTCGATAGTATTTCCCAAGTATCGTCAATCATGTTGAATGCTTCCAATGGCGTAATATCAACCATCGAATTTGAATTAATCAACTGCTGTCCCTGAATGTTGTCGATAATATATTGAAATCCAACTGGAATATTTACCTGAATGCTATCACGCGATTTAAACACATTTTCTACAATTTCATTTTGTTTCTTAAACATAAAATTAATTGATTCGGCACAACGTTCTTTTAATTGATTATTTTGAGAATTTAAACGTTTAATTGTGTCTTTCGTATAAGACGTTGTAAATACTGCATCCTTCAAATCATTTGTCGGCATTTGGAAATGCGCATAAATTTCCTCTGGGGTCATTTTAACAATTGGGATAAATTGTGATTCTACGCGGACAGGGTCAATTCCATCCTCTCCATATGCAAATTGAACAATACGGCCTTTATTATTGCGAACAGTCATATCGTATTCTACTTTTAAATCTTCAAGACCTTTAATCAAACGGCGCTGAATATAACCAGTTTGTGATGTTTTTACAGCAGTATCAATAAGACCTACACGACCACCCATGGCATGGAAGAATAATTCATCCGGAGTTAATCCAGAAATAAACGAACTCTCCACAAAACCACGTGCTTTAGGACTATCATCAAATTTAGAGAAGTGTGGAAGTGTTCGGCTTTCAAAACCATATGGAATGCGCTTTCCATCAACGTTTTGCTGACCAAGTGTCGCAATCATTTGAGAAATATTCAATTCACTACCCTTTGAACCTGCATTAACCATGATTACAAAACGATTATCTTTATCTAGACTTTTTCTTCCGATTTTACCGGCTTCCTGACTGGCTTTATTTAGAATATTATTTACTTGTGTTTCAAATTCTGCTTCATTTGTTTTACCAGTTTTATTTTCGAAAATGCCCAAATGAGCACGGTCGATTAAATTTTTTACTTCAATTTTTTTAGCATTAATTGCATCTGCAATTTCACGGTTAGTTGCATCATCTGCAATAAGATCGCTAATACCAACACTAAATGCTGATGTTTTCATGTATTCATTAATGATATTTTGCAAATTATCAATAAATTCAGCTGAAGCATAGACACCAAAATCATTGTAAATTCGCTGAATTAAACCTTTAGAACCATCTCCAAGAACACCCTTCTCCATTTGTCCTCGAATATAATTTCCATTTTCAATTTGTAAAACATGATTAGATGTCTTTGCGTCCTCACTTTGGTCGAAGATTTTTGTTTTATATTTTAATGAAATTGGAGGCATCACTTGAGATAATAATTCAAATGTTGAAATCATTCCATTTTTATTTGCGTTGTTAAGCTTGTCAACATTCACTTTATTAAACGCCATTAATAAATTCATTGCCTCTCTTGGCGTAAATTCAACATGTGGTCTAGTGATGCGATATGCTCCAAGAAGATTATCCTGAAACACACCAACAATCGACTTATTATTTGCAGGACTAATTAATTGATAAGGCACTGCTGCAAGATTTTTTAATTCTGCTTCACTCTCTGGATCCTGTGGCATGTGTAGATTCATTTCGTCTCCATCAAACGGTAACTCCTCATAGTTTCCTATAAGGCCGGACTGTATCTTAAGCAAACTCAGGATAGCTAATCCTTCATTGTTCACCAACACCCGTTCAGTCTCTGAATGTCTACCATATCCTGCTAAACGGAATTAGATAGTAACACTGCGGATTGCCCAATATTTCACATTATTACCATTGGGTTCGGCAATTAACCGAGTTCCTCACAATCGTTTCCAGTTGTGAGTGGTAGTGAAATCTCTAAGGGTGTTCCCGCAACAAGGTGTTTTGCAAATAAATCAATAAATAATTGAGGCATTTCAATTTCAAATTTTGTATGATATTCTATTAATTTTTTAAAATGTGCTTCTATTTGCGGTAGAATTAATTTATTATTTTTTGACAAATTTTCTTTAACAGACAAAGGCATTGTATTTCTCCAATTAAATGCAATTAACTGTTGTTCTTCATCTTCCAAATTAAAACGTGATAAAGGAATTACATGGTCTATGTGCCATTCTTTACCATAATTTTCAAATGTGTAATAATCAATTTCATATGAAATCCAAGCTATATATTCTTTTATATTACAACCAAGATATTTGATTGTATTTTTTGTTTTATTTCGTTTTAAAGAATTATATATCCTTGCACGAACATAACGTCGTAACTTGTCAAACGGTTCTTCCCGTTCACAATCCTTACACTTTAAACGATTATGTCTGAAGTTGTCATTGGATTTTATTTCTAAGCAATACTTGCATTGCTTATTTCCAATTCCAAGCAATTCTTCTTTTCTTTTTTTAATTTCAATCCTTTTTTTTGATTTATATGAAATAGCATTTTGTATTACAGACAAACGGTGTTGTTCGTCATTATTATATTTTTCTTTTCTTTTAATGTTATTGCAATCTTTGCATATATTTCTATTCTTAATAAATTTATCAATATTTTTTGTTATACCGCATTTAGAACAACATTTCATATTTTCTGTAACTTCAGAATTCATTTTAAATACAAATTTTATAATGTAGATTTTATATTTCAATTTAATATTTTATAGCCTCGATTTATTATTAATTTATTCACTAGGAGGTTTCACACTTTTAATGCCTCCTGTTGCTAACCTTGATGGAATAATTTCGATCAGCATTGTATGGTTTAGTATCAGCGACATTCATGCGAAATGTATCGCCAACTGGCATAATTCTCGCAATATGTGCCATCATTGACATTCTATGTAAAGAAGGTTGACGATTGAAAAGCACACCATCACCATCCATCATATGACGATGCACTATGTCACCGTTTTCCAACTCAATTGACATACGGTCTACGTATCGCAACGATATACTTTCCCCGTTTTTCTTTTCTAGAATTTTAGCTCCAGGATGAATGTCGGGTCCATTTTGAACAAGTTTAAGAAGGAAATTTTTATTTATATTATTAACAACAATTGGTTTGGTAATATTCTTTGCAATCTTAAGCGGAACACCGAGCTCACGAATTGAAAGATTAGGGTCAGGTGTAATAACTGAACGCGCAGAATAATCAACACGTTTTCCCATTAAATTTCCTCTCACACGACCACCTTTTCCATTCAAACGTTCTTTAATCGATTTCAAAGGGCGACCAGAACGCTGAGCAACAGGTGATGCACCAGGAATATTATTATCAACCAATGTAGCCACATAATATTGCAACATCATCGTCCAATCATCAATAACACCAGCTGATACATTTTGTGAAATTTTTTCCTGAAGGGTTTTATTTGCTTTAATAATATTAACAATAATATGACTTATGTCATCTTCACTTCTCTGCTGAGAATCATGTTTAACAGATGGACGCACTGCCGGTGGAGGAACTGCCAATACTTGACAAATCATCCAATCAGGACGAGACCAAATAGGACTAAATCCCATAAATGTTACGTCCTCATCTGAAATTCTGCGAAAGATTTTAAGAACAATTTCAGGTGACATTTTAATGGTTACTTTTTCATTCTCTCCATTATCATTCACATTGTCCCATTCTGCAATAATATTAGCTAATCCTTCTTTTTTAATTTTATTAGGTTGTTTGCTTCCGCAACCGTCCTCGTTATCATCACCACAACGTTTAATTTTACTCGCCAATTCAAACACAAAATTCCAACGTTCGCTTGAGCTCATGTCAAGTGCCTGTTTATATTTTTGTTTATTAATTAGCAACTTACTGCATTTATAACAACAGCAGCGTGTAATTTTAATAATTGTATTCAAATATTGATGATAAAATACTGGGCGTGCCAATTCAATGTGACCAAAATAACCAGGAGTTTGCATATAGTCTAAACCATCTGTTGGGCAAAGAAGACCAGGATCCAATACACCCATTCTCGGATCAAATAATCCACCAACAACTGGTTTATTATTAATATACGTATCGCGACTGGTAATTTCCGCTACAGAACCTTTTCTAATTTCATCAGGAGATAAAATACTGAATTGAATTCCAATAATTTTAGACGGAGTTTTTTGTTTATTATCGCCACTTTTAGTGAATTTTGCGGACATGCTTCTTATATAAAATACATAATATTTAGATTATTTTCTTTCAATTTTATTTAAAATGACCGGTGTTGCTTTAACCTTTTTCGTAAATTGTTTTAACACAATTAATTATGCAAAAAATTGAAATCGAAAAGGAATATAAATAATACTTCATTGACAATATTAAGAATGCCTGAAATGACTACTGCTAAAAAGCACAAAATGAACCTTCGCAATAAAAAAAATGATGAATTAACTAAGAAAAAAGTTGAATCTTCATCAAGTAGTGACAATGACGATGATGATAGCACTTGGGTGGAAGATGAGGAAGAATGTGACGAAGAAGATAATGCCTCATTAATTAAAACCAAAGATTATCGGGCAATGTTAGCTACAATGTTTCCGTCAAAATATATGACTGAAAAAGTAAAAAATACACCCGAAAATCAAACACTTGCAGGTGACGCTAAAAAAGCAGCAGACAAAATTAAACAAATAAAACAAATAAAACAAAATAAAAAATGCGATAAAAATTGTGATAAGCAATGCGACAAATTAACCAAACCTTTAAAGAAAAATAAAAAAAATGTTGAAGAAAGTGAAGATATTGAAGATACGGAAACTCATTCGGAGGATGAAGACGAAGATGATGAAAACGATTCAACTGATGAATTTATTCGAGACGTAATGAAGGGACGTGGAAATAAATTTAACATTATCTTTACTATGGGTGGAAAAAATTATGATGAGGATGATGAAGATGACGATGAAGATTATGAAGATGAGGAGGAAGATGAAGAAGAAACTGAAGATGATGAAGAAGAGGAAGACGAATCTGACGAAGAAGATGATGATGAAACGTCTACCAGTAGCGATAAGAAAGAACACACGTTAAAACAATTAAAAACAGACGATGAAATTACACTAAAATTAAAAGAATTTACATCGCAATTAAAAACTATGGGAACTAAGGACAATAAACTAATTAATAATATTATTAAATCAACAAAGCAAATCGAAAAAGAACATAAAAAGGAACGCGAACGTGAAAATCTTAAAAAAAAAACTAAAAATATTAAAAAATTTAAATCTCTACTTAGTTCTAAAAATTCAATGAACGATATTTCATTCTTTACTGAAAAATTGTCATATGATGAACAGTGTAAGATTTTAAAGGAAATGGAAGCAGTCCATCAATATACCCGCATTGAAAAACCATATCGTCTAACCCTTCTTGAATCTAATATTCCACCTCAATTTAAGGCATGTGCCATGAAAAAACTCAATCAGCTTCGCTACATGGAACCTGGAAGTGGAGAATATTATAAGATTAAAAATTGGGTTGATACTTTCATGGAAATTCCATTTGGAATTCGACGTGATTTGCCTCTAACACTAAGTGATGGCATTGATAAATGTCATGAGTTTATTGATAATGCAAAGCAACAATTAGATAATGCAGTATATGGATTAAATGATGCAAAATTGCAAATTATGCAAATGGTTGGTCAATGGATTGCAAATCCGGATGCAATGGGAACCGCAATCGCAATTCAAGGACCAATGGGAACTGGAAAAACAACACTCGTCAAAGACGGAATTAGTACAATTCTTAATCGCGAATTTGCATTTATTGCGCTAGGTGGAGCAACTGATAGTAGTTTTCTCGAAGGTCATTCATATACGTATGAAGGTAGCACATGGGGAAAGATTGTTGACATTTTAATTAAATGCAAAACAATGAACCCTGTTATTTATTTCGATGAGCTTGATAAAGTCAGTGACACGCCAAAGGGTGAAGAAATTATTGGTATCTTGACACACTTAATTGACACAAGCCAAAATACAAAATTCCATGATAAATATTTCTCAGAAATAGATTTTGATTTAAGCAAATGTCTATTTATATTTAGTTACAATGATGAGACTAAAGTAAATCCTATCTTGCGTGATCGCATGTATTGCATTCATACATCTGGATATAATAAAGAAGAAAAGACCACAATTGCATGTGACTATTTACTTCCAAAAATTCAAGAGCAAGTGAATTTCGAAAAAGATCAAATTATTATTCCTAACGAAACAATTCAGTATATTATCGATGAATACACAAATGCAGAAAGTGGTGTTCGAAATCTTAAAAGATGTATTGAAATTATTCATACAAAACTAAATCTATACAGACTAATGAAACCTGGAACAAATCTATTTGAAAAGGAAATGTCAATGGAAATTCAATTTCCACTTCAAGTAACGAAAGATATTGTCTGTAAATTAATCAAGAAAACTGAAAAGGATAATAAAGCACCTTACGGGATGTATACTTAATTCCACAGGATATCATACATAGTTTATAAAATTTACACATAATAATTATTTGTTCATTTACTAATTCAATTAATAATAATTTTTTTTAGTTATTATTAATATAATTTTAATGTTTTCAAACACTTACGACGACGATAACATAAATAACACAATAAATGCATTAGTTGCAGGTGTCAGGAATGTAGGAACAACTGTTTGAAAATTCACGGGAATAAAATATAGTTAAATATGTTATTACAATATAAATACAGTAAATTATAATATCTAAAAAAATATATGTCTGGAAACTCTCAATTTATATTAAATGTGTTAAATTATCTCTCTGCACATAAAAATATAGTAATGGCATTAGTCGAACTCAGAGATCAAGAACAATACATGGAACATATAAATGAAGAAGAAAAGATAGTTATTCGAAAAATTAATTATTTCATTGAAAAACTAAATAATATACAAATGGAGAATAATGACATATTAAATGAAATATTTCAATGTATTTATAATGCATGCAATCATAGTTGGATTACAGACAGCATCGACATTGCGTTAGATAATCATTCTATTCTTACTTACTGTTCAATGTGTGGTTACTCAAAACATTAATTTATTATAATATTATATAACAAAATATAATATTATTTTTATAAGCACATTACGTTAATAAATGCAATAAATTATTTAAAATTCAGTGTTAAATGTGCGATTTCCTCCGCGCTGGCTTAAATAGCTCATCTGTTCTGGAGAGATGCATGCACAGCCCATGCTAGACGAATATGTCGAAGGGCAGCACTTTGAATCAAATGCATTGCTACCTAATATGTCTAATTTTCCAGAATTAATCATATCAACAGGAAGAGGGGCAGTATTTCCCTCTAAACTTCTATACCAATTATCAGCAGAACCAGCATCATGAAGAGCCTGGTTAGTTTCCCAACTGGTAGGAACACCCTGTCCCATTTGATACAATAAAGGAGAACCAGAGAGTGTTGCAAAGCCTTCTTTCTTTGCCTTCTTAATTACCTCTTCTGTTTTTTTAATCTCTTTATTTATTTTATCAGCCTTTTCAACTTCTTCGTGAACAGCCGCATCCTTTTTAATTTCTTCGTGAATGTCTTCAACGCCGGTTTTAATCATTTCAAGACCTTCTTTCATTGTAACCTTTGAGCATGAACAAAATAAATGTCCTCCTAAAATAGCACCAATAATTAAACATATAAGTATTACCTCTAAACGAAGTTTTTGACCTAAAATAACAATATCAAATAATCCCATTTTTGTTTATACATAAATAATAGATAATAATTATCCCCACAATGATAAATATAAATCTTTTTGATAACGTGATAAATATTTGTCAATACAAGAATTATAATCACACACTTTAATTTTATTAATATAAAAACTTCTTGTGTCTGTAATTAAATGGTATAGAGATTTTCCGTAATCAATCGTTTCTTCTAATTTTATTCCTTTTATTGTTGTTGTATCAATCATTCCTAAATTTTCATTGGCGTTAGTATTTAACATACACAAGCTTGGTCCTCCACATATTGATGTATTATCAATTAAATATTCATATACACCACTTAATTTTGTTGAGTCTATTTGAACTATGCCCATTACCTTTTCACCATGTTTTAATGTATCCCCAATCTGTATATCCTTAATGCATTTTTTATTTCCGCTTTTTAATTCCAAATTTGTAGTTTCAATTAAACCACCATCTAAATATTTATGAACATCGCTTGTTTTAAATGTCATATTATCAATAAGATGTGATGCATTTTGTTTTAGGTCATCTACGTCATGTGCATCAATTTCATCCCAATCTGCAAAATTTATATTATTAATTCGAATAACTTTTGATGATGTACCTAAACAATACATAAATTTCTTATTATATTCAGGAATTAAAACACTATTAGGATGGTCTTTTACCAAAATAAGACCAAGATCGTCATGAAATACATTGTGAGTTCCAGTAACTATAACATTATTTAAACTGTAAAATGTATGGTCTTCAGTGGATGATTTCATTATTGCAGTTACTATTGACCCATCACTTAATTTATCATTTAACTTTATATTTGAAATAGTTTTCACTTTATTTCCCCACATATTTATCTTTGTATTTTCATCAAAACATCTTGGGACTTTTGGCAGTTTAAATCCTTGGATTTTAAATACTTGGCTCATCAATATAATAACCATTAACAAAATAGATGCTGCTGATATAAAAATCGCGGTTCCTGCCGCTGCAATTCCCCATGTAAATGGTAACATCCACATTAGAACAACCAATACAGCCAATCCGATTAATACTTTAATCGAAAAATTTAGAATATTTCCTATAAATGATTTAAGTGCAAAATAGCTACCCAATGATGTGTATATTGTAGCCATTGCAATTCCGTGCATTTTAAATACCATATCTTTAATGTTTATCAATAATGCAATAATCGGCATCATAAGATTTATTGCTCTTCCCATTATGTCTTCTGTTACTGAAGCAACTGTATTTCTAATTTTATTAAATAATTCTCTCAAAGTATTAATTGCTGTATAAAATACAGTCCATACTGAATTTGCTACTTTTAATGCATAATAATAAGGTTCCATGACATTGTCCATAATCGATTTAAGAATATTATTGACACAACCATTGAAATTTTCACTGGCATACTGAAATTTATTGGCTCCTTCTGGTGCATTTATCATCCCGGCAAATGGCATATATGCAGGATTGCATCGTTTATTCACCCAATCACCTTTGATTTGTTCAATGTTATTTTTTATATAAAAATACATAACTATTCCAACAAATACAATAATTATAAGAAAAGATATAAGACACTCTACACCATATCTTTCTAAAAATCCTTTTTTATTATATAAATTATTTATACCATTGTAAATATTATCCATATATATGTAATTGGATAATATTCATTTTTATAAATACTAATCATTACTTATTGGTCGCAAATTGTTACACAACAAGCAATATAATTATATGTCCTTTGATCTAGACCCATTATTGTCTTCCCAGTCATGAAATATTTTATTTCCAATTGTAACAACATGGTCTGTTGTAATTAAACATGAAAAATAATCACTTGTTTCTTCTGTCAATTCAGCTAATTCAAATTCACAAACTGGTTTAAATATTCCCGTTTCCCCATCATACAACAAATGTGAACCGGTAACGTATATTGGTTCGTTATTCTCTCCACCTGGAATTTTATAAAAGGTATCTATATGTTTTCCGTTTTTGTCTAAATTATGCAATTTCATAACGGCTAATACCTCACTTCCATTTTTTAATTTACTTCCTAATTCAATATCTTCCATTTTAATTAATTTACCGTTGTCTAATGCAATGAGCGTATTTGGTTTAAAACATAATTTTATGCTTCCAAGTGCTCTAACTGCTTTTCCAGGTGGTCCATTCCATGTGCTTTCAGCTGTCAGTACAGACCCCGATAAAATATAAACTAATGACATAAATATTCCAATTAATTTACCAAATATGTCTTTTATGTTAATAGTAACTCTTTGAAATTCAATAACAATGTTTAAAAATACACCAAATGTTTTTTGAATTATGTCTTGTATCATCGTTCTCAACCCATCTGAAAAAGATCTCATGCTATTAATTGAACCACTTAAAGTTGAAGCAATATTTCCCATTGCACTCATATTATAATTTAATGGCTGCATTAAATGGGTTGAATATTTTGACTGCATATTTTGAACACAATATGTAAAATTTTCGCTTACATTTACACCCTCTGGACCTATCATACTTGCAAAGGGCATTACCATAGGATTACATCTATATTTAGTCCAATTTTTTTTAATCGTTTGTGCACCTACTGCTAAAATATTAAAAAAATAAAGTCCTATAAATATTATAAAAATTAATATTGTTAAAAATAAATCACTTGTTTTCATATTAAACTATAATGTTATTTTATTTTATGTTTTAGGGCACATGAACCTTTATAAAAATACTACATCCATTTGGAAAAATAATCGATAGTATTAATGTTTTTTATGTTTAATATTTTTTCGTTTCAAAGTTCGTTTTACGGATCGTCTGTTTTTTTTACTATGAGTTCTTTTTCGTGACTTTAAAGATTTGTTTGTTTTAGTTTTAGAATGTCTATTATATTTGCGGTATCCACCATTTTGTGTATTAATCCCACAACTATTTGTAGCGTAACAATCGTTTGCTCCGGCATTTTTAGCCATTATCAATGTTTTATTTAATTCATAACTTGCGCTATTAGGATTTTGTGGAGATGCATAGTCGCCATCAAATTGAGGTATAGTAATTCCACCATGTTGATAATAATGTTTTTTCTGTTTATGCAAACGTCCTCCGCCGCTATATTTATTATTTAAATCATTCTGAATTTCACTTTCTATTTTCATTCGCATCATCGCATCTTCACTTGGTGTATTACCATATTGCAATGGTTTTATCAATACTGGAATAGCTTCTAATTCAGGCATTAGTTAAATTTATATAGTATAAATAGAAAAATAAATATATAATAATTGTTTGAATGATTTTTGAAAATTATAATAAATATTCAACTAATTATATTTTTTACATTCATAACAGGCATTGCATAAGTTATCAATAACATATTCTGGATAATTATAACATCTGATACATGTAAATAATGCAATTTTATTAATTTCACCTCCATCACAAGTTTTATTCGTGTCTGTATCAATAATAACGTTCAAAATAATATTTATTATAATGTCATTATACATCTTATTCTTACTCATAATTACATTTGGATGTGCAATAAATGAATGCGTATATTCGGTATTTCCATATCCCATTTCTTCGTCAAATTCAAAATCGGTCTTATTAAACGAACATGATGCGTCTAGAGTAACATTAACACCTCTAATCATATTGACTAGAATATATGTCATATGCTTAGACCAGTTTCTATTTTTATATTTTGTTAAATTATTTAATGCGGTTTCAATATAATGTTCAAAATAATAATAAGGTTTCCTGTCAAATACTTTATCAATATTATTAGAACTATCAATTGACCCCAATGTAGAATTATTCACAATAATTGGAATATCTTTTTTGAAAGCATTACATAAATATTGAAATTCTTCATAATTATCATAAATAACTTTTGAATAAATAGCGTCATTATCAAATAACTTAATTCTATGTATATTGATAATTGGAAATTCATTTATTGACGTATCATCATCATATATAGGAAATACTTTTGTCGTATCATGATGTAAATTAATTCCGAGCATTTTACATACAGTGTTCATTATTTCGAATGAATATAATTATATATCAAATAAAAGTTATCAATTTTAGATTTATGTAATATTAATATATAATATTAATGGTGTTTATTCACAAAAAAACAAGAAAGAACAATAAAATAAAAGGAGGTGCCGCAATAGCAGCAGGAGGGTTTGGATGCGTATTTAAACCTGCTCTTAAATGTAAAAAAAATACGGTTAGACATGATGGAGTTAGTAAAGTGCTAATTACAAAATATGCGAATGATGAAATGGCAGAAATACATAAAATAAAATCTATTATTAACAAAATACCAAATTATAATGATTATTTTATAGGTTTGGACGCAACCGCATGTGAATTAGATAGTTTAACAGCCAATGATTTAATAAAATTCGACATAAAATGTGAAAATTTAATTAAAAAAGGAATACGAGCAGCCAATATTAATTCTAATTTAGATAAAGTCAAAAGTATAAATTTACCATATGGAGGTTTAGAATTACAAACGTTTTTAAGTGAAAAAAAATTAAATTCTGACAATTTTGTTAAACTAAATAACGCTCTTATTAAATTATTAAAAAATGGAGTTGTTCCTATGAATAAATTAAAATTATTTCACTTTGATTTAAAAGGGTCTAATATTTTAATAAACGATGATTTTAAAGCTAGTGTTATTGACTGGGGATTGAGTGGAATACAAAAAAATAATGAAATACCTGATATTGTCAAATCACGACCATTTATGTTTAACATGCCTTTTAGTATTTGTTTATTTGACCATGAATTTAAACCATTCATTAAATTTTACATAGAAAATACATTAACGTCATTGGCTCTTACAAAACCAGTTTCATTAAATGAAATACGACAAGAAATAAAAATGTTTATGATTAAATGGATTTATGAGTTTATGGATAAAGGCGGAAAAGGACATTATGATTATATATCTTCAATGATTAAGAAATTACTGTTTACGGACATTGCAAATTTTCCTGAAAGAATATCATTAGATAATGTAGACCATGCAAAATTAAATAATATTATTACTCTAGAATTTGAAAATGAATATATGGTCGATGAACTTACTGAAATAGTCATTCAATATACTAATTTAAACGGAACATTTAATGATGAGGCATATTTTAACAATGCATTTAAGCATAACGCTGATGTTTGGGGTTTTTTAACTTGTTATACCGATGATCTTATTCGTGTATTATTAGATTATGATGCAAATTATTTAACTTATACACAAAGTGTTGAATTACTATATGCTATTAAAAATATTGCACATAAATATATGTTTAATGCAAAACATGCAATTCATCCAATTGACATAGATGCATTGGCGAGGGATTTAAAACAATTAAATTATATAGTTGGAGGTTCGTTGCACTCGCATGGTATCATAAGTATCACCCCTCCAAGTATAAATAAATCTTTTATCTCAAACCATCATGTTATTAATATTCCACCCACACCCCCTACTCCACCTCATATTATAGTTATTTCATCATCCAAATCTAAATCCAGATCTAAATCTAAATCCAAACAAACAGAACCAAACCAAATTGTTAAAAAATCAAGAAAGCAAAGAGTAACATGTGATGAACCAAAAAAAATACGTTGTAGAACTATCGGAAAAATATGCAATGAATTAACTGGAAGATGCAATAATCCCAAAAAATAAAATTATAATTAAGTTGATCTCAATGCGTCCAAATGCGGTTATTTATAATTATTATAATAATCATAATAATTATTATACTTAAACATGAATGATTTAGATAAGCTTAATTTACAAAAAATGATTTCTGCAAATAATGTCGAAGATGTGACGGATGATATTCGTCGAAAAAAACACAGCACTCGCATCAGAAACGATGTAAAGCAATTAGTCTCAATACGAACAGAAATGGCAAATTTAGGGATTACAACAGACCAATCAGATTTTGACAATCTTTGCATTGCAAACTGCAATTTCTTATTTAATAATTATACTGATATTTACAATAAACTTAAAAAAAATGAGATTGATTTAGACATACTTAATACATTTTTAGATGTTTTGGAACAAATTGAAAATGGAGAATTAGACCAACATACAGGATCATTTAAAATTGGAAATATTCTAAAACAATTATACATTGATAGCGCTATTAGAAAAGGTGCAAACATAGATAACGCTATAGACGCTCAAGAACCTGTAGTAGAGAGAAAAGAAACTAAACAGATTTCATGGAACCAATGGAAACAAATGAAAAATGCATAAAATACACGTTTGGTTTATCCAGACTCTCGCGATGCTATCTCTTTATTCACAAAAAATACTTTACACAAAGGTTTAATCACCTTATTTTCCTTTTCATTAATATCTTGGGTTGTTTCTCTCACGATATGAATATATTCCTCTTTGTCTTGATTATTATCCATAAAGTTTGGTTTATTGTCAATAAATTTCTTTATATTTTGACTTTGTTTTCTAGATACACTTCTAATGGCTTCTTTAATTTTATTTTGATTTTCATCTTTTTCCCATGTTTCATTTTTTATATATAATGTTTCTCTTTTAACATCAGTGCAATGAAGAGGTCTCTCAAACAATGATAATTTATTCATATTCTCGATAAATATATTAGTTATTCCATCGGTTAATCCTTTTGATTTTGTAAAAAGTAAATTAGGCAATGTTATCTCTATTGATTTAATAAATTCGTCCATGCTTATTGCATTTTTACATTTCTCATTAAGAAACACATTTAAATTAAAATTATTTGTAATATTGTTATTATTATTTGTAATATTAGAATTTCCTAATTTTGGAATAATTTCATTAATTTGTTTGGATTGTTCATTTAATTGCCTTGATTGTTCAATAATAATATTTTTAAATTCTGCATTCGTATTAACCATTTGAAGAAACATTTCTTTAAAATCTATATTAGTTTCATTTACATTATTATTTATGCATAATGCTTCAGTATTTTGTTTTTGAATGCATGTCTTATTGTGACGATATAAATTTGTCAAATGCTTATATTGTTTACCGCATTTACATTTGAATACCGCGTCTGCATCATTTGTTGCAATACCATTATCGGGTTGCATTTTTATGGTTGCATTTAGTTGCTTTTTATGCTTATCCGTCTCCAAATGTTTATTGAAATTAAATTTATTATATGCATTAAAGTCACAATATTCGCAATGATATTTTATTGCATTTTTTATTTGCAAGATTGCATTTTTTTGTATATCATCATAAATCATTGAGTGCTTACTGGTTGATAAATGTTTTTCATAATTATATTTATTAGACGTTATAAATGCACATGGTTCACATGAAAATCGATTTGCATTTTTTGCATTTTTTTGTATATCATTTTGTATCATTTTTATATCATTAGATTTTTCTTTCTAAATTTTTTTTGGAGAAAAAACCATATTTTTGTGATTTTTTCTTATGCTTTGAATGATATTTTATAAATTAATATTGTTACGATCTATGATAAGATCCCTCGCTAAATCCGTTTTTCTAATTTTTACAAAATTTTCGTTTTTTTCATTTTCAAAAGTAATCCTGGAATTTCAAAAAAAACCATGTCCATTTTTTAAGAATCGAAAATAGAATTGGAACGAAAAAACGAAAATTTTCTTTAAGTAGGACTTTATAAATATATTAATTATATTTTTCATATAAATCTCTCGCAGATTGTGTTTCTATAATGACTTCTGGCAATCCGCCAGGCCAATCTTTATAAGCCATTGCCTTACTTGTTGGTCTATCCAAATCGAGTAATTGTTTAAGTGCCAATATGCGTCGCTCTAATGGAAACATTCCTTGTGGTAATTTTCTGGACAATTGTTTAAACCTCCATTCGAATTGCAATGCTGCTGACCAATCAGGAAACCCCTTTACATGCAATGCACGAATCCATTGGTTGCCTTTATTGACTTTAGCACTTGTTGCAAACGCGCCTCCTTTGATTTCCTTATTATGCTGTCTTAATCGTCTCTCCAAATTGACAGTCGCTCCAACATATGTTGCGTTATCACTTGAAACTAGCAAATAAACATAAAAGTTTGACGATTGTATGTCTTCTTCTTTGATTTCCTCTTCCATTAAAATTAAATTATATGATTTATTTATTATTTTATCGTATAATTGAATAAATTTAAATACATTATTAATAATACAACATACGTCAAATACAAAGCACTTCAAATGCCATATACTCTTGTTATTGTTGAATCCCCCGCAAAGTGCAAAAAAATTGAAGATTATCTTGGTTCCGGTTATAAATGTATTGCAAGTTTTGGACATATTCGCGAATTAGCGGGTGGTCTCGAATCAATTGATTTTAATAATCATTTTGCTCCAAGATTTAGAATTTCTGAAAATAAAATGGCTCAAGTTGAAAAAATAAAAAAAGCGATTGCTCATAGCAGTGATATATTATTGGCTACAGACGATGATCGTGAAGGAGAAGCAATTGCTTGGCATTTATGTGATGAATTTAATTTAAATGTTAATACTACAAAGCGCATTATATTTAATGAAATTACCCAATCCGCTTTGCAACGCGCTGTTGGATCACCAACGACCCTCAATATGGACTTAGTCAATGCTCAGCAATCGCGTCAAATTCTTGATTTAATTGTTGGATATAAATTATCGCCAATGTTGTGGAAATATATAAATCATAATTCTAAACATAGCTTATCTGCGGGGCGTTGTCAGACCCCTGCATTGCGTTTAATCTATGATAATCAAAAAGAGATTGAAGCTAATCCAGGGAAACAAGTCTATTTGACAACAGGATATTTTACAAACATGATGCTTCCGTTTAGTTTGGATTATGATTATGAAGGAGAAGAAAAAATGGGTGATTTTTTAGAAGAAACAGTTAATCATACACACATTATTACAATCAATGAGCCAAAAAATACCACAAAAAATCCACCTATTCCATTTACTACTAGTGCAATTCAACAAGCTTCAAGCAATGAATTTAAATTCTCTCCAAAAGAAACCATGTCAATTTGTCAAAAACTTTACGAGAAAGGATTTATTACATATATGAGAACAGACAGCACAATTTATAGCAAAGAATTTATTGATAAATCAAAGGAATATATTAAAAAAACTTACGGAGAGAATTACATTAATGACAATATAGATAATTTAGCAGAAGGAAAAGCCGTAAAGGCAACTAAAAAGAAAAAAAACGACGATAAACAAGTAAAAGCTCAGGAGGCACATGAGGCAATTCGTCCAACTGACATTAATATTACAGCTCTTCCAGATGACATGGAACCTAAAGAGAAAAAATTATATAGACTCATTTGGACAAATACGGTTGAAAGTTGCATGGCACCTGCTTTATATAAATCATTGTCAGCATCGATTGCTGCGCCAGCTGAACATAAATATAAATATACTACAGAACAAGTTATATTCTTAGGGTGGAAAATAGTAGTTGGAGGTGTAGAAAATGTAAACCCAATTTATGCGAGTTTGTTCGCAATGATGAATAAAAACGGGACCAAAATTCAATATAAAAAAATTGTTTCAAAATCAACATTAAAGGAATTAAAATCACACTATACTGAAGCCAAACTCGTTCAAGAGTTAGAACATAAAGGAATTGGTCGTCCTTCTACATTCTCGTCATTAATTGATAAAATACAAGAACGAGGATATGTTAAGCGAGAGAATATTACAGGCAAAACGGTAAAATGCGTCGATTTTGAATTGGTGGATGAGGAGATAACCGAACTTTCAACTGAACGCGAATTTGGCAATGAAAAAAATAAATTAGTTATACAACCATTAGGTGTTTTAGTTTTAGAATTTCTAATTAAGCATTATGATGCTCTATTTAATTATGAATATACTAAACATATGGAAGATTCGTTAGACCACATTGCAAAGGGCGATAAAATATGGCATGAATTATGTCATGATTGTGATGAACAAATTCAAATGTTATCATCCCAAATAAAAGAAGATGAAAAACCTGAACCAATTCGAATTGATGATAAGCATGAGTATGTTATTGGCAAATATGGCCCTGTAATTAAGGTTAAACCTGCAAGAAAAGGATTAAAATCTTCATTTCTTCAAATCAAAAAAGATATTACAATTGATATGGATAAACTAAAACGCGGAGAATATAATTTAGAAGATTTGATTGAGAATAATAAGTCAGACACTCGAACAAACACTGCATCTAAAAAAGGGGAAACTATATTAGGCAAATATAATGAAGAAAATGTAATCCTTAAAAATGGGCAGTATGGATTATATGTTCAATGGGGGGATAATAGAAAATCTCTCAAAGGAATTGACATTGAGGAAGAAAACATAACATTAAATGATGTAATTAAAATTATTAATAAACCAGTCACGACCCTTAAACCAACACATGATGGTTATGCAGACTCTCAACAAACTTCGCCTGGATTAGTTCGACACTTAAATGAACAACTAAGCATAAGAAAGAGTCAATACGGAGATTATATTTATTATAAAACAAAGGCAATGACTAAACCGAAATTCTTAAAATTAAAAGGTTTTAAAGGTGACTATTTAAATGGTGACGTTAAATTAGTAATTGATTGGATTTCTACTACATATAGCATATAAAGTATAACGAATATGAATATTAGATACTAAAAATAAAATATGAATATTATGAATTATATATTGTTGGTGTTCTCATAGAATAATTTTTTTCAATTTCATTTCTAATTTGATTAATTTCAAGACTAAAATTAAATGGTGTATCCTTAAAATTCACTAGACGTCCATCATGGTATCTAAATCTAAATTTTAGTTTTGATACTTTATCAATTGGAGGTATATAATAGCCACAGTTGTTTAAATATAAATTGATGCTATCGAATGAATAAGACGGAACATTAGCCGTTATCGGTATTTTAATAAATGCAGAGTTAATTCTGCCTCCATAATCATTTTGATAACTATCTGTAGTTCTAGTTGAATATGGTTTGAGTTCATCCACATAATTAAATCTCTCAATCTCCATGTATATAGCGTTTTCGCCTTGGTTTTTAACAGACAAAGGAGCTTTTAAATAATAAGATGGGAGAGACGTACCAGCAGGCAACCATAAATAATTAGAAGATCCATATGAATTATAATAAAATATAATTCCATTACTGCCTGCACTTTCTAACAATGGAACTGGGGTATATTCTTGTTTTTCAAATCCTAGGTTCCATGGCAATCCCCATTGAGATGCTCTCTCAAAGACATCTGGCTGTTCACATTGATTTAATACATAGTCAACTTTAGTGTCAAATAAAAACTTGAATGAATCTTCTATATTACCAAAATGCAAAGAATTAGACACACTATCATAATACACTTTAAAGTTTAAATAAGATGTTGCAAAAACTAAACCAGTTGTTTTTAAATAATCATTAATTGCCTGATTTAGCTTATTTTGTATTTCATTTGCCAATTGAGTACCCGAATAAGCACCATCTTGAATAGTAATGGTATACACATATGAAGCATTATTCAATAATGCAAGATACCAGTCTTTTGCAACATTTTGAGGATTTAATTTGAATAATAATTTTGTATTTTGGTAATCGTTATTAAAAACTTCTGTGACTGATGGCAAAGATATATCGATTAAACGTATGGTTTCAACATTCGTATAAACTGCTGGACATTCAATCGCAAATGTATTCGAAAATGGCCACTTGCGAATATCCCTATCTTCTGCATGAACTGTTAATATTTTTTTATTTAAATTATACGTCTGCTGTCTAGGTATTAATTGATGTGAATTAACTGTATTATACATTATACATACTATGTAGATTATATTTGTAAATTAAAATACTAATATAATTTATATATGATTCCTCTAAACTCAAATGATAATCCTTATAATTTAATGATTTTCAGTGCAATAACTGCAATAGGATTTATATTGAAGATGTTTTTCTCACAAAATATATCAAAAGGCGGAATAGATGGTCCTGCCAATGCATCAATAATGGGGTATTCTGTTATAATATTTGCATTGCTTGGTTTATTGTTTATTGCGTTTACTTTAGCGAGTAAAAGTAGTTTTTCATCAAGTGCGTTAGCGATTATAACAGGTTCAATGCCAATTGTATTTTTATTGGGAATTTTAATTTGGAAATTAATTATGAATATTAAATATCAAAAACGAATTAATAGAGGCAATGTTCCATCTGATTATTCGAAAATGGATAATATTTCAACTATATTAATTATGTTCCAATGCATTGTAATATTCATGTTTTTATCAAAACAATCCGTTGCCGCAAGCAATGTAAATAATGTAGCAACACCAATTACAAAAGCATATACATTATTAGCATCACAAACCGGATCATTAAGTTATTTATTCGGGGTTATTAATGTATTAATGCTTACGTATATGCAGGTTCTACTAAATCAATATTCAACTGATGGTTAATCTCAATAAATTTAAATGTTAATCCATACTCTGTAGATGATTCCCAAATTCCTGATATTTTTAAGATATATGAATTCGAAATTGCATTGTCCATAATATATTTAATATAGCCTGTCGATATTTGTTCACTCAATTTGAAATTTTTCTTTTTATGCAATGGATATTGATGTAGTGCATGTTTTTCAAGTATTGATTTCTCGACATTTTTAATAAATTCTATTATATCTAAATTGTCTTGAACGTTAGCAAGCAATTTTATTTTATTGCCATCATTTGATTTATATAAGGTTTTAAACGGAACATTTACATATATGCCATTCAACACCATAATATCAGTTGAATATAAAATTCTTATAAATAATCCATTGTCTATGATTGAATTTTTAATTGGTTCATTAAAAAAAACACTGTCTATGTCAATTTCATTTTGATTTAATACCACATTCATTTATTATATTATAATTAATCACACAGATAGTAATTCTTAGTAAATATTATTTAAGTTATAGTTATATTTATTCAGATTTCTCTCAACACTTGCCCAAGGATTGTCATGAATATGATGTTATCATTAGAGAGATTTTTGTATTTATCAAAATCGTGTATTTTGTGTTCTAATTCATTGAATGCATTTTGAATTTTAACCGAATTATTATTCAAAACAGTATTATCATCAACCAAAACATTTATATAATCCATCCAGACTTTTGCTAATTGAGAGTCTTGCGATTTATATATTAGCATTTGAATTAAATCGGAGCGTTCCATTTGTTGTTATTTTAACGCCTCAATATATTTTATTAATTGTTATGTTTATATTCTAATATGTAAATTCAATTGTGACCATAAATAAAAATAAAATACAATCCTATTATACAAAAACATATACCAACAATATCAAATTTTGTTATTTCTTCTTGAAAAACTAAATATCCAATTGTTAACATGCTTATAATGCTTAATATTGACCATACAAAATTTGTAATTCCTATTCCGTTGAAATCATAGCATTTATTCAATAACAAACAGACAACTCCGTATGAAATCATTGCAACTAAAATATACAATCTATTATGTTGTGATTTACTTTTTCGAATATGATACTGTGCAATGCTTTCAAATAATACTATTGCAAGAATTAAGATGATATAAAATAAAAAATTATCCTCACGATTACGTTTATTTGCCATTTTACTGGTGTATATTATATATTATACAAATAGTAATTTATTTATTTGGTGTGGAATTTACATCCATAATTGTAAATCTGCCAATTTTACGAACAGTATCCTGCTTTGTTATGGGAATATCATACACAATAAATCTTCCTGTTTTTTTTGGATTGAGTTTTGGATCAATTGATGATAATAATGTTTGCAGTTCTGAAGTGTTTGATGTTGTACGATTATTTGTTTCAGTCGCGTTATTTATGATCACATTCGAATGCAATTGCGTTTTATTATTTTTTATTGATGATTTATTGTTTCGTTTCAATGAAAATCTTCCAGACCTACGCATTTTAAGCAAGGGTGACGAAGATGCAGATGGCGACGGTGGTGGTTTATATAATTTTAAATATGGTTTCTTTGATTTATTATTTTTATCTACATTTGAATTTACATCCATAATTGTAAATCTTCCAATTCTTCGCGTTTTTGGGCTTTGTTGTTGTTTTATGGTTTCAATTTCTGTTATTGTAAATCGCCCTATTTTTCTACTTTTCAATATTTTATCTTGGGACATTATAATTATACTACATAAAATATAAACCTATTCAATATAATTTTAGTATTTGAAACTGTTATAATTATAATTATAATATTATTAAATAAAGAGTTATGTAGTATTAGTATTAATTAAAAATATAAATGAAATTTTATGATACGCATTTTGAAGATTATATTGAAACAAATAATGAACTCGATTTACATCCAAAAATAACTGCTTTACATAAAAAATTTCCATCGTCTATATACGATTTTCGTAATCTTATATTTTATGGACCAAAGGGTGTCGGCAAATATACACAAATGTTAACCGCAATTAAGCAGTATAGTCCTAGCCAATTAAAATACGAGAAAAAAATAATTGTAACTTACAATAAAACCGTTTATTTTTTTAAAATCAGTGACATTCATTTCGAAATTGATATGTCTCTGTTAGGATGCCAGTCAAAAATGTTATGGAACGAAGTATATAGTCAAATACTTGACATTATATCGGCAAAAAATGATAAGATAGGAATAATTGTATGTAAATATTTTCATGAAATCCATAGCGAACTTCTTGAAACCTTTTATAGTTATATGCAAACATTAAATCAACAGTCTATTTCTCTCAAGTTTATATTATTAACAGAAGAACTTAGTTTCATTCCTGAAAATATTTTAAACTGTTGTCAAGTTATACCTGTACCTAGACCATCCAAGTCGCAATATAATAAATGTCTTAAAAAGAAATTAACCAATGATTTCTCTCTTGATGAGATTACAAATATGAAAAATATTCATGCTTCTATTACTCAATTAATGAAACCATATGAAATAACATGCAATAAAATCATAGATGAAATATTAAATATTGAAAATCTGAAGTTTATCTATTTTAGGGATCTTCTTTATGAAATTTTTATTTATGACCTTGACATTACTGATTGTATGTGGTATATATTAAATGTGTTGATCAATAAAAAATTAATTAATAAAAATGACATAACCGATATATTAATAAGAACATTTACATTTCTTCAGTATTATAACAATAATTATAGACCTATTTATCACTTAGAGAATTATATATTCTATTTAATATCAAAGGTTCATGGATTTTAGCAAAGCGATTAATATATTAGGTTTAACGACAAAATTTACAGATAAGGAATTAAAACAAAGTTATCATGCATTAGCTTTAAAATGGCACCCAGATAAAAATAATGATAGTATGTCCAAATTAAAATTTCAGGAGATTTCATCTGCATATGAATATTTAAAATCCTGTTGTATAAGCGAGCCAACTTCTCATACAACCGATACAACAAGCAATAGTAAAAATAATCCAGATGAACAAAATAGTGCTCCATTCGATACAAATGTTGATTTTTTCGATTTATTGCATACGTTTACATCTAAGATAACAGGCAAAGCTATAAGCTCACAAGTCATATTGAATATTATAGAACAAGTTATATACAATTGTGATGCAATATCAATTAAATTATTTGAAGGTTTAGATAAGGATAGTTCATTAAAATTATATAATTATATTAAGCAATATTCAGATGTATTAAATGTGTCAAATGAAACATTAGAAAAAATCTCTCAAGTTATTCATGATAAATTTAAAGATGATCAAATTATTAAACTGCATCCTACTATAGATAATCTGTTAAACGATGAGGTATATAAACTTGAAATTGAAAATGAAAAATATATGATACCATTATGGCATCACGAACTAACATATGAGTTGTCTGGAAATGAGCTACGCGTGTTAATTATACCAAAACTAAAACATCATATATCAATTGATGGTGATAATAATTTGCATATTAATTTAAATGCAAAAATCAATGGTTTATTGACTTCAAAAAAAATAGAATTTAAATTAGGCGAAAAAGTATTTGAAATTCCGTGCAATAAATTAAAATTAAAAGAATATCAATCTTTTACATTTTATAAAATGGGAATTTCAACAATACAAGTAAATGATATATACAACGTTTCATCGCGTGCTGATATAATTATTCATTTAACATTACTTGATGTCGAATAAAAAATATAGTAATATATTTTATTTTTTATTCAATTCATTTTAAACTATAATCTACAACTACACTATTCTAATTATTTATTCATCTGCCTTCTTGCGGCGAACAACCTTCTTCTTCTTGGATGCTTCTGGCTCGACTTCATCTGCGTCCGGCTGAGATGATACGGTTTCAACTGGTGCGACCTCCTGATGTACTGGTGCTGGCTCGTCGCCTTCTTCATCGCTGTCTTGAACTGTAACTCCAACTGCCTCTTCATCATCGCTACGCACATCATTGTTGCGACTACGAGATGATGTCGTTTCCTTCTCATTATCAGCAATCATTATATGGCATTTACCTTTAAGACTTTGAGGCGGCTTAACAACTGCCTGGAAAAGCTTCCAAGTTACACCAAACTTACCATTCGCAAACCAAATACCACCACACTGAATTACACATGCGATGCGAGTTAGCTTAGGAACAAGCTCCATAGGAGAACTCGCATCATCACTTGGCCAAATCTGACGCTGCTCAGTGTTATAAAGCTCAATCTTCCACTCGCCATCCCAATAAGGAACCTTAACGCGAAGGCTAGGCGAACGAGAATAATCAAATTCCTGTGTATCCTTATTCTTAGGATACTTAAGCATCGGTGTCCAAAGCGCATCAACAACCTCAGCACTCATCTTAGGCTTATTAAACCATTCCTTAGAATTATTAACAGCATCCTCCTTAATTTTAGCCTCAAATGCCTTCATCTTTTCAAGGAATGCTTCGCCATCTGCATCCGGATAATCAGAGTTGGGAAATTGAAGCGACAAATCATATGAACGCTTGCCAGTCTTATCGTCCACAAATTCACTTAGTCCCCAAGTAAGCATAAGTGGGGTAGAAAGCATAGTCGTTTTCTTTACACGATTATTAAGAATAGCAACATTCTTTCCGCCAACTGAATTAACCTTGGGCTTGGCATAAAACATATCCGTCTCCGGAGTATAAGAAGTAATATTAACGATTTGAGAGCTCGACATTGTTATTGTTGTTGTTGTTTGATATGATTTAATATTTAGGCAAAGCTTTAAATCAATTTTCCGTTAAATTCACTTGAAAATAGGTGTCACCAAATTGAAATGCGTTAAATGTTTCCGCATGCATATTTATTTAGAATTAAATAAGTATTTTAATTTTATAAAATTGAAACATAATGTAGTTTCTGTTGTTCTGTTTAACACAATACAATGACTAAGATTAAGACTAATAATCAAACCGCAACATTAAACCCGTCTGACATTTTATTCACCCATAGTGTGATCAGTGAGAGATTTACTGGATGTGGAAAGTTATTACGCGAAACATTGCAAGAAATAATAAATAATAAAACTTTAATTAATGATATACCAAAAATTAAGGTATTTTATATAACTAATGGGAAAAATATTATTTACATGTCAGAGAATAATCGTCGTCTATGGGTATTTAAGGAATTGCATCGAAATGGAATCATTGATACAATAAATGTTCGTTTAGAAAAGGCTACTCATAAAAAATATTTTAATAATTCTAATTCATATTCATTAAATGCTAGACTAAAATGATGGTAATACATGGTCTCCTACATTTATAGCAAAATAATTTATTTATGACATATTACTTATTTTTATTGTTATGATTTAACGTATTGATATAATACGTCGATTATAATATCTTTGGTTATTGGTTTTGAAAATGCATTTTTTGCGCCATATTTAATAAACTCGTCAAGTTGTTCCTTAAGCGCATTTCCAGTAATTCCAATAATAATTGCAGTAGGGTCTAATTCTAATATGTTTTTTGTTGCAATATTTCCATTTTTAATCGGCATTTCTTGATCCATAAACACAATTGAAAATGGTTCCCCTTTATTAAACTCACGAGCATAAATATTTACTGCTTCATTGCCATCACGAGCTGTAATAATATTTTCTATATTAATATGTTTTAACATATTTGTCATTAGTTTTATAATAATAATATTGTCATCAACAACAAGAATTTTATGATTTATAATATGTTTCAATGATTTTGATTTAACCATTTTCTCTCTCTCAATAGTCTCTACATCTCTTATTTCATCCTTTTTATTAAGAGAAAAATTGTCTGGAATTATAAGAGGTATAGTAAAATAGAATGTGCTTCCTTTTTTATAAATACTATTAAATCCTATTGTTCCATTGTGTTTTTCAATAATTAATTTACAAATACTTAAACCTGCACTTGAAATGCCTTGTTCAATAACTTCAGAATTAATTACCATTTCTTTATATGTTTTGAAAATGTCCGCTTTATATTTTTCTTCAATGCCTTCACCATCGTCTGAAATTTCAAACTTAATATATTTATATATTTGATTATCTTTAGTCTCAGTTTCTTCTCTCATCGAAAAATAAATATGTTTACCTTCTTTAGTATATTTTACAGCATTTGTAAGTAAATTAATGATAACTTGTTTGATTTTTATATAGTCAGCAACAATAGCAATGTTACATTCAATCAAATTAACATAAGAGAAAATAATATTTTTTGTATTTATTTCACTTTGCATTTCGTAAACACATTTATTAAATAAGTCACGAACCATAAATTGTTTAGGATGTATTTGAATATCAATTTGTTTAAAATTTTCAACAGATATAACATCATTCAGTATATCCTTTATAATTTTTGATGAGTCTTGTATATCTGACATGGAATCAACAACATTTTTTAATTGTTTAATATTATTTTCAGGTTCATTGATATATGTTATTAAATTATCACTTGCGATATTGATTACATTTAAGTAATTTCTTATTTCATGAAATATATGAGTTATAAAATTCTTTTTTGCTATTGCCGATTTTTCAAACATTTGGGTCATTTTATTAGAGAGTATTGATGTAATATTTCGGCATATAATGTGATATTGACTATTATTATAATATATAATACAAAATAGTTCAATCTCTTGTAGAGTAATCATTGTGTCATATGTTTGTAAATTATTTTGAATCATATTAGTTAATTCATTGTTTAGTGACACATTAAAAGAGGATAATAATTTATTTGTATATTCAGTTTCATTAAATGTGTAAGTCATTCCATTTATTTTATTTATTTTATCATTAATGAATGTTTTAATAATAAATTCATTATTTATGCACTCTATGCAAATATTAAATCCAATAATAATGTAATTTTTTTCAATATTAATAATCCAAAAACATTCAGAACCAATAAGTAATTGAACTATTAACAAATTATAAATATAATTTGCATAACTAACTTTAATAGTTTGTTGTTCTAGAGTTAAAATTGAAATGTCAATTGTTTCAATTAATTCGCAAGGATGGAACCCATATATGTTTATAAACCGTTCTTCACCAAAAATAATTTGTTTTGTAGAATTTATAATTAACATTACGTATGTTAACATACTTGGATATATTTATGTAAGTATTTGAATAATAATGTATAAAATAATTATTTTGGGTTTGTAATTATTTTATTTTTATTTTATAATTTAATTAGAATAATGCAACACTTAAGCGGTCTCGGCACCCTTGGTTGCCTTGGCAAAGTGGGGGCTCATGTAGCGCTGGAGATTGAAGTAGGTGAGCTCATCAGCATCATTGAGCTTGAGAAGCTTGGAGAGGTGGGCATCAGGGTTAATCTTGCGACCATTCTCCTTGTCCTGGAGATTGTGCTTGCGGATGTAAGCGTTAATCTCACGGGTAACCTCAGTGCGAGCCATCTCAGTACCAGATGCCTTTCCAAGGAAAGAGGCAAGCTCAGGGGAAATGAGAGTAGGCTTTACGAAACCACTTGGGGAGCGGTTGCCAGATTTGCGGCGGCGCTTAGCAGATGCCTTGTTGGCAACCTTGAGCTCACGAGACGCACGCTTCTCAAGCTGACGGAACTCAGTCTTAAGAGAAGAGAGCATGGTGGTGACCTGCTGAAGCTTACCGAAAAGATCAGCAAATGCAGCAGAGAGAGCAGCCTCAGAAAGGGGCTGAGCCTCAGCCTGGGCATCAGCAGCCTCAGTCGCAACAGCGGGAGCAGCAACGGCAGCAACAACAGGGGCAGCCGCGGGGGTGGCAGCAGCCTTGGTCTTCTTCTCAGCCTTGGGGGCGGCAGCAGCAGCAACAGCCTTAGGAGCAGCAGCGGCAACCTTGGGGGCAGCAGCCGCCTTTGCGGCGACTACGGGGGCAACAGTTTCGGTTTCAGTAGACTTCTTAGAGCTAATACGGGGCATTTTATTATATACTACTATAGTATTTCTTTTTTAAGTGTTTTAACGCAATAAATATATTTCGCATTGGCAACCCTTATAAATTGCCTAAAAAGAACCTAAGATATGTGAGCAACCGATTGAAATAACCATGGCAACGCATCCGCAGCATTTTTATTTACTAAAGTTAATGCACTTAAGACGAATGATGCACCTAAATATTGACTATCTTTATTTATTCCTGAATTAATAAAACGGTCAATTATAATTAATGTTGTCCTCTTAATATAATTAATATCAATATTTCTCCCAAAATGATAGTCGTAAAATTGAATATTTCTAAATGGATCACCGTCTGGGCAAATATTATATTTTGTATCAAAATCCAGATTAGCTCTATATGCCCAAATGTCTAATATTTCTCTCTGAAATTGGATAAGTTGTCTAACAGATAAAGATTTAAACCATTCTACATCAGTATAATTTCCTAATTCATCCATTTTTTGAAATAATGCAATCGCTCTAGCATCAATCATCTGATTCATGTCCATTGTATTTTCATCTTTTTTAATATTAATGTCAATCTTATATTTGAGTAAGCGACTTAAACTAATTAATTTTTTTAAATTATCTTGAACATAAATTGGAATTTCATTTCGATTGTATGGATTAAGAACACTTCCTTTTAATTCTGGTGGTGTTTTTGCAATTAGATTAAATAACGAAATTACATCAAAACCATATATATAATTATCTTTGTCTTTATAACTAAAAAATTGTGAGTAAGGTATGTCTTTTAACTCTTCCATTGAGAGAAAATCAGTACCATTCACACATATGTCGCGTTTTATAATTGCTGGACCATGATAATAATTATAGGATTTAATTAAATATCTTTTATATGCCCGTTGAATTTTGATAATCTTGTTTGAATTTATATTTTCTTTAAAATGTGCTCTCAATCTCTCAATCAATATAGGTTTAGTTCCAGATAGTTTGAGAGATAATGCTCTGCAGAATTCCTTTAATTGAGATGCATCAAACCTTTTATATGTAGGATTTTCATTTAATTCGTCAAAATCATTATATGTTAATTCGTTCACATTTAAATTGCAATATTTTTTATTATTGTTTTTAATTTTGTTTTTAATGTTAGACACATTAGATGTGGTATTTATTACATCAATTGAATTATTTTCACAGGCTGAAGTCATGCGTGTTTAGTATCTTATTATATCCTTATAGAATAATTTCTTTTAATCATAATCAAAAATATTTAAAGGGTGTAATTGAAAGTATTTGAATAATCGCATGTGTTATTGAACGTCTTATGTATCATAAAATAATAATTATATTTAGCAATTATATATGCCAAAAACACGCAAACACGGAAGTCTCCATTCGCGTTCAACTCGCAAACATCGCGGAGGTGCTCAAATTCTTACACAGAAGTCATTTGATGAATTAATTAAAAATATGTTAGAAGTTTTAACAATTGTCCGTTTATATCACTGGAAGACACATTCATATTCAACTCATGTAGCATCTGGCAATTTATATGACAGTTTATCTGGCAATATTGATAAATATGCTGAAGCTATGATTGGAAAGGCAAATGGACAATATAGAATTGATATGTCAAATTACAAGACTCTCCACATTCATGGTGTTGACAACAATAAAGTGTTAGCAACAATGATTAAAAAATTTATTAATGATGTAAATAAATTCCATTCCAAATTGCACGATTATGAATACAGTGAAATTAAGAATATTAAAGATGAGATTGTTGGTGATTTAGATAAGTTCTTGTATTTACTTACACTTGCTTAAGATGCAATGACAAAATATTGAAAAGTGTAATATTATTACACTGACTGTAGAGTCTTGTAGTTCAATGTATAAAATTATTATTATGATTTCAAGAAAATTGAAACCATAATTATTGTATTAATTAAATGTATCTATTGCAATACTTACGTTTAACATGGAACAGACCTTGAATAAAATCTCAACTGAAGGACACAAGATTAAAAAACATCTATCTTCATCTTATAAACCAGTGCGTCTTATTATTGAAGAAACCAGTTTTATTGAGCTTGTTTCTGAATATGAGAACAGTGATTTTATTCCAAGTAATATAATTGATCAATTATTAGTTGCGACAATGTCATCTCGCGAAATTGTTCATAAATATTCAAATGAACATTTAATTATAAAAATAAAAGTCAATGATTTATTGACTGCACCTATTACAAATTGGGAATATAATCGTCCGCCTGATATGTGCCGATGCAAAGACATCGCCAGATATATTTATAAATCGAAATCTCCATTAGATACTATGATTTATGCAAGCTATAATAATAAAAAAAAATCATTTGACATTATTGACGGAATACATCGGTATACTGCATTAAAAATAATAAAAGAAGAAAATAATAAACAGCTTGATTTAATTAGCGAAAATGAATTTGGTCATAATAATAATGCAAGCTGGCTCTATAACTCATACATTTTAATGAACATTCGTTTTAATTTTACACAAGGAGATATTATTGAATTATTTCAAAGTCTTAATAAAAGTGCCCCTATCCCGGATTTATATATTCGAAATGTAAATGAAGATAAGAAAAGAATTATTGAACAAATCGTTAATTACTGGCAAAATAAATATCCTTCACACTTTTCATCAAATCCGCGTCCAAATAGACCTAATATTAATAGAGAGCAATTTATTAATATTATTGACAAGGTATATGACAACAAACGCATTCAAGAACATGCAGATGGGTATAGAGCATTATTAACGATTTTAGACAATGCAAATGAAACAATAAGCACAAACATTCCTAGAACTAAGAAACTGAAACCAACTGACAATATTATTAAAAAATGTAAAGAGTCTGGGTGTTGGTTGTTTCTGTATCCAGAAGATAAATTATCGGATGTAATCTAATCATATTATGTTGTCTCTACTCTAATAAAATTCTAATAATGACATTCTCAATGATTTTTTTAATAATTCTGTTAATTGAATACTTTTACTTTTATATTTTTCATTGTAGTCGTTAATGCATTTAAATGCATCTAATAGATTTTTTGAATTATAGTTGATTTTAATAAAATCAAAAAACGAATCAATGTTGCGTTGTGTTCTATTGAATTTAATTAATTCTAAGTTGTTATCATTGCACCATTCAAGAAATCCAATATAATTATTTAACAAAACTGTAGTTAATATGTAATATGAAAATACATTGGTGTGTTCTTTATATAAGTTATCTCGTGCTGTTTTGCTTACTTCATTATCACTATATAAGTCTTCATATGTAAGACCCATGTATTCTAATACAGTTTGACATTTATAAAGGGCATAAATTCTCTCTAATTGTATAAGACATTCCCAGTATAGGTAAAATGCTTCTTGATTGTTTTTATTGTCTAACATAAAATAACTAATAAACATTGCATTTAACATGCGACCCCATATTTCACAATATGCTTCATATACTCGAAAGTTACTATTTATTGGATATAACGTTTTAATTTTATGATTTATTGTTCTTTGGTCAAAATTCGAAAAATCCAATCCAAATATATGAAATGTTTCGTGAATTAAAACTTTAAACCATTCTTCTTTTCTGTAAATAACAATCTCTCCAGAGTATGAACATGAAGTTGTAAATCCTGTATTTACATTCTCACTTGAGAGAATTTCATAATTAGTCTCTGGGAGTAGTTTTCTGAAATTAGTTAGATATATAAAAATATTTAATTCTTTTGCACATACACTTGAACTATATAAACTAATTACATAAATTAACATATACGCCATTGTAGCATATCTGTCATATTTTGATATATCTTCATCAATCTTATATAAATGAAATAATATATTGATTTTTCTATCATTTACAGAGCAAGAATATTTAATACATTTAATGGTATTTAATAAAATATGTTCTTTTACGATTGACGGAAAAAATGTACTGTTATATACAGTTGGTAATTGCATTTGTGTAGATGTTTCTATGTGTTGAATTGTTCTAGTAAAGCAATTGCTTGCTTTCATTCGTTTAACATATTTGTCTGCATCTTTAATTTCAAGAAATAATTTATCAAATAACATGTGTGTTCTCTTATGGATGTCTTGATTTGTTTCGGTCATACAATTGCTATATTTATCAAATACTAAGCTTACATAATCTTGTGATGGTTTTGAAAATTGCATATATAATTATTGTTATATATATAATTTTATATATAAAATCAAATACTATTCATTTATTATGATTTCTTGATTATAGTTTGTATGGATTATTCAATAAATAGAATACATTTATAAAAATCTCTCTAAAATTTTGTTTCAATCAGACTTTTTATTCTTACTTACTGAGAGATTTTCTAACTTCCATGAGAGTCTTCATAGTTATAGCAGGTGTTCCACGTTGATATTGTTGAAGTTTAGCCATTTTTGTATTTAATAATAAAACTTTCATTTCGTTATTTTGTGTAAATTTAGCGTTTATTGCTTTTTTCATTTCAGCATCACTTCTCTCTTCAAAATTAGTGTCAAACTCGATGTATTTTGGGCGCAATAGTTTAGTTCCTAACTTGCCTTGTTTGCTTCCTGCTGCTTCTGCAAGTTCTGGGTCTTGAGAGATTTCACTATACGAACCTATAGTGAATTGTAAATAAAATTCAGGATGATCGTTTTTAAATTTAGAAGCTTGATAATAATGTTCAACTGAATTCCAAGTGTGTTTATCTAATTCAAAAGGAGACATCCAGAGATTAGATAATTTACGTCTCCAATCAGGTATTTTATGTAATTCAGTATATGCTTTAACACCTTCTTCACCTATTTTCTCTCCAGTTCCCTTTCCTGGAAGAGGTTTGGAAGCAGATTTTTCATAGAATTGAAACACTGTATCTTCATTCCACAATAAATCATCGCTTGGCAATTGTATAACATCTATGTCTTCACTCTCTTCTTCTTCTACTGTTTCGGTGCCTTCAACACTTGTACTTGCACTTGACTTGGAGAGATTTTTTAGTTTTTTAAATTCAGGAATTAAATTATAAGGTCCTTGTTTAGACTCTAAACATTTTCCAACAATCAATTGTTTAATGTCGTATGGTAATTCACTATATGTTAATGCACCTCGGCTCTTATAAATTACTAATTTATAGTGATTTCCGGTATATGATGTTATAATATAATGTTCCGGATTAAATACACCACGTGCTTGTAATACACTATCGTTGAGTTGTCCACATTGAATAACATTGCTTAGATCCCCTTGTGCATAATATTCTTCAGACAATAAAATAATTTTAATGTTAAGTATGCGTTCTAATGTGGATATAGCCCATGTGTCAGCCCAATATTCTCTAGTTTTAATTAATTCACGAAATTTATTAAGTTTTTTAATTCCTTTCATAAATTTAAATTCATTATACAAATTTGATGCAATTTCTTTTTGTTCTTTTAATTTTTCATACTCAGCCTTTATTTCTTTTCCTCGTGCAACAATTTGGACTTGTTCTTTTTTGTCTTTAATTTCAGTTAATTTTTGTTTTAATTGTTTATTTTCATCATTAAGCGATTTCATTTTATCATTTATGTTATCGTATTCAGTCCTTGTATCTATGTAAAGTGTATGATATTCATTAAACACCTTTTCATCTGCATTATCTGAGAGAATTTGTCTTAATTGTTCAACTGTAAATGTTTTACCTGCTCTGGCAAAACCATCACTTATAACATTAAAGAAACAATCGCCATTTCCAATGTTATCAACAATATTATAATTATTATTTTTCATATACTTTTGTATCCATTCTACGGCGGCTGATTGTTTGAATTCAGTTCTCTCCCTTTCGGCAATATCTTGTGTTTGTTCAGGCAAAAGACCTAATGTGTTAACCTTTAATTTTTGTTTGCTGGTTGTCTTATGTGCTTTAGAAATGATTTTCAATAATTCAGGTGATTCCATTATAAATGAATGCAATAAAGGGTAACCAAATAATTCGAGATTTAAATCTCCGTCAGCATCAACTAAATTTGGAAGATCACTAGACAATGCTTCATAAACACCGATTTGCATATGGACTTTATCTTTATTAATTAAATAAATTGGAAAATATTCGATATTTTTATCAGCAAAAGAATATTTTGATTTACCTAATGCAATAATAATATTTTCACCTAAAATTTGCATTTCATATTGCGTAGCCATGTAATCTTTATCATCATTTTCCAATAATCTGTTTTCAGGATACACTATACTATCATCTAATTTAGAAACAACCATTCTTTATAAATTAGATATATATTAAATTTATAAGTAAGTATTCTATAAGTAAATATTTTACATTATTATTTTATTTATTTGCTAACACTATCATACAATAAATATTCTATAGTATTTTTCCAAAAATTAGAGCTATGAACATTTTTCATATACCATTCCCGGCAATTCCTTGACATTCTTTCCCATTCCTCTTGAGAGATTTGACTTATTTTATTCTTATATTCATTTGGACTATTGATTCTAACAAAATGTTTTCCTTCAATAAGAGGGTCAATATATGAAGTAACATTTACATGAGGGGTTATAATCGGAACCGTTCCTAATCCAATGCATTCAACTTCACGATGACATTTTGCACCAAACCCTCTTAAACATAGTCCAAATTTTGCTGTCATTAATTGTGAGTGATATTCTTCTGGTGTGAATTTATGTTTAGTTCCTCCGGTTACATGAAATACTGAAATCACATTTTCCCATCCAGTTTGATTTCGATATGATCCCTGTATACGATTTTCAACATTTCCAATAAAAATGCTCTCAACTGTTCTCTCGTTGTATGAAAGCATGGGTCTATGCACAAATTGTTCAAGAACAGCGCAATTTCTAGCCCAATATGACCATGGCAAAATTATATTATTATTATATTTCAATTTAAATACATTTACGTCACCATTTCCCAATAGTAACACTTTACTTGACAACGCTTCTTGTTCCATCCACATCTCATTGTCTCTATCGTATAAGACAGCAACATTGTATAGCCATATATGTTTTACTTGTTTTGATTCTGTTATATATAAATCACTGTTCACTTCATTTAATATGCTCAGCATTCCACGAAAACTATCATTTGGATGTTCCCATGGATACGCCAATGGTTGTTTAGGTAGTGTGATAATCCATTTTTCAGAGTGAATTCGATTTAGAAGAAGTAGATATTCATAAATTTTGAATTTTTTTAATATTTCAATAATTAATTGATTAAATGATACAATTTGAGCGTCATTATAACCTTTTGAAAAATGTGTATGAATGTTTTTAATTGGCTTGTCGGCATAGCATAATTTTCTTGTGCTTGAATTAAATGAAATATTTGATGCTATCTGTTGAGGACTTGATGATGATTGATACAGTCTCCACCAACTAAAATTATAATTCAATCCAAATTCAAAATATGTATATTTTTTTACTAATTCTTCTATAGCTGCCTGGTCAAAAAAACGCGACGTTTTTGCAAATAAAATCCAATCATCTACTACATTTGTATGTTTAGCCCAAAGCATGCCTCCATTGTAATATCCGTATTTGTCTGAATGATCTTTATTAATGTAATGGGGTGAAACACCTACTTCCTTTGTTTTGTCAAGACCATCGATTTTATCAAATATTACCATGTCTGTATCTAAAAAAAGCGTATCAGGTTCATTTTTTAGTGCTTCACGCATAACTTCGCATTTTAATAACAAAAATTGTGTCCAGATGCCTTCTCTCTCCATGACTGAACGATTTTTATTACTAAAATAATCTAAGGTAACAATCCATTTAATGTCTAGACGAGGTTGAGGAGTAGAACGATCTATATACATCTTTGTAGCACTGTCAACCATGCAATACATTTTTGCGCCAGGATGATGAATAGATAAAGAAATTAAGAGACCATATAATTCTTGCCAACAATTTACTGTAGATAATGAACAAAATGAAGAAGGAACATCCATTTGGATTAATTATAAGTATAATAAATACTGATTTACTATATTTAAATTATAATTATTGTCAATTATTTGTTATGCATTATATTTTATTTTACAATTAATCATCGCCCCATATACGCAATCGCTCTTCAACATCGTGTTTATTATTAATGTCTGCTTCATATATTGCTAACATTTTAATTATTTCATTTTTTTTGAGACGTGTTTTTTTTATTCCGTAATAATCTAAAATTAAATGCAATTCTTTTATTGTGTATGACATGTATATTAGCTCTAGTTTTTGTACATAAATAGGGTCAATTATAGTATTTTGATATTTATAGATTTTATTAAGACGGTTGATATTATCAATTCTTAATGTATCATATGTAGTATTGTAGACATTTTGTTTTTCATTTACGTGCAAAAAAATAGATTGGTTGTTTATGCCCATATTAACTAATAAATTTCAATAGAATAAAAATATATTGAAATATATTGTAATTTATTTATGCTATAATATTTTATAATTTAATTTTTACTTTTTATTTTAATTTAGTTCATCTAGAATATCCATGTGCTTAAAGATCGATTTAGTCGTAATGCTTGGTAAATCTTTCACCTTATATTTAGAAACAGTTTCAACTGAACTTACAATGCTATCCCAGTCGCTTTCATCTCCCAAATCATTGTGAGTATTAATAATTAAAATATAAATGTTTTCTGATAGCTCATCTACAATGTCTTTATTTCCTTCCTGCACAATTTTATCTTTCAAAAACGTCTGTACATTTTTAATAATATTAATCATAGTATCATGAGTTAAAATGCCTTCTTTCATCAAATTAACATAAAACATACTCAATGCACGACGCTTATCATTGTTTTTGTTATTTTCACAGAATTTATCATAATTGTCATTTGGGCTACAGTATTCAATTGAAGTAAATATCTCAGCAAATTTATTAAAGTGATATTGAAATACATCGTTCATAAATGAGTACTTGCTCATGAGTTCCTTGAAAAGTTTTGCATAAATATTGGAGTAAAATGCATTTCCGCTTGCAATAACAAATACGGCTTCACCAATCTTCTTGAGGTCTTCATCATTTGTAGTTACATCTCCATTTGCCATAATCTTATCAATTTCATCATATATTTGAAGAGACATTTTCTCATATGTTTTTTCTGTAATTTTATTTAGAGATTTGCGAATTGTATCAATTGATCCATCAATGCCTTCTTTTCTTTTAATTTCAGTTGCCTGGAAATTTCGAATAGCATCCCAATCATCGTTTGTAATTTCAGTATTTTTATTGCGATTATTTTTGCCTTTATTATTTTTATTCCAATTTCCATCATTTGCGTGATTTCTTCCGGAATGAGGATGATCTTTCTTAGGAAATTGTGGTGTTTTGATGTAATCAGCTGCTCCAACTTGATTTGCAATCGATGTAATCAAATCAATGGTCTCTTTAGGCAACGTAAATTGAATTCCACTAAATATAATACTATCATAATTCTCTGTAGAGTATTTAATTGCTGCTGCCATTTGAGTTGTGGTTAATATTATATTTAAACATATTATTTTATATCAATTTTATATCAATTCTATATACATTTTATAATTTATAAATGCAGAATAATGTTAAGGTCACTGGTTTATGTTTAGACTAGAATTTGTTAGCTAATTATATTTTATTGTAATCACTTAAACAATATTTGTAATTATAGAATATACACATAATATGTCAAATGAGAATGATATTCAGATCGACTATAATATAATTGAAAAAAAAACATGGGATGAGTTTGATGAATTGCAGCAAAAGACAACACTATTGCGCGGCATTTATGCGTATGGGTTTGAAAATCCTAGTCCAATTCAAAGTAAAGCAATTAAACCTCTTATGGATGGAAAAGATATTATTGCACAAGCTCAGTCTGGAACTGGTAAAACCGGGTGTTTTACAATTGGAACACTATTTCGTATTAATCCTGAGATGCTTAATGTCCAGGCAATGATTATGGCACCTACGAGAGAATTGGCTAGACAAATTTTAAGTGTAATTAGCGGAATTTCATCTATGATGACTGGCGTAAAATGTCATCTACTTGTGGGTGGTTCTTCAACAGAAGAAGACCGTGAATTTCTTCAGCGTGAGAAACCGCAGATTGTCATTGGATGTCCTGGTCGCATTCATGATATGATTCGTCGTAAATATATGGATGTTTCGCGTATGAAATTAATTGTATTAGATGAAGCAGATGAAATGTTGTCGCATGGTTTTAAAGATCAAGTCTATAATATTTTCCAATTTTTACCGAGTGACGTTCAAGTCGGATTATTCAGTGCAACAATGCCACCAGAACTTCATCAGCTTACAGAAAAATTCATGAGGAACCCAGTTAAAATTCTTGTAAAGAGTGAAATGTTGACCCTAGAGGGAATTGCTCAATACTATGTTGCTCTTGACGATGATAATATGAAATTTACTACACTTAAGGACTTATATGGACAGATTTCAATGTCTCAATGCATTATTTATTGCAATAATGTTAAAAAAGTTGCAGATTTACAGGAAGCTATGGAAGCAGATGGTTATCCTGCGTGTTGCATTCATAGCGGAATGGACAAAGAGACTCGTGTTCAAAGCTATAAGGATTTTAAATCTGGAAAATATCGCGTACTCATTTCATCCAATGTTACTGCGAGAGGAATTGATATTCAGCAAGTAAGCACCGTCATTAATTTTGATGTACCGATTGATGTTCATACATATTTGCATCGAATTGGTCGAAGCGGACGATGGGGACGTAAGGGAGTAGGCATCAACTTTGTTACCAAGAGAGATTTTAGAAAAATTAAAGAAATTGAAGGCTATTATAATACACAGATTAAGGAATTGCCTACATCATTTGCTGCAACCAATTAAACATAATTGCAAACTCGTTTGATTACATACTTATAAATATTCTATTTTTGTAATGACAATAAATATAGAATATTTCAAATTACCAATTGAATATTTAACTGATAAAGTTGAATTAGAACAATCTATAGTTGATGATTTAGAACTTTTAATAACAAAAGACTCCTCTTCTGTTCCTATTTATAATGTTGTATTTAATCCAGAAAATCCATGTGCAAAATCGACATGTAAATTATGGGCAAAATATTACACGACAGATAAACAATTCTTGAATGATAGCAAGACTTTTATTGAAACTTTTAAAATGATGCCTACAACAACAATTGAAACATCATGTTTTAATATAAATGAACAATTTGAAGATGTTTATAGTATATATGACGAGTTATCAAAAGAAACAGGTTTTTTGGAAAAATACAATTATATCGATAGTTCATGGTTTATTCATTTAAATAATAATGAACAACTTCTTCAAATACTTAGTGTGTATAATCTCTCATCGCCAGTTATGTCATTATTGCTACCTATTATTTTTTTAATACTTCCCTTTTTTATTTTGAAATTCCAAGGTATTAATTTAAGCATGACCACTTATTTTAATGTATTAAAACAAGTTTGTTCTAAGCATGCAATTGGGCATTTATTTACTAATTTCAAAGAATTACCTCTTGAAAAACAATTTTATATGTTATTCTCGATATTTTTTTATTGTTTCCAAATATATCAAAATGGAAATGCATGCATAAAATTTTACAGAAATTTATCAAAAATGCACACATATTTATTGAGTTTAAGACAATACATTGATTATACATTAGACACATTTGACCATGTTAAAATGTTATGTACCAATTTAGGATCATACAGTCCATTTATACAACACATGAATGAAGAGAGAGAGATTTTATACAATTTAAAATGCAAGCTTGATAACATAAAACAATGGAAATTAAATATAAGAAATTTAATGAATATTGGTTTTGCAATGAAATGTTTTTATACCATATATTCCGATGATACTATTAAACATTCACTTACATATTCATTTGGTTTTCATGGTTTTATTAATAATATAGAACAACTCAAAATGAAATTAGATGCGAACTTTATATCTAGCTGTAAATTTTCTAAGAAAAAAACGATTTTTAAAGATGCATATTTTCCCTCATTATTGCAACATCAATTAATTGAACCAATTAAAAATTCATACAATATTAATAAACATATACTTATTACTGGACCAAATGCCGCAGGGAAAACAACTTTATTGAAGACAACATTGTTTAATATTTTATTCTCTCAACAAACATGCCATGGGTTCTATTCAAACGCTGTAATTCCGATATATAGTAAAATACATTGCTATTTAAATATTCCAGATACTTCTGGACGCGACAGCTTATTTCAGGCGGAAGCAAGACGTTGTAAAAATATAATTATAGACATTGAAAACGATAAAAAAGGAAAACATTTCTGTGTGTTTGATGAATTATATAGTGGGACAAACCCATATGAAGCAATTAGTGCGTCTATTGCATTCTTGAAATATTTAAATAAGTTTAAGAATACCAATTATATGCTAACAACGCATTTCTTAGATGTATGTAAATCGCTTGATAATGATAAAAGAATAATAAATTGTCACATGAATATATTAAATCAATCGTCTGATAATAGTAGTTGTGAGTTTAAATATACATATAAACTTAAACAGGGCATATCCAGCATTAAAGGAGGTGTCAAAGTATTGGTTGATTTGGATTATCCAGCGGAAATTATTAAAGAAACAAAATTATTGATAAATAAGTTAGACATGTAATTGTAATATCAATTCGTTTAATTATATTTAAAAATATATACTAAAATAACAATATATAATGTTCGGTCTAGATAAGATTTCGTTTTTAATTTGTTTAGGAGTTACGTTACTATTGACTGGATTAATCATCTTTTTTATGCGACAAAAGTTTGCGGTATATGACCGTCATATAACAGAACAGAGCCAACTATTGAAACATTTAGTTGCAAAACTTGAAAATAATATCCATACGACAAATGCTATGTTAGCCGCACCAAGCGCGATTGCAGCGGCAAAAGAGGCACATAAACAGTTCGGACAAAACGGTGGACACGTTTTATCGAATAGTAAAATAATTGTGTCAGATGACGAAGATACAAGTGAGAGTGAGAGTGAAGGAAGTGATGATGATGCTAGTTCTACTAGTGAAGATGATAGCGAAGTATCAGAAATTGACGCGGACAATTTAAATGTCCAATGCAAACAAATCAAATTGGATGAACTAACTTATGGAAGCAAATATTCTGGAGATGAACACCATATATCATTAAATGACATTGATAATGTAGGTGAAACAAAAACGATTAATTTAAATACTTTAGATGATTTAGATGTAGATGAAAATAGTGACATGAATACTGACACAGACGATAGTGAAGATGATGATGATGACGACGATGATATTGATATTGAGGATGATGAACGTTCTAGCGAAAAGTTGCCTATCACTCGCACAGAAGCAAAACTAACTGTTTATCATGCGGATGATGATAATGCGAGCGATATTATAGAAGTCAATGAATTAAATTCAACCGAGCAAAATTATTCAGACTCTTCTTTAAATAATACACTTTCGCTTAAACAGATTTTACTTGATGAAGATTCTGAAATAAAAATATCTAATGGAAAAAATAAGAATAATAAAAAAAACAATGACATCAATGATAGTAAAGATAATCAATATTTAGAATTCTTAGAAACAAACGATGACCCGTTAAAACTAAATGACATGAAACTTCCACAATTAAAGGAGTTATGCAAGAGCCGCAATTTATCTACTAATGGAAATAAAAAAGAATTAATTGAGAGACTAATCAATAAATAATATCTTTATTTAATATAATGTCTTGGGCTACTTGTTATTCTGGTTCTAATAATATACATTTTGATTTTCCACCGATAATGTCTGATGGAAGAAATTACGCAAATTGGCAACCCGGTGCAGCAATAAATGAAGAGACTAAAAATGAAGTTGGAATACGAAGCAATGCTGATTATAGATCTTATTTAGTTAAAAATGCCGACAGCATCATTAAATACAACCAACTTGGAGCATGCGAACAAATAGCTTCATGCACCCCTCAATATGGTTTTCATTCGAATGAAACAAAAAATAAAAGTTATAATACTCCATATTTATTTAAATCATGCAGCGACAATGGACAGCCATTTGGATACGAGAATAGCGATTTAAAAAATAGCTATTTATCAGTTCATCAATTACAGGATAGATTGACTGCACCTATTTTAACACAAGAGGAATATTTACGTCAAGGGTTTCCACACGCAAAATAAGCTTTGCATTTTTTTTGTAAATAATTATGTAAATAAATATAAACATTCTTTATTTTTATTTATAATATGAAAATCATTAGCATTGATGTTGGAATTAAAAATTTGGCATATTGTTTATTAGAGTTAGACCCTACTACTACAAATGTAGTGTCTATCGTTGAATGGGATGTTATTAATTTATGTGGAGAGAAACCAAAATGTAATACAACAATTGCGGCCTGTACAAAAGATGCAAAATATTATAAAAATGAATTATTTTTTTGCAATAAACATGCAACAGAAACAATTAAAAAATCAAAATGTTCATTCAGTGTCCCGCCGGATGAATTACTTGATAACAAAATTAAAAAATTATCAAAACAAGAGATTGAAGCTTTACTTATTAAATATGTAGTAAAAGAACAAATGGAAATAGATAAAGAAGGCATTAAAATGTCTGGTAATGCTTCAAATAAAAAACAAAAGACAGAGACAAAAAATAGTCTTATTGAGAGATTAAAAGAATATAGGGATGCAAATTGTTTAGATATTGTAAGCGAAGCAAAGGCGAATGATTTTGACCTTATTCAATTAGGAATATCAATTCGAGAAAAATTTAATAATAAATTAGATTTATCAAGCATTGATGCTGTTGTAATAGAAAACCAAATCAGCCCTTTAGCAAATAGAATGAAATCCCTTCAAGGAATGATTGCACAGTATTTTATAATGAATGACATTTATAATATTATTTTTTATTCAGCTAGCAATAAATTAAAAACAGTAATTGACGCTACAACCTCAACCACATACAAAGAGAGAAAATCAATCAGTGTTTCGCATACAACAGATATTTTAGAAAATTATGACGTTTTAAACAAATGGTTAGGTTATTTTTCAACTCATAAGAAAAAAGATGATTTAGCGGATTCCTTTCTTCAAGGAATATCCTTTTTGTCACAAAGGCATGGATTAAAATTAGATTTTAAGTAACAATATGTGCAAATAATAAAATAATATATATTCTATTACGTAATACTTAAAATTAAATGTTCTTATTCTATCATAAATGGCAGATCCAGAAATTATTGAAATTGGAAATTTTAAAAAATCACAGACTATAAGTCTTAATATGAGTGATTCTAATTTGCAAATTGACGAACTTGATATTGGTGGATCATCATCCTTTTCTAAAAAACCTTCCGTTAATTTTGGTTCTGGGATTGAATTATTAATGAACGATAAACGTAAAAGTGAAGGAAAAGGAAATATGTCAACAGACATTGACTTGCAAGATATTGATGCTCTTGAAAACGAATTAAATGATTTAAATATTCCACCTGAAAGAGACCATACAAATGTTAAATCAAAATCATCTTTATTTAATAATATATTGTCTGGAGGAAACGATAATTTTAAATTAAATAGAGGGAACCATGTTGATGATTCAATTGATATAGACAACGATGAAGCTCCAATTAAAATTGGCATTGAAACCGCGAAGGATATGGGGGAACATAAAACATGGGACGGTTTCCAAAAGTTTAATGATATTCCAATTGACCCGACTAAAAATGTCACTGCACAATCATTTACGTCAAAAGAAGATTTATTGCGAGAGAAGTTTAAATTTTTGCGTCGTTTAGAAGATTTAGAATCAAAAGGTGTGAAATTATCAAAAAAATATTCTATGGAATCGAATTTACAAGAAATGCAAGGCGAATATGAGATGATTATAGCAGAAAAAGAAAAATCCAATAGTGTAAAATTTCAGGGCCGTATGTTAATGGCATGTATTACTGGAATTGAATTTTTAAATAATAAGTTTGACCCATTTGATGTCAAATTAGATGGATGGAGCGAACAATGCAATGAAAATATTAGTGACTATGATGAGATTTTTAGTGAGCTCCATGAAAAATATAGGTCTAAATCTAAAATGGCACCTGAACTTAAATTATTATTCCAGTTAGCAGGGTCGGCTGTAATGGTGCATATGACAAACACTATGTTTAAATCTGCGATGCCTGGAATGGATGATATTATGAGACAGAACCCTGAACTCATGCAGCAATTTACACAAGCTGCAGTTAATTCAATGGGCTCAAGTAATCCTGGTTTTGGAGGATTTATGAATAGTTTTATGGGAGGTTCTGGTGGTGGGAACCAGCAAAGTGCTTCTCAAAATGATTTCAGAGGATTTCAGCCACCTCCTCCACCAATGCCTACTCAACATAGCACTTATAGACCGAACCAAGGCGGACCAGGACCAATGAACCGTCCAGACATTACAACTGCAAGAAGTGATGGAATTGATATTCATGAAACATATGGTAAGGCTGGTGGTGCAGAACGTAGCAATAAGCGTCCAGAAATGAAAGGACCTCGTGAAATCGGGGATATTTTATCAAACATGAAAACAAGATCAATCAATATTCAACCCCCAACAAATAAACAGGATGACAAAGATAGCACAATCAGCGTTAAAGACATGGAAGAATTAAATGGAAAAGTCCCAAAAACAAAGCGCCGTCCTCGTAGTGAGAGAAATACTGTCAGTTTAGACATCTAAACTGATAAGCTATAAATTTTAAATATAGAAACAGATTTATAATTATAAATTAATAATTATAAATTAAATGATTGGTCGGTTTATTGATGAAAAGTTGTGATTGGTTCACTTGGATAATTTTTTCCTTCAAGTGGATTAAAATCTAAAAATAATTCAGCATAAGCATGGAATAAACCATGTGCTGATATGGCAATAGAAAATAACAAAGCGATTACAATTAATTCATTTGTTTTTAATTCACTCTTATGTTTAATTAATAAAATTAATGCCACTAAATTAACAAGACCTGAAACAATCAATGCAATAAAAGAAACTTTCATTTATAATAATTGTAAATATTAATTTTTTAACAATTATTATGAAAGTAACATCTCTCGTGTATCATTAGTTAAATGAATTTTATTGATTAAATTGTCAATTACTTTTTCTGTTTTATCATCTACTGTTTCAGTTGTCTTTTTGATTATATCTAAATAGACTTCTTTTTCATAATCACTAGACATCCAATTTGGTTTATCTTTTACATATTTATTGATGTTTTTTGACTGCAAAACGCATACTTGCTTTATTGCGTCCTTTGTTTTTAAATTATCTTCGTCCTCAACCCATTCATCGTTTTTTATAAATAATCTCTTTCGTTTTTTATCGCTACACCATAGAGGCCTTTGAATTAAAGGTATTTTATTGAGATGTTCAATAAAAATATTTGATATGCCTTCGGTTAATCCTTTATTTTTTGTAAATAATAGATCATTTGCAGACACTTGTATTGTTTTTATAAAATCACCCATGCTAATCGCATCTTTGCACGTATCATTTAAAAATATTTTAATATTAATTTTTTGATTATTATTAATAGTATTATTAATATTATTTGTAGTATTTATTTTTGGAATTAAATCTATAAGAGTTGATTGTAATGTTTTATTTTGATTTATCATTTCAATAAACATGTCTTTATATTTCACTTCATCTGTTACATCCGCGATTGACATATGATGAAGGTTACATGTTTTTTTATGACGATAAAGGTTCTGTTTATGCGTATATGATTTTCCACAAACACACGATATTTTTTTGTCTTCAGCTACTTTTGCTACTTTTTTGTATCCATTTGTATCATTTTGCTGTTTTTTGTGCTTATCGGTTGCGAGGTGTTTATCAAAATTACTTTTCTTGCATGTATTATAGTCACAATTTATACAGTTGAAAAAATCAGCTACTTTTGCTACTTTTTGTGTATCCATTTGTATCATTATATGATACAAAAAAAGTAGCTCTAAATATTTTTAAAAGAAAATTTACGTTTTTTTAAAAAATCGTATTTTATACATGACAATTTTCCTTACCATATATGGTCTGGATCCTAAATTTATTTTAAAAAATAAAATTTTTTAATTTTTTCAAAAGTATTTTGGACGTTCAGAAAATGGACAATAAAAAGTATGTCCAAATTTTTTTCATCCAAAAAACTTTTGGAAAAAAAAATCAACAAGAAAATTAGTGGTTACTACATTTATATAACATAAAGGATTATGATGAATAATTGACTTAGATGGATGTAGCGTATAACTTTAATTTATACACACATTATATAATGGGAGAATATCAATTATTTATCAATCAAATTTTGGAAATGAAACAAAATATATATGATAATGAAACAACATATAATTACATTTGGAATACATTATTTAATATTGTTCGATGTATATACGAAAAATTAGAACACAACAATGAATTAGTGAAAAGATCATATGATATAAATAACTTTTATCATTATTGTGATAAAATTATATTGGAACTCGAATATTTAGACTATAATGATTCGTGTAATTTTTTCATGAATCATGAAAAAAAACTGATTAAATATCTTAAATTTACAGATGCATTTGTGATAAATCAAATGTTTTAGAATTTATGTATTATGTTAAAAATATTTATAGAAAATATTAAATAATAGTATAATGTTTAAACAGTCATGGTTTATTATTAAAACAATCGGAAATATATCATATAATGGAATTAAATATTTATTTAATAGAGACTATGATAATTTTTTAATTAATATAGCCAATTATTTATCAAACGAGAATTTGTTTTATGTGAAGATCATGCAAGCACTGTCTTCAAATAATGATTTACTTACACCAAGATTAACAGACTATTTTATAAATTTTACCGATAATGTTCCATATACATGTGATGAAGTAGACTATAGTTTTTTGAATACGATTAAAGAAGTTCAAGCTGCTCATCCGGAATTAAACATTGATCAATCAACATTAACATATATTAATTCAGGCATTGTTGCAATAGTATTTAAGGCTAATATGAATGGGAAAGATGTTATTATTAAAACTGTAAGAAAAAATATATATTCAAAAATAAATGAAGCCATTACAAATATAGAATTTATAGTTAATATATTAAAACAATTCCATTATTTTAGACTATCAACAATAGTTGATATTTTCATGGAAAATAAAAAACTTATGTTAGAACAATCAAATTTTATTAATGAAATGAACAATATGATAGAATTTCAAAAAAAAATAAGCAATCAAAATGAGATAGTTATACCATTCGTATATGAAGAATTTACCAAAGCTAATCCAAACATTATTGTTATGGATTTTATACAAGGTTATAAATTAAAAGACATTACAAACCCGATTGAAATGGATAGATATACAAACATAATGGCTAAATTTTGGGTAAAATGCTATATATTTTATGGAATGTATCATTGTGACATTCATCCAGGAAATGTTATTTTCATGAAAGATAGTAATAATGATAATTTAAAAATATGTTTAATTGATTTTGGCATTGTTGGAACATTAACAAAAGAGGAAAAAAATAATTTATTATTATTTATGATGAATGTCGGTAAAAAAGATTATGATGAAGTTGCACATACTCTATTGTCATCGTTTACTCAACCTCCAGGATTAGTGGATTCATTAACAAATGATGAATATGATGATATTTATCAAAACATAAAAAATATTTGTAAAAATAAATTTATAATTTTTGAAAATATTGCAGCGATTGATATATTAAATATGAATAAGTGTCTCTATAAATATAATTATAAAATGTCGAATGATTTTTCAAAATTAGAATTAGCACTTTTAATTTCTGATAGTGTAATAAATAAACTAGTAAGTGATAAGCGTTATTTTAATTATCTTATTGATGCAATTAAAGAAATAATACCAGATTGCGATTAACTTGTAACTACATCACTATAATTATTATTTAGTCCATTCCTCGTATGATGATAATATATATTTTTTTAGTTACCAAGCAGTGTCATCTTCTTGTCGCGCACGCTTGAACCAAGGGCTATTTGTTTTTTTTGTACTCCTTGTTCTTGTTCTTGTTCTTGTTCTTGAAGAACTGCGTTCTTTTTTAGTTTTCTTATTTCTTTTTGAAGGAGACAGTGCAGATGGTTCTTTATATAGCGATGTTCTACTTCTTTTTGCTGTTCTGATCGTGTTTTTAATGTTAAACTCAAGCGCCGCAATATCTGGATTAATATTATATCCAAGTAATCTCTCAAACTCGCCAGTAGCATACGATTGTTCAATCTTATATTCATTAAAATCTGTTTGAGGTGCAGTAAGTTCAACGTATTTATTGTATATACGTTCATATGCATTAGCGCCATTTCTCTCCATTAACTCGACCATTGTAATTAATGATGACATTTGGGGTTCGTAGTCATCATCACCTGTATATTCTTGTATCCATTTTGCATCAATGTCTTCTAAATACGCAATTATTTTTTGTATAGCCTTACCACCGTCTATTTTAGTTGCAACAATCGTGCCTGCAACACCGGGTAATTTTAATTCAGGTTTTCCAATGTATGTTACTAGTGAATTATATACAAATTTGATTGTAGTGGGGGTATATTGGGATGTGTGTGAAATTGCGTTTAAAAATCCTCTAAGATTTGTAATTTCTGCAGCTCTGCCGAAATCGATAATAAATGCTTCTGGTTTAGATGTACTAGATGATTGTGTAACTAAAATATTATTGGCATGTAAATCAAAATGCAAAACTCTACAATCAATAAATAATCGAACTAATTGTGCAACTGTGTAAACAATTGCTTCTTCTTGCAATGCTTTATTTCTGCTATTTAATGAATAAGTGTCTCCATTTGGAGGATTTAACACATATTCATAAAATGAAATAGGATTTGCCACGATTTCCATTGTCATTAAACCTAATTTATAGTTGTTATTGCTAATGTATTTTCTAAGCTGACTAGTTACTTGTTTAAATGCTCTAACATTTCCTACTGCCTTTTTGTCCATAAAATTTAACAAAATATCAGCATTTGATTTGTTGAACATTGATATATTTATAGCAGACGGACATACAGGACTTGTTCCATTTTTTATGCTTCTTGTCCATATTTGATGTTGCAATTTTGCTTCGTTTAAAAAATCATCAGTTCCTTCAGTTGCTTTTCGCCTTGTTTCACCATCTTTAATTGAGATATATGGTTCTAATGATTTTTCAGTGTCTTCATCATCTGCATCTTCTTCCTTTAAAATTGCAAATTTCATTAAATAATCATTTACTGGTTTATAAAAACCTCTGTCATTATTAGCATTATTTCCAATATTTAAATATTGATAACAATCCGCGTCAGTTAAATGCATAGAAAATATAAACCCCTTTAATGATTGGTCGGTTAATTCTCTAAACGTTGTTCCGGGGCAAAGCATCATTGCTTTTATTGGTTCAAATCCCCTCATTAATGGATTTCTTTTTTTAAATCCACCCTTTAAATAGTTTTTTCTTGAATATTTTTTATGAGGCATTTATATAATTACTAAATAAAATAATGTAAAATTGATTAAGCATTCTATTAAATGCTTAATCAATAACATAAAGGTTAAACAATAATATAAATTATATACAATGGCTATACCAACATTTGTATTTATTGACGGAAGTTATTTTATATTTTATCGTTACTATGCGCTTGTTCAGTGGTGGGGATTAGCAAAAGAAACTCCTATTGGAAATCCAATTGAAAACGAAGAGTTTATTTTAAAATTCAAGAGTACCTTTAAAAAATCAATAAATGATATTACAAAACGTTTAAACCTGCCTATTAATTCGGTTTTTATGCTAGGAAAAGATTGTTCACGACAATCCATTTGGCGCAATCAGTTACATCCTGATTACAAACAAACACGCATTGGAGATTCTAATGTTGGTCCTATATTTAAAATGGTATATAATGAAAATTTATTTGAGGAAGGAGGAATAAATACAATTCTAGAATATCCTGGATTAGAAGCAGATGATTGTATTGCTCTTACAACAAAATATGTAAATGCAAAATATCCTGAAGCAAATATATATATTATTACAAGTGACACTGACTATTTACAGCTATATAAGTCTAATGTACATATATATAATTTAAAATATAAGCCTCTGAATGAGAGTAAAAATTGTAATAATAATCCAGAAAAGGATTTATTTTGTAAAACAGTAATGGGGGATAAAAGTGATAATATTCCCTCTATATTTCCAAAATGCGGCATAAAGACTGCATTAAAATGTTATGAAGATGCCGCTTATTTTGAAAATAAACTGAATTCTATTGTTGGTTCTCGTGAGAGATTGGAATTAAATAGAACCTTAATTGATTTTAATAATATTCCTGAAGATCTAAAGAGATCGTTTTATATGGACACATTGAAAATTAATGAGGATGACATTAAACATATTTAATATGATGGTTTAATGTCTGGTTGAATTATAACTATTTTTTGTATGTGATTTTAATGTTTTTCTAAATTTATGTCCTCCTTTGAAATTTACTTTTCTTGTTTTTTTAGCTAATGCAGTTTTACGTCCCTCTAATTCTTTTGCTAGTTGACTAATCAATTTATCACGACGTTGTTTTATTTTTTGCTTAAACAATTCTTTCTCTTTTTGTTTTTTAGATAAATCATTTTTTTTATCATTTGGAATAGTTAAGTAAGGCATAACAGAATATTTATCTTTTAATAATCCAATATCTTTTAGGTCGTTAAGTATGCGTTGTCTTTTAACTTCACATGTATTTCCAGTCGTTTGTGAACGTGAATTGTCTTTATTTTGTGTAAATACATATAAATCTGCATCAATATAAAATGTATAAGATCCATCAATATTTTTTATTTTTTGATAATTTCCATTCCAATCAATTGAATGAATTGAATATGCTACGCCATTGTATGTAAAATTATTTTTAGAATTAAAAAATATCTTTAATATTACGTCAATATTTTTTTCGATATAATTGTATTTTTCTGCATCATTTATAGTTATGCTTGTATCTATTTTTTCTTTCTTAAGTAAATATGAAAATAAATATTGCAATCCCTTAGTTGTATCAAACATTGACATAAAAGAACTTGGTTCTGGTTTGCTTAAACTTCCAGAATAGTTTGATTGAACAATGTCGTCATATGTAGTTAAAATTGTAGGTAAAAATAATAGTCTTTGTTTTGAATTTGTTGTTGATTTTAACGATTTATCGATTGCACCTGGAATAAATCGTTTCTCAATTGCGGAGATGTCGCCTTTAATTTGGAGTGCTATTCGTAATTCGCTTGCATTAATGCTTATATATTTTTTTTTACTTGTCATTTAATAAACGAGTTTATAATAATATAACAGTATATAATTCTATTTGAGATATATACTGTGATTTGTATTGCTTTATATGGCAGCTGATGCAGCATGTTGCATATACGACATCATGGTAAGCTGATTCATTTTTTCTTTTTGTTTTTTAGCTTTACTTAAAATCTCTTCTGCCCGTTTAATTTCTTCGTCGCTAATTATACCATTGTCATCAGCGTCTATAATATTATATAATTGCTTGAATTTTTCTGGTAAAATACAATAACGACTATTTTCATTAAATAAAAAATCTGCTAAAACAACAAATGCAGCCGTCATTAATATGGACGTATAAATGTCTCTTGTTGCCATCCAAATAATAGAAAATATTAATAATTCTCTCGCAAATGAGTTCTTTAAATACTCTTCTTGCGTTTTACTAAATTTAAAAGTAATGTATTTCGACCCAATGTTTAAAAGTAGCATGACTATTCCGGCAAAATATCGACTATTATTTAGTGTGGTAACTGAATCGTGTATTACCGATAAAGGATTAATATTCACCATAATATAAATAATTTAGAAATTAAATGACAGATAATTTGTTATAAATTTGCACATTTTTCTGTGTGTGTAGACAAATTAAGTATGTTGTAAAATAATAATATCTCAATTTTTTATAAGAATGTCATTTGCTTTTAATGCAGCACCATTTAGTGAAAATAATGAAATAAATAATGTTAGCGACATAGAAAGAAAACGTATAGCCCGAAACAAAACGATTAAGAAGCGTGATACCAATACAAGTAGTACAAATAATTCATCAGATGTTGAAGCAATGATGCAACGTTTACATAGTGGGAATGAGGTTGAGCCTAATGACGAATCAAATGATTTGCATGATTTTCAACCATTGCCAAATCCATCGTCTGTTGGTGTTCAGAGAGCAATAAATAAAATACCTAATCCGGTTCAATCTATGCAACATGCATTACCAAATCAAATGAATTATAAACAAGAAACCAACATTGGCGATGTTAAACCGTCAAGTGCTGCTTCTCTTAGTGATGGTCCCGCATCAATTGAAACGTTTAGGAATGCAACTGGCGCAGGTCCAAGTGATTATTATCAACAACATGTGATACCAACTTATTACAACCAAATAAGCGAAAATACAAGCGGAAATAAGGAATTAATTGAAAAATTAAATTACATGATACATTTATTAGAAGATCAACAGGACGGAAAAACTGGACACGTAACTGAAGAAGTTATATTGTATTCATTTTTAGGAGTATTTATGATATTTATAGTTGATTCATTTGCTAGAGCAGGTAAATACATAAGATAATGTAGGAGAGATTTATTGATGCGCATTGTTTCATTAATACATTATAAATGCTTTATTTGAATTGTATGTTTTTGATGAATAATTGTAAAAGAAAAATGCAGTGGGTGATGTAGCTACTATGTGTTTACATTCAATCAATTTGTTTATAATCTCTTCATTGTGAGAGATATTTTCAATAATTATAAATTTACTTTTAAGGATTTTTGTTATTTCGTAGTATGCTAATGTAAAACCTTTATAGAACAAATTTGATTTATCATTATTGTTTACAGCATTTATTGAACCAAAACATTCAATCATTAATTTGTTGTGATAGAGAGTCTGTGTGTTTCTAAAAATGTAAGCAGACACAATGACATTATTGATTTTCATAACGTATAAAAATAATTGTTTATTAAGCAGATTAAGTATATTTGCAATGTGAGGTGTAATAATAATATCAAATTGTTTATAATTTTCTTTTATGAAATCTATAAATAGATTAAGAGTTTGTGGTATAATTTTTACGATTTGTATCGATGTATTATTTATTTTAATTACTTGTAATTTTTTATAGGCAAATGTAGTATATGAAATGAATGGGACAATTCCAGTTATCTCTCCTTCGCGTTTAAATAAACTAACATTAATTTTTAAGTTATTGTGTCGTTGATGCCATTCGTGTGTTTGTATTATTTGCGGTGATATATTTTTTTTTCTATGTAACGGATGAACGCATAAATAGTCTACATAATATATAAGAAAATCTATTGGTTGTGTATGGTTGATTGTAACATGTAGTGGTCGTGTTGTTAAAACAGAAAGTATTTCTTTGAAATTTATGTGTTGTTTTGTATTATAATTAATTAGAGAGGATTTGTTTGAATATATAGATATATAACTTGGTTGTGGTTGGTCTTTAAAATAATTATCAAATGAATCAAATGTTGGCAAATAATGAGTATTTAATTCAGTAGAACGTAAAAAATAAGTTGCAAGAAAATTAACAATAAGTTGCTTATCAACTGATGATAATTGCACATAATCAAATGTTTGTATGTCGATTAAATTGCAATATTTATTTATAATAGGTAATTCATTATTTATAATTCCACATGGCTTAATCCGTCGAAACACATTATAATAATGAACGACTGGTTGCATGCTCCAAAAATTATGCTTGATTTTAAAATATAAATAATACGTTACATATAATATAATAATTAGAAATATTATATACTGCAATATGATTGATGCAAGATAAATATAAAATTCTCGATTAAACATAATATAATGGCTATTAAGTTATATATTATATTTTTGATTTATTTTCATGAATAAAAACGAGACAGTTAATTTGGTTTTTGGAAAATATATACATATTGGTCTTCATATTGGCATTGGGTTAAATCAACTTTTGCTAATTCAATGAAGCCAGTTGCCTTTGCTTTTGCAACAATATCCTTATGTGATTCCATATATAATTTATGTGAATTTTGTCTTACATTCCCAGATTTATTATCCTTGAATATTTCTTTAAAAATAACAAAATCATTCGGGAATATATCAGCACCTTTGCTACTGCTGTCAGCATTAAATTGTGCTTTGTATGTAAAGTTATTGAATACTACATTGCTTGTAGTAATTCTATTTTTTGCATATTTTTGAGGGCTTACAATAGTAAATGGATCGCCTGCTGGTATAATAGGATTGAATTTCTCTCTATCCACTATATGCACAATGAGATAGCCTCCAGGTTTTAACCAATTGATGCAATTTGAAAAAAACATTGCTTTATCTTTTACGTAATAAATAGTGAAATATAAACATGTAATGTGAGTAAATTCTCCTGGTTGAAATGACATTGATTTCATAAAATCTCCAACACGCATGTCAATGTCTTTAAATGTATTTTTAGCTTGTTTAACCATTGATGAGGATTTATCAATTCCAACGGTTTTGAAACCTTTATCTTTAAATGCTTTAACATGATGACCAGTTCCAGCACCCAAATCAAGTATTACACTTGCATCAGTTGGAGATGTAATGTTAATAATTTGTCCTATTTCATAGTCATTTTTAATTTCACTATATACTAAATCATCATAGATAGATGCATAAAAATCATCATATATGCTGTCTCCGACATTATCAACAAATGTTTTTTCAAATGAAAATCCTTCTGTTACTGGTGTTTTTGCATTTACAATAATTAGTATAATCAAGAAAATTCCAAGAAATATTGTTAATCTCATCCATATTGATCCTTTTTTTAAAGTATTTATTCCTTTTGCAAATGATTTGAACATCTATATGTATTATTGGTATTTTTTTTGTATTAAAATAGTGTATGAATGATAATGAAATTAACGATAGACGAATTATTAGTGATTTTAAATCAATCACATTTTCAAATTATAAAACAACAACTGTGAAAACTGCACTTCTAAATTCAATCATTAATTCTAGGATTGAACCAGCATGTAATTGGTCAGTCGAACTTATTTGTGCAGGACATTATGCAGATTTATGGGATGTTATATTAACATATGTTGGAAAACATATCCATTTAGGGAACCCTAAACTACCGATATATATTGAATCGCGATTTAATGCCTTTAAAGATATTTTACATGGAGGTTATATAGACAATGAATTAGCTATGCGAAATAATGATAAAATACGAAAAATATTTGCCGAAATAGTGTGTGTTTTGTGTAATTCAAGAAAAAAACCAGGATTTGAAAATATTAAAATAAAAACTGCAGAAGAATTTGACATTACTCAAATGACTTCACGTCTAAAAGCACCAAATATAACATATGCCAACGATATTTTTTTAAAGGATGATCCCAAAGAGTTGTTTATAGCAATTAATGAATTTGCTTATCATATTTCAATTGAATCAAGAAATATTATGCAAGCATGTTATTGGACTGAATGGTTAATTGAATTTGAAATGTTATGTGTAAAACGTAAATCAAAGACCTGTTGCGAACGTCGAACATTTGCTCCAGTAAAAGAGAAACATCAGATGGACATTATATGGATAATATGGGATGCAATTCTAAACGAAACACATAAAAGAAACCATGAATTGTGCAGTAAAATAATGAATGCTATACTTAATATATTTTCAATTAAATATAATAATTCTTCAAAAAAAAAGAGAAAATATTTAATTTATTTTGCAATTTCACTTTTAACTGAGCAAGTTGATTACAATGTCAATATAATAAATGATAAAAAAAATATAGATTTTATCACATCAAAAATAAATTTGATATACAAACAATTAAAGAAAAACGAAGAAACACCAAATACTGATTATTTATTTACTGGAATAACAAGTAAATCCAATTTAGAAAAAACACTTGAAAAATTAGAAAAGATGAAAGAAATGCAAAATGTTATGTAATGATAAAATAATATTATTTATGCATTCAATATTTGATTATAATAGTTCATTATAATATATAATGACAGAACGAGTTATTGATACTCCTCTTTTAACGTCACCATCTACCCCTACATTAAGTGTGAACCAAGGAACAACTGAAATGTCTTCTGGAGATAGTAAATGGTTGAGATATGGATTAATTATTATAGTGTTAGCCGTATTGGGATTTAACATTTTCACGTATTTAGGTGAGATTACTCAATATCTTACTGACCTATTTTGGCCTATCATTCAAAAAATTGCATTGTTTTTTGGAATTACCCTTTCAGAAACAATAAAGGTTTCTGCAGAAGGTGCAAAGGAAGGCGTGAAAATAGCAGCAAAAGGCGTAGCAAAGGGAACTGATGTTGCTGCTGGTATTGCGGTTGCAGGTGTCGATACTGTATCAACTGCATTGCAAACAGGAGTAAAGGTTGCGGCTAGCACTGTTAAGAATAGTGCAAATGTTATGGAGAAAGCAGTATCTGGTGACGTAACCATTAATAATGTTGATAATAAAAATGTATATGTCCAAAAACAAAACGCTTGGTCGTCATTTAATGAAAATAAAATAAAGGAAAGTCAGCCAGTTCCAGATGACATCGGTAGTCGTGTTCAATCAAATAAAACAATTAAATCGGGTTATTGCTATATAGGTGAGGATAAAGGATTTAGAAATTGTGCGAAAGTGACTGAAGCAGACAAATGTATGTCAGGAGACATATTTCCAACATTGGACATTTGCGTTAATCCTAATTTAAGAGAATAATGTGTAATTTATTAATTACTAATTGGTAATAATTTTATATTAATATAATTTATACAATGTCTGGAAATCTGTTAAATAACACAATGAGTTCTATTTTAGGTGGTGGTATACCAGGTAGTCAACCAAAAAATGGATTAATTGGTGGTGGCGCGAATGCAAATGCTGGATCAGGCATGACCGGAGGAGGAGAGAGAAGTTTGGAGAGAACATTATTGCGTAACGCATATGGTAATAAATGGCTAACAGCTTCAATCCGTTCTCCTGGATACTTTGTAAATAGTCAAACATCCAAGGTAACGCCGTTTAGAGCAATTATGTCTGCGGGTGATGTAAATGGAAGCGTAAATAGTGCGATTTCGTCAGTTATGCCAGCTATTAATCAAGTAACATACGCACGCATTCAAGGAACACAAAATAAAACAGGTGCACCTTTAAATAATGGAAAATCGTATTATGCTGGAAATCCCAAATATGTATATGATAGTTCTATATATACTCGTTTCAAAAAACTAAAGAATGAAAATAAAAATTATGACGACAAAAGTTTTGGAGGTTCTAATAACGGAGCATATGTATATTTAAAGCGCGTTAGACGTGGTTAAAAATTAACAAATGTATTCTATTTTATATAATTTTAGATTAAGCTTTCGCATAACAATTATAATATAATTTTATTTTTATATATTATAATGTTTTCACTTATAAGATCATCTTATTCAGGACCTGCATCATTTCCAATTAAACAAAATGCAAATAATGGCAATATTAAAGGCGTTCCAATGGCTATGCCTGCTCAATTTTATCCATCCGCCAATAGTAGTTTATTTGCAGCAGGTAGGCAATCATATATTAGAGAAGCATCACATGATACAACACCTGCAAATATAAATAATTACACTAAAAAATTAAAATGGAATAATACATCTGCGTCTGATGTTATACATAGGAGAAGAATTAATGCTATAGGTAAAAGCTCAATACAAAGCACAGCAACAAATACTGAATTGTCATTTAGAAGTCAAGATAGTACATCACGCAATGAAGCGTTGCGTCGCTGCAGATCAGGCGGTTGCGTTGCTCCAAAGAAAAAAGGTGCAAATGTTGCGTTCAAAAGTGGGGGAAGTTCTAATATTGTTAGTTCTGGAAATAGACAGATTTTTGCATAAAGAAGTAATTTCGTTTAGAAACAATGATATAATCATTTTTGTATTTAGGAAATTATATTTTATTGTATAAATATATATTATAAAATGAGCTGTGGTTGTGGATCTGTTCAAACTGGTGGTTTTAGAGGAGGAAATATGATTGGTGACTTAGTTAATGCCCCACTAAGTCTTGTGTCAAAAGCGAAGTCACAAGGACAAAAGATAGTTAATTACAATGCTGGTAAGATGAATATGATGCCTACATCAGCAAGCGTTGGAAATCAGGTTGGTCAATTAACTGATAAGACTGGAAGTTTCTTTTCATCTGCTAAGCATTTATTTGGCATGGCTGGTGGAAATGGATCATGCGGTGCGTCAGTGTATAAGCAGGATGGGGGTGCTCGTGGAGGCAAACGTGGCGGTAAAACACGCAAGGCAGGAAAAACACGTGGAGGCAAAAAAGGCGGTTTCCATCATGGACGCGCTCACACACACAAGAAAGGCAGTCGTAAAGCTAGAGCGGGAGGTCGCAAGGCTGGAGGACGTAAATAAATAATTATTATTTATGTGACTTATATTTTGTGGAATTTAAATAATATTTATTTGTTTAATAGCCTTTAAGATTAAATACATTGTAAATATTGTTAATGTAGATATATAAACTTGTGTAATTATTTCATCTGGTATTCTAGATGAACTATTTAATTCATTATATGTGATGTCGTCGCCCTCGTAATCATCATCGTCATCGTCATGATTGATATTCCAACCAATCATTTCGGATAGATTTGAAAATTTTTCTTTTTTACCTTTTTTACCCTTTTTACTTTTTTGACTTTTTATTTGAGTTGGCTGAACTTTTCCTCCACCACATTTATTACGTGTCACAGGATTGAATTTTTCACTAAACCAACATGGTGGTATATTTTGAATGTCTAATGTTGTAACATGATGTTTCTCTCTAGAAACCCGATTTTGATTATTAACTACCGACATTTCTATTTCTTGACAATCTGGATTAGAACCTGTCATAAATGATTGTAACATTTGTAATGGATTAATTTGCGCAGCATTACTTAACGTTCCTGGAACTAATCCTCTAAATTCTTTAAAATCGACCCCTGCAATCGATGAAACTAGTGGGAAACGACCATCAGGTATATTATTTACATAAATATATCTGTCAACCAGATTTTTTGTTTTAATGTCTTTACATTTTGCTCCAGTTTTAAGGAAAAACTGGTTACCAAGAGGTTTCTTTGTAACAGACGCATTGCTATTTCCACTGACCAATAGGCTTGTATATGCTAATAAACCCTTTACGTCTTTAGTTAGTGTGCTTATGTCTCCTTTGCTGCTCATTCCAAGTTGATCAGGTGTTTTAATTTGCTCATAATATTTATATGTTGGTCCTAATAATGATTCTTCCGTTTTGGATAAATCACTCATAACACTAGTAAATATTGACATATATATAATATAATTATTTTATTACGATATATACGACATAAAATAATTAAGTTTATTTATTTGCTGATTAAATATTATTTAATTGTCCTTCAATGTTTTGACCAAGATCATCAATTTGATTTTTATTTTTATTTACGGTTATTTGTAAGTTTTTTACTACTGCCTTTAATGCGATTAAATCATTAATTTGTTTATTCATTTGTTGATTTAACACGGAAATTTGTGCAGAATTTTTTATTCCTAAAAATGTAGGATCATTATTAGTGACCTTTTTTGTTTTAAACGGTTCTATATTTTTTGTCCATATTTGAGATCTTATATACTTAGAATTATTGTCATCTGTTATTTTCTCATCATTTTCACTCTTTTTAATAAGTAAACTCCACTGTTTTTTTGGTTTGACAAAATCATATGTAATCATAAGACCATACATAATTGACATTAGAATTGCAAATTGAACGAACCTGTTCATTTATAATATATAATACATAGCTTTTATTTTCTCGTTGAATTATATAAATATGTCAAATAATAGGAATACATATATGTGGCAATCACAAAAATATATATCATGGAAAGGGGTATCTAGAAGAGAGGCTGTTCCTGGAAATGCACGCCCAATTACAAATGGAAGCTGGAAATTAGATCATCCAGATCTTAGTGGAAATGTTATTGATGAAGATGGAAATGCATTTAAAGCTCGCCCAATAAAACATTGGAGAAAACAATTAGTGCCTGATGCAACTCGAGGAGGAACTAAACCCAGATTAATTGACGATACGTCTAAACCTGGTGGCACTGTTTATTTAGGAGGCGCTGTTGGAGAAGAAAATAAGTGTTGCAATCAAACCATTGCGGGTTCAAGTGGATATAATATTATAGCACCAATATCTATATATAAAAATAATATTAATTGTAATACTGCCCCATGTTCATATACAGTTACAGCTGAAGACGTTGATAATGGATGGAATGGACCAATCGGCAAGAAAATTTGTTGCACACCAGAAACAAATATTATTAAATCGGCTACAACTATATTAAGTAAAAAATATTATACTGATAGTCGATCATATTTAAAAAGTCGCGCAAAATTATATGAACAGAAATTGAGCACACATCCTAAGATTGGAATTGAATATTATGCTTCAAATGGTAAATTATTGTATCCAAATGATGAAATGGATGGTCCTCAAACATTTTTGACAGGCAAATGTGTGAATGTATGTCCTGATGGAAGTCAGCCAACCACCATTTATAAACCAAATAATAGGCAATATGGTGTTCAAGGTGGTGTTTCAAGCAGCACACGTATTGAAAAATTAAAGCGTGATACAGTGCATACGAGTGCATCGTCATTTAGGACTTTTTTTGGAGAGGCTGCTGCAAATGCAGGATCATATAAACTAAACGGAAATACTCCTTATTTTATCAAAACTAAATTTGCACCATGTGTAACATTTCATAGAAATGGAAATTCTCAATTATGTAAATAACTTAAATACTTTAATGTATAAAATTAATTTTAATTGTATATTATAATATAATTTAATTTAAATTCATGACAAATAATATTCATAATGCATATTCATATAAATGGCAACCTCAAAAACAAATTGCATGGAAAGGAATAAATCGTGTTGAAATTATTCCAAGCAATGCTAGACCAGAAACAAATGGATCATGGATACTAAATCAACAAGGCGGAGGAAATGGGTCTGATGGAAATGCTTTTTTGCCACGCCCAATTAAACATTGGAGGAAACAATTATCTGCGAACCCTACTCGTGGAGGAACATCAGGAAAAGTTGGATTAAATATTCAACAGGTTCCGGGTTATAGTAATTATTTAGGTGGGGAATATGATGTTGAAAATAACGGATGCGAAAATGATCCATCTTTATCACAATATCACATTATTTCAAATATAAGTATTAAGAAAAATAATACTTGTTGTAAGCCATCTGATAGAATAAGAGGATTAGTTTCTCCAATTGAAAATAATTATATAACAACAGAAAACTTTATGAAATCAAGATGTATATTGTATAGTCAAAATAACTCGTCCATAAAAGATCCGAATGTTGATTATTTTGATCCATCATATGGACAACAACTGTATCCAAACAATAATGCATATGGACCACAAACCTCTCTAACTAAAAATTGTACATTATGTAGTTTAAATAATAAACAAACCTCGATTTACAAGCCAAATAATCAACAATATTCTGTGCAAGGTGGTGTTTCTTCGCGTTCACGTATATTAAAATTAAAAGATGATACAATTACATTTAATAGTGGTGGTCATGCGAATGCATTTGGTGTGTATCAAGGTAATTTTGGATTATATGACACAAATGTTGGGACTTATTATGTAAAAAATAAACCGACAAAACCGATTTGTTATTATAAGAATAGATGGTGCGCATCATTAAATGTTGAATAATACTACAAATCTATTATGTGTTGAAAATATTATAATATATCCTTATATATTATATTATAATGGTTATGCAATTTGTTAAAAATGGAACGAGAACCAATAAAAATGGTTGGATTTGTATTTCTATAAATGGAAAACCATATGAAAGAGGTTTAGCACATGGTCAATTGCTTGCGACTGAAATTAAAGAAAGTCTTAATATTTATAAATTTAATTTATATGATTCACATGGATTAGAAATGGATTTTTTTATTCAACTTAGCAATTATGTGTTTAAACGACCCACAGAAGAGAATTTTCCTGAAATTTTCGAAGAATTAAAGGGAATTGCAGATGGTGCGAATGTTCCTCTTGATGATTTAATTTTATTAAATAATTCAGCTTCACTTGCGTATGCACTTCTTAAATTATCTGATTACATTGACAATATGCCTCAAGAATTCAGGGATAAATATGGAAAACTTTCAACAAATTTAGGCTCTTCACAGGAAGGAGGAAAACGTGGAGTAGGCGCAGACAAATGTTCGGCTTTTATTGCAGTCGGATCATATACATCTGATGGTAAAATCGTATGTGCCCATAATACATTTGATGAATTTATCGGTGGACAATTATTTAAAGTTATTGTTGATATACATCCAGAAGTTGGTAACCGCATAATCTATCAAGGTGCGCCTGGTTATATTTCAAGTCAAACTGATTTTTTTGTTACTAGTGCAGGGTTCATAGGAACTGAAAATACGCTTGGTGGATTTAATCAATTTGCTCCAAAAGACCCAATTACATGCCGAATTAGAAAATGCATGCAATATGCGATGACACTTGACGATTATGTTGATTTTTTAACACATAATAATTCAGGCGATTATGCTAATGCGTGGTTATTTGGAGATATAAATACGAATGAAATTATGAGAATTGAATTAGGATTAAATTATGTAAATACTGAGCGTTTAACAGATGGATATTTTATTGGTTTTAATGCGGCGTATGACCCTAGAATAAGAAATTTAGAATGTTCAAATACAGGTTTTGATGATATTCGCAGACATCAAGGTTCACGTAAGGTTAGATTAGAAGAACTTATGGAATATCATAAAGGAAACATTAACGTTGAGATTGCAGAACAAATAATTGGGGATCATTATGATGTCTACTTAAAAGAAGAAAACAAATGTTCTAGAACCGTTTGTTCGCATTATGATTTAGATAATCGTGCATTTATGTCTCAGTCAGATAGACCATTGCCTTTTCAGCCACGCGGAACAGTTGATGGAAAGGTATGTGATACGACATTAGCAAAACAGATGGCATTTAAAGGAAGATGGGGGTCTTCTTGTGGAACTCCATTTAATGCCAATAAGTTTTTTAAAGAACATATTCAATGGAAACGCTTATTGCCTTATATACATGATAGACCAAGTCAACCATGGACCGTGCTAAAATGTGAAGACATGGTTAAACGCAATAAATCAACTCGTCGTCGTTCAACAAAAAACACCAAGCTTAAAACTAGCAAAAACTATAAAAAATAAAATTGCAATTTTATAATTAGATTACAATTAAATGTCAATAATATAATAATTTACGGATTTTATTATTGATTTATTGTATATGCCAAAAATACATAGTCGAAAGCATTACAATGTTAATCGAAAGATAAAACGTTCAACCAAAACAAGAAAGGCAGGGTCAGCGCTAATGCCTCTTACAAAATTAACTGAATTATGCGACGTAAAAGGTTCAAATACATTTGAAGGAAGCATTTTTAAGAAAAAGGACGTTGAAGGTGAAAGAGTATTTAGAGAATATTCAAAATATAAAAAACAATTAAATGATGTCGTAAAAGACTCGAATATTATAAAGGAGCATAGGCGCGATGATTATTATACGTACATTAACGTTGATTGGTTAGCAAAACAAGAGAAAAAATTACAAAAGGAATTAAAGTATTATTCTCAAGTAGATAATTTTAGAATAGTTCAAGAAAAGGTTTATTATGAAATGATTGATCTTGTTAAGAAACACATAAAGGAAAATCCTTCTTCTAAAAAGGCAAAATTATTAAGCAATGTATATAATAGTTTTTACAATACTACAAAACAAATAGGATTACAGCATACTCATCGTATAAAGGATGATGTTGAGAGATTTATTAATGCAAAAGACATGTATGGATTATTGGCTTATACAAATAGCAATGAAGTCTATTCCTGGGCTTCTCCAATAGTTTGGTCTGTTTTACCAGATGAAAAAAATGTTGATAAATATATTAGTCATTTATCACCTCCACAATTAGGTGCATATGATTATTTTATTTATATTGATCTTCCTACAGACAATGCAGAAACAAAAGCATTTAAACGCGAATTTAAACAAAAATATTTGAAGTTTATTGAAGATACATTCAAAATCGCATTACCTAATAATTACCGCGAATTCAATGCCGAAGATGTATGGAATGTTGAAGTTCAAATGTTAGACGCGATGGGATGCGACAGTTTTACAGAGGATCCAAATTACTATAATGTTGTAACTAAACACGACCTTGAAAGCAGCAAATTTGATTTTGATTGGACGCAATTTTCTAAAAAGATTGGATATAAGACACCTCCACAAAAAGTTGTTGTATCAAGTTTAAATTCGTTAAAATGTGTTACGTCATTATTAAAAGAAAAATGGGATACTCCTGAATGGAAGACTTATTGGCTTTTTATTTTTTATAAAACAATGTTACGTTTTGAATGGGATTGGAATCAAACATATTATGATTTTTATGCAAAATTCGTCCAAGGTCAGCCAGTTCGTTTTCCCAGAGAATTATACCCTATATTTATGATGTCATTTACATTCAATTCTCTATTAACTGAACTATATGTTGGACACGCTGAAAACCCTATTTATGTTAATTATGTTAAAAATATGGTTGAAGATTTAAGACGTATTTTTATTAATAAAATAAAGAGAAATACATGGTTATCACCATCTACGAAAAAAATGGCAATTAAAAAACTTGTAAAACTAAAATTGGTTGTTGGACGACCAGAAGAATTAAGAGAAGACCCATTATTGCCTTATTGTGATAACGATCCATGGTATAATATTGATTTATTGGCGAAATGGAGACATCAAAAATTTATTGATTATGAAGGACAAACGACGGCCGTTGATGTTCCAGAAATTGATTGGAACGAATTAAAATTAACCGGAACTCAGGCATATGTAGTTAATGCTTATTATCGTCCAACAAGCAATTCTATTTATGTTCCATTAGCCTATTTACAGAAACCATTTATTGATTTAGATGAAAGAGGCATAGAGTATAATTTAGCACATGTGGGATATACTATGGGACATGAATTATCCCATTGTTTAGATGATATGGGAAGCAAATTTGACGAAAAGGGTAATTTGCATAATTGGTGGACACCACATGATAAGAAAATATTTAACAGCAAGATTGCTGATGTAGTTAAACAATATGAAATGGTGGCAAAACGGGATGGAATTAAGTTTGATGCAAAAATAGGAACTGGAGAGAATTTAGCAGATATTTCAGGATTGTCATTAGTCGAAGAGTATTTGCTTATGTTTCAAGAAGCAAATGAAGACATTGATATAATTAAAAAAATATCATTGGAAGCATTTTATGTGTATTCGGCGATCCAATCGCGTCAAAAAATGTATGAAAAAGCCATTCCAGCACAATTAAAAACAAATCCACATCCTTTAGAAAAATATAGATGCAATTGTCCGTTAATGAGATTAGAATTATTTAGAACAATATATAACGTAAAACAGGGGGATGGGATGTGGTGGCACAATACCGATACTATTTGGTAAATTATGTGAATTTAGGAATGTCTTTGAATTTTATGTATTACGTTTAATTTATCATGGAAAAATTTATTTTTTATATTTTATATATATATATAAATGTCCCCTACACGTAAATTAAGAACTGCATCTGCTACCCGCGCACGTGGTGTTGCCGCCAAAATGGCCAGAACCGCCAAACGCGCTGCCTCCAAATCCGCCGCTTTAGCGGCTAAACGCGCTGCATCTGCTGCCAAGGCTGCCTCCAAGGCTGCTAAGCGTGCGGCTGCTGCTTCCCGCTCTGCTTCCGCTGCCAAGGCTGCCGGTGCCGCCAAGGCTGCTGGTGCGGCTGCTTCTAAGGCTGCTGCTATGGGCGCTGCCGCTGCTCGTGCGGCCTCTGCCTCCGCCGCCGCTGCCCGCGCTTAAATTATCAGGTTATCCTGAGTTTAACTATATAAATTATATACCATAAATATTTAACTTAATCTACATTGGATTAAGTTAATTATTGTGTTTCCTAATTAATTCTTGCATATTTACATGTCTTCATCGCTAAGCCTTCCTCCAGATAAAAAAATATTTGTAGGTTGTAAATTATTATAAGGTAAATTATATTTTTGACACCATATCATACATTTGTTTATATTTGCCTTTTTCAAATTATCAATCTTATCATTTCTATTGTTTTCAATTAAATTAATGGTTGATGCAATATTTTCAATTTGTTGCTGACCAAATATTGAGTTTAATTCTTCTAATTTGCTTGTGAATAAATATGGAATATTGCAATTTAAAACACGTTCTAGCTTACTGTCTGATTCAATTTGATAATAGGCCGGTATAATTGAAGTAATAAACGCTGCAACATCTGCGTTATTTAATATAAAATCCTTGCATACTATGTATTTTTCTGAATTGGCATATCTGCTTGTATTTGGTTTAGTTATATAGACCTGTTTATAAACACAGCATAATAAAAAAATCATGTCAATGCTTGATTGTGTGAATAAATCGAATACTTTTAATATAAAGTTACCTCCTATTTTTTGCATAGAAATTGCAAAACATATTTGAGCAAAAATTAATTTTGATGACATGATTTCTTGTTGATTAAAATCTATAGAAAAGTCAAAACCTCCATCTGCTGTAATAAGATCCATTGTTCCTCTATATTTATCATAACAATGTATCAAATTTTCTACATTCATTATATTTCCTGTATTATCTTTTCCTGTTTCGATAATTACATTTGGATTGTTTTTAATAAAATTGTGACTTTTTCTCCATCCAGGAATATTTATATTATCGTTATCAATTAATGTCATTCCATAATATATGTCATCAGGGTTGTCCCGCAATAGTAATGTTGCTTCAATAAAACCACCCGGGCCTTCTGCTAAATGGAATGTTTTACAATTATCAGGTAATTCGTTTATTAATGAATGAATTGCAGATAGTTCAATCATCTTAAAAAAAGATCTAGATAATGGTTTATATCTACATACTGCATTTTTTGCATTAGGAACAACAGTATGAATGTATTCATATGGATTTGTAATTTTTTTAAAATTATCCCATCTGTCAGAATATGTGTTAATGAGTAATTTAATTTTATTTATGTAATTATTTAACATAGAATTTGAAGCTCCAATTATATCTTTGTCAGTAAAAGACACGTTAATTTTATTTAAAATATTATGATAATTCGAATTTGGTAATATATAATAGCTCATTTATATTTTAAAATTATAGGCTATTATATATAGACATTACGTATTTATATATTTTATTTGATTATATAATTTTTATTCCATAATTAATCTAATTTTTCTTTTTAATTTTTTCACTTTAACCTTCTCATTTGATATTTTATTTGCAGCAATTGATGCATTTCTAGTTTCTTTCTCATCTTCGTTTTCAATAATTCTAGTTGTACTTAATAATGCCATTGATAATTCTTCTGCATTTACATTTCTTACCTTTTTATATACACAAAATCTATTTAAGAATGAAATATTTTTCTCTCCAGAGCTCATATTTAATGAAGTTCCATAATCATTGATTTTTGAAGGATTTCTTTTGACTTCATTTTCTAATACTGTATATAGTTCATTAAACATTCCACTTGGTGCCGGTAAACCTAAAGATGTTGCCTCTTCTTTTGTAATTAAAATGAAACCGTAATTTTCCATTAGACGATTAAAGTATTTATAATTTACCAAATATTCCCTGAATGATTTATTAATTGACTCTTGAAACACATCAATTGCATATCCAAGAGAACTGACATTGTCTTCAAACGCATCATTGTCATACATTTTTTTAACTTCCCATATTTTTGTTTCATCTTCATAAATGCTCATGCTCTCCCCCACTTGTTTATCACGCAACATATTAAATATTGTTTCTCCATCGTATGAAGTTGTTATAAAATAACCATCAAGTTTAGTACATTCCGCAACATTTCTGATAAAGTTTTGTAAAGTATTATTTGTTTCAAACATATAATGAATAGCAAATTGAATGGAACTAACATTAAACCCTTCACTTCCCTTTCCATATTGTTTAATGACACCCTTTCCTAATATCTTTTCATCCTTAGGTCCTGAGCCAAACACAGCTCTTGTGATTTGTTTTGCTCTATCTGTATAAAGGGCATCAGTGTTTTTAATATTTACACTTGAATTGCCGTTTAAGAATAATGCTGATGGCATAACTGAATGTTTTTTCTTGTAATTCAAATATCTAGCACATGCTCCATCTACATTATTTTCTATATTATCCCTTGCAATGTCAATTCCAAATACGAATGACAAATTCGAAGCGATCCATTTTGGAAGATCGCCTGCCTTTCCGACAGCATAATCGATAAGGGTATTTCCACGTTTAGAAACCCCCATAATTAGTGCTTTTTTAACGAATAAATTGTGAAAATCGCGAAGACCTCTTGTTTTAGATACACCAATTAATTTATTGTAATAAACATCATCATCGCCTAGTTCCTGAGGAATATTTTGTCCGGTTGAAATCATATCAATCGTGATTGGATTGTGAATAGACTGCCAATTGCTATTTGCAACACTATATGCATTTCCGTAATTTTTAAGTCCGGCTCTATATTCAGTTGTTTTATCATATCTTACACGAAGCGGTTTCCATCTCCATTCTTTTTTCTCATTTGTATCGTAATAAAATTCCACAATCATTTCATCTTCAATTGCTTCACCTTCCTTTGTCATCATAACCTTATCGCCATTGGCATCATTAGACAGTAAAACATTACACAAGTGTGCTTCTGGATCACTTGGATTTGTAGGAAAGAATTTAACCGGTTTATATTGATCTTCATTTTCCTTACTTTCAATAGATGGCATTTTATCATCATAAATATCATTACATGGATTTATATATCCGTGGTCACGCTCATTAAATCCTACTCTCAATATAAGAGTTTTATATTGAATAACTTGGTCAGTCGAATAAACATTTGTTCCAGTATCAAACATATTTGAAATTGCTTCTTCACCATTAGATGATTTTTTAGTAGTAATCAAAAAGTCAATTGTATTAAACTCAGGTGGTTTCCATTTTAATGAATACTCCCATGTCTTTTTGGTTGAGCTAGGTTCTTCGCCAACAGTAGATGACCCTACACCTTTGTCCATTGGAGTAAAGATAAGACCATCTGTATTATATTCAAATAACCCGTCCTTTTCTTTTTGTAAAATTGACGCACATCCATCAAATATAGTTTTATTATCATTTGTATTGTAAAATGTTTTAGTTTTAATTTTAATTGGAGACACATCTTTTTGATTGACAATTGATTTTGGATTTAAACTTTTAATAACATCGGTCAACAAATGCAATCTAAAATTACTTTTCACATCTTCATTTGAATTTATGTCAAATGCTAATGAACGTTTATCGTCTCCACCAATAAAGTAAGCATCAAATGCTGCATATAAATTAATGAATTTGCCAGTTTTATCATGTAAAACATGTTCCCCGTCCAATAATGTATTGTGAAACTCATTTGATGTTACTATTGCTCCAGTAAATTGGACACTCATATTTGTGTCAATTAAATATATTTTACCAGATGCATTGATAAATAACATTTTTCTGTCACCATCGGCTTTGTCTGTAACAGTATACTTTTTACGGATATTTGGAATATTAATTTCATTTGATAATGGTGCAATGTTAGACATAGACAATGACATTGATGATGGACCAATAAAATCTCGAGGTTTAGCCCATGCATCTTCTCTATATTGATTTTTTTTTACTAATTTCAAATAATCATCAATTACAGATTTTTGTTCAATGTATGATGTAGGAAAATTTGTTTTTTGTAAGCCAGATAATATAGTTTTTGATGAATGCTTAATTAAAGTTTCTAATTTTTCAATGTCTTTGTATCTTGTTAATAAATGGTTTTGCATTTCAATTTCAATTTCGTATTTTGGAAGTGACTGAAATACTTCTGCTTCTGAAATGGTATATTCAGGAACCATAAATCTACCTTTATAATGCGACTCTTTTACGACACTTAGGTCTATCTTTATTGGGTTCAAATAATCCGGTGGCATAAAGGTTGTTCGGTTCATAAAACGATATGTTTTTTTAGTGTCATTCCAAGACGAAATAATATTTTTTACAATATTTGAATTATTTTGTAATTTGTTTTCTTTATTAAGCGCAACCCTAAAATTAAAATCATTAAAATCTGCAGTTGGTATTGGGCGTTTATTGGCATCAAATGCAGGCATTTTTTGTGTAAATTCGACAGAATATTCATTCGTTTCAATAATTTTTTCAATTGAATTGTGTCTGCAAAAATTTTGTATATTATTTAATCCGGTTATTTCAGTTCTTATACTTGAAATTTTTTGTATTCCACTTTTTGGGTCTATAAATTCATTAAAACACCTTAAAATATATTCCTCTGATGATATTGTAAATCCTAATGATAATAATTTTTTAGCGACATTATCTTGGTCAATCTTTGTTATTTTCTTTATGCCCTTTGTTCCAAAACGAACCTCGAGCTCTAAATTAGAACTTCCGGTAGAATTATCTAAATCATCTAAAGTCGTTTTTAATATGCGTTTTAACGCAGAATGTTTTGAATCAATTTTATCACTTGTTGAATGTGTTCGTGATTGATTTGATTTTATTTTATTATTTGAATTATGTTGCGAAGATTCAATAGATCTGGGCAATTGTTCAGTCATACTATATATATAATTGAGCTATAATATTTAAATTATAGTTCAATTTTTAATAATAATAATCTACAAATTCCTTACTATATTTTCGTATAAATCTTTTTTTAATAGTTTTTTTTTATCTAACTCAATTGGTATATTTAATTTAATGGCTATATCTTGCAATTCTACTAACGAATAACTTGAAATTGAGTTAATTGGTTTATAAATGTTTTCAATCTTAAAATAATTATTCTTATATTCATTTATTTTATTTTCATTAATGTTGTCTGGAATATATACATGACCATCAATGTTAATTATCACATTTAATGGTTTTGAATAATCATTGTAAATTTCATAATATATTCTATTTTTTACGTACAGAATATTCATATTATATATCATGCACAATAGTTGCAATCCAATTGTTGAGATAATAGGATTATTTACCAAATCTTCCTGAGCATCAACAAAACTGATTTTATAGCTTTTCAATTTATCTTTATAATTTTTAAGGGTTTCAATTGCAGAAATTTTCATTGATTTTTCTTTTTCAAAAGATGAACTTTTATTTAATTCATAATCTTCCATTCCATTCAATAATACAAAAAAACACCAAAAGAGTTTATCTTTTTCACGAGGATTAAAATATATATCATTTTTTTTATTTAAATCGTTAGAATTGCATTCTCCAAATGTATTATCGTTTTCTATATTTTTCTTTTTATTTGTTTGCATTTTAATTGCTGGTTTAGTACAAGTATCATTACTAGTTAATTGTTTTACATTAATGTTGACTTGACTGTCTTTCAAACTATTCTTATTAACAAAACTTAAATAAAACATATAATCTCTCAATGGTTCCAAAATCATAACATATTTTTCATTATTGTTATGATGTTGATTATTTATGCGCATTGATGTGGATGTATCCATTATATCTATATGACCAAATATGTATGTGGTTTAGTTAAATTAACATTGTGATTTCTCTTTATTCCCTTTATTGAAAAAAGTGTTTTCGATTATATTTTTTTGCGTCTCAATGCTTTCAATGTTTATTGTTTGATTATCAACATATTTAATGTAATTATCCAATTGTTTAATTATTTTTGGGTCTAAATCTGTAATATTAATAAATACACCATTATTATTTTCATTAAGAATAACACTTGAATGTTGCTTTAAAAGACGTAATACTTCAATTTGATGAAGTTTATCCATCTCTTCAATTCTGTCTTTTATTTGTTTAACATTCAATGAATTTAAACTATTAGTATTGCTATTTGATCGTTCCATCTTAATTGTGATAATAATAATGATAATAATATAATGTTCTTTTTAATTTAGTTTTCTAAGATAAGTCTTGGTTTCTTTTTAACTTGTTTTAATTGCTCTTTTGGTTTAATTAATTCTCCAATAACAGAAATATATTTGTCATTAAGCTCATAACGTTGTCCAATTACGCGAATTTTAATATTATCATTTTCTTTAATGCTTGAGAAATATGTAACATGATCTGACTTATAATGATGATCCCTCGCAACAAAGATCACAACAGGACTTATGTCTTCGTTTGTTTCTGCACGAATGCCAGCCTTTGTAATATTTTTAGCAATAGCATCAATATGCATTCCCTCAACTGGAGAACATACTAAACACTCAAATACTACTTCAAATGTGATATTCTCTCCATTTAATATACCATTTGAATATGTCAAAATATTAATCGAGCCTGGTTTAATGTATCCTTCAACAGCACATTTGCCTTCAATTTGAGATGATATAATTTTTTCTAGAATGGGTTTAATATTTTTCCCGATTTTATTCATTGGTAAAGAAACACGACGAGTAATCATATTTTTCATGTAAATTCCTAATTTTCTGGGTTTATTATCCTTTTTTTTAAGTTCCGGTTGAACAATTGTTGTCATGCTATATACTTATGATATGTATAGATATAAAATCTTTATCTTTATTCAATTTTATTAATTTATTTAATCTTATTTGCATCAATATTCATCAACACATATTCAATCGGTGTTAAAAACCATCTTTTGTTTTTAGTTTTGTTTTTATTTGACATGCGCAATATAAACTCTTGTCTTATGCATAATTCGGGTTGTTTAATATCTTTTGTATTTTCATCGGTATATTCACCCTTCATTCCAATCTCATTTAATATAGTATTTAATACCTTAATTGCATCATTTTTTCCTGATTGGTCACATCTAGAACCTTTTGCTCGTTTTTCCTGAGTAAATTTAACTTTGAATACCATATGAATGTTATTAAAAATACTCATAAAACCTATAATTTTACTTAAATCTGCTGGTCTAATAATTAAACGTTTCCATTCATCTAATAAATCATTATAATCTTCCGCTTCACCAACAACCCATGCATTATCTCTAAAAATAATCAATTTTTGCGTGTCACCTTTTGATAAAAATAATCCAGTTATATTTCGCGATTTAAGTAATTTACTATCAAAATAATCCTTAATCATAGATAAAACAGTTGATACTTGGGATTTAGTGTTATACAAATAATTTAATAATATAACGGTGTCATCATATAATAGACTCTCAACAATATGTTCGATTAATAATACATTTAACATATTTCTGTCATATCCTTCACGTTCCATTGCAAATATAACAGAACTACAAAACTTATACCAATCTTTCTCTCCACGTGCAATTTCATTTTTATTTGTCGCTAATTCATAATTATGTTCTATTGAGTTAATAATCGCATTTACTCTATCATTTTTAATGTCATTATTGTAATGCTCCTCTTCGTCAATAACTAATTTAATCTGTTTTTGTGGTTTTTCAATAATTGCCTCTTGAACTTCTTCAGGTAACTCAAATTGAATGTCTGTATTTTTATAAGGTATTGGAAATGATCTTTCAAATAAAGAAATATTCTTATTATTTAATTCAAGTGGCTGAAATAGATATAGATCACTTATATTAATTATATTTCCAAGTCTTCCATGCTGGTCTGTAATATATTCATTCTTATCTTCCACTAATTGAGTAAGTGCAGCATTAATTTGAACAATCGGATACTCTTTAGTTACATTAATGCGAGAGATTAATTCCTTTTTTGTAAAAAAATGTCTATCTTTAAAAATATTTCTTATTCTTTGAATAATTTTTTCAGTATTTGTAAAAATAAATACTTCATTATACGTATCCAATGATGATATTTTATCTTTCAATTCTGCTTTACACTTATATGCACATTTATCCATATAATCACACACGGATGTAAATGGTTTATCTCCCACTTGATATGTAACAGTCTGTTTATTTGACAATTTTAATTTAACAGCTTGGTTCATATTTGTTTCAGTAAAATTAACTTGTTCGTAATTTAATAAACAGTCTACTGACGCTTCTTTTAACGCTCTACTAACAAGACCAATTTGAAGTGCTTTTTGTTCGGCTAAACGATAAATATATAAATCGGCTGCTTCTTGACTAGTATCCTCTAATAATGTTCCGTATAAATAAATTAATACATTTCTCTCAGCAAATGGAAGAGCCTTATGACTACAATTTCTTACAGCTCGACCTATAATCTGTTCTATGCGGTTCATGTTATACCATGGTTCCATTATATGAACTTGTCTTATGTTTTGAAAATCGAGACCTTCAGACCCAGCTTGAGAGATTAAAACAACCTTTACAATTTCTCCATTTTTATTATCTGTTGATGTTAAAGCTTTTACGTCAGCTACATTGTCTGGAGAATAACCGGGATCACCTGTAATCATAATATATTTTGCTGGCTTAAATGTTTCTCCCGATGGCATTTGATTTTTTGGTTTAAAATGTGTATAATCAACTTGTGCAGTAGGGGGGTCTTTAAATAATGAACTTACATTGCCATGACGAGTTAATCCTAATTCTTCTAACGCAAGAGCAATTGGAACAAGCCCTCCATCAATAAATTCTGAATAAATTAATATAATTCCGTCTGATTGTATAACATTTTTGCATATATTATGTATCTTGCTGCTATAATGTTCTAAGTTCTCTTGAGAGAATATGCGTGGATATGAATTACTTTTATATTCAAAATCTCTCTTAGATGGTGGATTTGAAATCTCTCTGTATTTAATCAAACGATTAAGTCCTGAGGATCCGATTAAGTCTTTTATGTCAACATTAATGTCTTCGCCTTCAAGTGCTTTATCAAGGCGATCATCAGGATAAATAAAATTCAGTGCTTGAATTGGATTTTGTAATATAGAATATCCCATGCTTTCAATAACATTTTCATATGTTGGTAATTCTTCTAATATTTTTTCCTTTTCTTCTTCTTGTTCTTCTTCAAATAACTGTTTTTCTTGTTCTATTTGTTTTGTCTTCTTTGTATTTTTTTTAGGCTTATTTATTTGTTTTTTAACTTTCATTTTGTTAATTATATAATTATACCCTTTTTGCTGATAATCTCCTATTTTTGTTAAATATACATCAATGTATTCTAATTCTTGGATGATTGATTTTCCGTTTAACTGCATTCTAGGGTATAAATTGTTATCATTTTTAAAAGTATTATTCGGAGAGAATATAGACGGCCATATGCGATATGGAAATGTATATGGATTTTCTCCACGAACAAATGAAATATATCCAGTGGCTTTTCTCTCTAATAATTCTTTTCCTATAATTCTACCTGATGTGTCGGTTTTAAATGTTCCATTAGAATTAAAAACATCTTTGTTTTCAATAGTTGGTCGTCTATCATTCATATTCATAAGGTTTAATAACCAAATGATTTCTTTATAACTATTATACATAGGCGTGGCTGAGAGAAGAAGCAATCTTATATTTTCAACATTTTCAATTAATTTGAATAATTCAAGTGCTACGCGCTTATCACGATTATCGTCAGTAATTCGTATGTTATGCACTTCATCAATCACAATTAAACGGTTTTCAAATACTTTTCTTAGTTTATTTTTTGAACGTTTTAAACGCTGTTGTTCATCCATATCACCTTCGATTTTTGATGATTTATTAATATAATTTGCGAATTCAATGTATCCTAAAAATAAATATGAATTATTAATAATTCGTTTAATTTGAGTAGTAACTTTTTCTTTAGATAATCCTTTCATATTCATTGGATTAATTTCCTTTAAAAATTTATTTCCAGTGCATGAACGTATGTTCCATAATCCGTCAATTAATTTAAGTTTTCTATCATCAAATAATTGTAATTTGAAATTTTCTTGTACGTTTGGTGATGCAACAACAATAATGCGTTGAGTATTTCCTATTTGTTTTAAATAATCTCTCATCTCTTCTGCAACACTAATGGCAGTACATGTTTTTCCACTACCTAACCCATGATACAATAGAAGACTATTATATGGTGTTTGAAATGAAAGAAAATTGCGGGCAAATAATTGTTGTGGAGCTAATTCAAATTCAGCGTTACATAATATTTCTGCCTGTTCAGTTACATCTTTAATTTCGCCGTCATATTTTGTATCAGCAAATTCTTTTTTTTGTGCGATTTTTATATTAAAATTTGGGTCATTTAAATTTGGATATAAGTAATTGAATTCAGTTGTATTTTGAATAGAATTCACATCATATAATTCTTTTTTATTTAAAAAATCATTTGTTATATTTGATAAAGTGTAATCATTCTCTAGTTCATTTTGTAATATGTTAATATTAATAGGCGAAGATGAAATACTTGTGGACGTATCTGATGCTATTTCAGTTGAGCTTGATTCTGAGGCGCTCGATGATGATGTTTCTGTATCTGATGCCAATGAACTAGAAACAGATGAACTCGATGATGACGGTTCTGTCTCGGTTTCATATGAGCTTGATCTGGACGAGATTGATGACAATGTGTCTGATCCACTGGATGATATAGTACCCAATGTTTCTAACGTTTCTATTGTGCCTGATGATTTTGTTGAATTATTAAGAATTGAGGATGATGTTTTATTCTTAGTATTACCCCTTTGTTTAATAGTTATTTTTGGTGGCATAAGTCTTATATATTAAGTATATAATCTATATTTCGTTAAAATTTTATTTACTTTTTCCAATACAGATAATTTTTCTAAATTATATGGTCTAATTAAGTTGCATGCTTCTTCGTAAGAATACCAGTCCATTTTGCTAACTTCATAATTTTGATAATTTTCAATGTAATCAATAGAATCCTTTATATATGCAACATAATAACGGTGTCTATATGATTTATAATTAGATCCGGTAAATATTTCTTCAAATGGCAATGTATTTTGAATAAGTTGTATTTGTTCTCGATTAATGCCAGTTTCTTCTTCAAATTCCCTAATTCCGCATTGTATGTCTTTTTCTTGAAAATTTCGTCTACCCTTTGGAAATCCCCATTCGGTTTCTTCCCAATGTGTATCGCTTTCATCGATTAGGGTTTTAAGAGTATATTCTTTATTGTTAATTGTTATTCCAAGAGAAATAGACGTGAATTTATTTTTTGAAATCTTTTCTTCTCCACGATACTGTATTCCTGTACTACTTACGCCCCAAATATACTCCCATAATTTCTCGAATGTAGACGTTAATAGTAAATTTTTTTCATTAACTGTCATTTCATTGATAATATTCATTAAATAATTCTTATTATACAACGGATACTTTCCTCTCATAAAGTCGACAAATCCAAGACTATGATTTCTACGTATCATTAAATATTCAATGCCAGCAATTCCTTTTCTTACTGCAATAATGCCTATGCTTGTAATTGGTTGCTTACATTGATGAAACAAATGTCCATATTTTCCACAATTATTGCAAAAATTATTATTAAAATTAAAAGACTTCATAAATTGCTATTTGTTATTTTTAATTTCTTTTTATATCCTTTATACTATGGAATTGGAACCGTCAGTTTGGGGACCACATTATTGGTTTGTACTGCATACAATCGCATTTAATTATCCATTGAAACCAAATGAAGTAGCTAAAAAAAAATATTATGATTTAATTAGCAATTTGCCATTATTCTTGCCTGGAATAAAAATAGCAGATAGTTTTAGTCAATTGCTTGATGCATATCCAGTAACTCCGTATTTAGATAATCGGGAATCATTTGTAAAATGGGTGCATTTTATACACAATAAGATTAACACAAAATTAGGAAAACCTGAAATATCATTAGCAGATGGATTAGACAAATATTATTATCATTACAAACCTAAGGATGAACTATTTAGAGAGAAATTAAAAATAAAAGAAAAATATATTTTTACATTTATGCTTATGTTACTATGTTCAATCATATATTATTTATATAATGTCTAATGTGACATATACAGCAAATGTGGATAGTTGCGACAAATACGTGTAAGTGTGTTATACTTTATAGCATGTGAAATTTATTTATGATGGTTAAATGCTTATATTATATTTGATTATATTATAATCACATTATAAAAGATGCGTTATGGATTAATTATTTTTTGTATAACGGCATTTCTAATTGCTGATTTATATCATGATGGACATTATTCAAAATTATTAAAATCTTGGAAAAAATACTATCAAATGGCGTTTATAGGATTTTTAGGGTTATCAGCATATTTATTTATTAAAAAACATCCAAGCCAATCACAGAACCTTTTGGTTCATGCAAACGAATTAATTAAATATATGCCTATTGACAAAAATGCAGGTGACCTTATCTCTCCAATTTTAGATTTTACAAATGGTTCTTTCATGGGAAATACGCAAGGCCAAAACACGAATAATACAACAATGAGCGGTGGTCATTATACTGGTAGTGGGAATGGATATGAAACAATGAACCAAATGACACCTCAACAAAAACGCATGATGACATCTGGAAAGGGAGCAACTAAGCGTTCTGTCAGTGAAACTAAAAAAAAATTCGTAGCATCACAACAAGGATGGAAATGTGGCAAATGTCATAATCAATTAACAGCATGGTTTGAGGTAGATCATGTTGTGAGACTTGAATATGGTGGTTCAAATGAAGTAGATAATTTAGTGGCATTATGTAGAGAATGTCATGGCGCTAAGACTACAATGGAAAACCTCTAGAATATTTTAATTAATTGGTTATTTATTCAAGTTATTTATCATAATGCATGTTATTGTAAATAAGTTTTCTATAGATGTTATATAATATGGATAAAGTAAAATCTACATCACCTGATGCAACATCAATCAATTCAAAAATAAAAGAAGTTCCAGAATATATAAGGCAAAACATAAAACTATTTACATTTATTTTTACATTTATAGTTTACGTCACATTAATTGTTTTTTTATTTAAAAAAAATCCAAAACGAGTAATTTCAAAACACAGTGCTCTCTCAATTGTTACTGCCATATTTGGTGGATTTATAATATTTATGTTAATGTACTATGCATATTACAATAAGACAATTAATCAAAAAATCTCTCAAACGTCTGATGCAGACCCTACATCAACAATGAACATACTTAAAAAATTACTTTTATTCAGCGGAGCAACCTTAGCGATTATACTCATTGTTATTGGAATTATAAAAATATTAAAAACAGCTTCATTCTTGAAATTTTCGTTACTTTATGGATTAAATATTATAATATTATTAATCGGCATAACACTTGCGTTTGTTATATTTAAAACTTTATTAGGTGGTCGAAAACTTCCATTACCGCTTCAATTATTAGTTGATATAATAACATATATACCTTGTTTGGTATATGAATTTATAGAGTTTTTAAAAATACAATATAGTATAACATCAAAACCTGTATGGATTTTATTATTTATTGAAGCATTATTTATTACGTTAAAAATTCTACTTCCAAAACTATATAATTATGTTATTGATCATGACGGAATAAAATTATTAAGAGATCAAGAACGTTTAGACAGTGAAATGTCACTTGGATCATTTGAATCATTACATTCAAAACGACGAATTGATAAAAATTCAAAATATAATTATAAATATGCCATATCTTTTTGGACATACATTGACCCTCAACCTACTTCAACAAATGTATCATATACTCAAGACACAAATATATTAAACTATGGAGGCAAACCAAAAATAACATACAATGCAAAAGAAAATGAAATTAAAATTACTACACTGAACGGGAAGAAAGAAGTCATAATATACAGAACAAAAGAAATCCCATATCAAAAATGGTTCAATATTGTTATAAATAATGATGGTGGAACTTTAGATGTATTTTTAGACAATAAATTGGTATCGTCAACTCCTGGAATAGTTCCTTACATGAAATATGACAACATAACTATAGGAAAACAACGAGGCATTTATGGATTAATAACAGATGTAACATATTTCAACAATGTTCTTACTCGAAATAAAATTTCAGTGCTGTATAATTCTTTTGCTGAAAAAATATAAATTCATAATAAACTTTAGAAAATTTCTAACATAATAATATATCATGGCTTTCTTAAATGTTCTAATAATAGGAGCGGTTGTATTTTTCTTATTGATGACATTGTATACTAGTGTGACTGGTACACCTTCATCTCAAATGTCACCTAAAGTAATCGCTATTGGTGCAGTAATTGTAATGCTATTAATTATTTTATGGAATATGTTTTACGGTTCTAATTCCACTGAATTGAGCCAGACACAAGATGCTACAATTCTTAAAACAATTGAAGCGAATACCATTAAAGCAAATAATAGCACAAATTTTGCGTATTCCGGTTGGATTTTTGTAGATGATTGGACATATAAATATGGTAGTGAAAAGATTATATTGAGCAGATTAGACAAAGCATTACACCCTTGCCCACAAATAACTTTAGCGCCTTACCAAAATGAGCTCGTCGTTACAGTCCAAACATACCCCGACAGCACAAACGCATCACCATCAGTGAATTCGCAAATCCATACATGCACGGTAAAGAATGTCCCCATCCAAAGTTGGGTACACATTGCAGTAAGCGTCCATGGAAGAAGTTTAGATGTATATTTAGACGGTAAATTGGTAAAAACATGTGTCATGCCAGGTGTAGCAAAGGTCGACCAAACTGCGAATATTGGAATTACACCAAATGGAGGATTTTCTGGATATACATCAAAGATATTTTATTATCCAACGGCACTTAACCCCCAGGAAGTATGGGATTTATATGCTGAAGGTTATGGAGGTAGCTCGTTTGCCAGTATTGCAAATAGATATAAACTTAAGGTTGCATTACTTGAAGATGAAGTTGAAAAACGTAGTTTCTCAATATAATTAAATGATAATTCATATCTAAATTCTCTTATATATAATATATAGATATGAGTTCCTTAAACAATAATTCTGTTAATAACATGTTTAGTAAATTTTCATCTAATCAATACATGATTGGAACAAAGGAATTTTTAAATTCAAACAGCATTGTAGCCAAGTTTGCATTTTTAATATTAGTTATTGTAGTATTCTTTTATGCATTACGTTTAGGCGTTATGATTTTAACGTGGATTTTTTCTTCGTCACCAACACCCATTTTAATTAATGGTATGATTGATAGCAAACAACAATGGATTATACCACAAAACCCTTCTACAAATGGTTCTATTCCCATTTTACGTTCTAAAAATGAACAAAACGGTATTTCATTTTCATGGTCAACATGGTTATACATTAATGATTTAACGTATAGATCTGGTCAATATCGCCATGTATTCCATAAGGGAAATGAAAACATAAATGTTACAAATGCGCCAACCGGAATGAATACACCTGATAATGCGCCTGGTCTCTACATTGCTCCAGATGACAATACATTAGTTGTTGTATTGAATACGTTTAAAAACATTACCGAAAAGATTGAGATTGAAAATATTCCAATTAAAAAATGGTTCAATGTTGTTATTCGTTGCGATTCTAACATTGTTGATATTTTCATTAACGGCACATTAACTCGCCGCTACATATTACAAGGTGTTGTTAAACAAAATTATGGCGATATTTTCATTTCAATGAATGGAGGTTTCGATGGTTTTACATCACTTTTGCGATATTACAATTATCCTATTGGAACTGCCACAATCCAAGGAATTATGGCAGATGGACCAAAACTCAAATTAATTACAGATTTATCAGGAAAGCTTGATGGAGCAAAAGAAAGTGACTATTTAGCATTCCGTTGGTATTTTACAGGAGATGAAAATTCATTCAATGTATAAATGTAATTTGGGTCTGTTCATGTTCGTTAATTATTAGTTAAATTGTTTTAATTAACTAATAATATTATATGACAAGTAATCCTAATTATTGTTCAAATTGGAATTTATATAGAAATCCAGCATGGCAAGGGAATTTTATTAGACCATGGTCTAGAGCAACACTTGCATGCATGGATTTATCTGGTTCCGGTATTACAGATTTTGATTTAAATATGAGACGCAAAGCAGAGGTTCTTTCTTATAAACATAAAAGCGGATTAACAAAGAAAGAGAGATGGGCAAAGTTAAATAGAGGTGAAATGTATAAAAAACGTGCATGGGCTACTCAAAATTTTACATATACAAATCCTAATGTAAATAATTTAGATTTTGTTACAGGTTCAACTACAACCTTAACTTGCAGCAATGACCCTCCAGAATTAATTAAAAATCCAACAAGCGCATCAGATGTTCCAGGAAAAATAATTGATCTATATTTAGATGAAGATGTTCCACTAATTAATTATAAAAATCGAGTAACATTTTCTGCAGGTGGGACAAAATATCCAGAGAGTAGTTGGCAAATAGGAGACAATGGATTTCCAGTTGGAAAATCTGGTTCAAATAATATTGCATAAAAAATATGGTATATTCATAGATCATAAGATCACATTTATTTTATATTTGTTACATTTATTATTATATTTTAGGTCATAATTCTTGGAGCGACATTCATAGTAATTAATTCTTGAAATAATAATTTACAAGCATATGGCAATTCAACGTAATCGAAATCAATTCTATTGTCACACATTTTACAATGATGAATGTGCATTTTATCGTTATATGCTGCAATCATTCCACACGAATTGCACACATATACATTAAATGCATCCGATGCATCATATAGTCGTCCTCGTGTAAAACGGGATGCACCATGTGCAATCATACAATCACGCTCCATCTCGCCAAATCTCAAACCACCGTCGCGCGAACGACCTTCTGCTGGCTGACGAGTTAAATTAACCATTGGACCAATACTACGACTATGTTGTTTATCATTCACCATGTGTTTCAATCGTTGATAAAACGCGGGTCCAATAAATATAGGTGTTTCAATCTGCTCACCAGTCATTCCATTATATAGAATTTCATTTCCCTTAGATTCAAACCCGACTTTTTGCAATTCCTTTGAAATATTTTTAATATCATATCCTCCAAATGATGTTCCATCGCCAAATAGCCCAAGCTGCAAAAGCACTTTTCCTAATAATGTTTCTTTAAGCTGACCAATCGTCATTCGGCTAGGAATAGCATGAGGATTAATAATAATATCCGGTTTTAATCCATCTTTTGTGCAAGGCATATCAGCTTCAGGAATAATATTTCCGATTGTACCTTTCTGACCATGACGTGACGAAAACTTATCACCAATAACTGGTTTTCTGAGCGTTCTAATGCGAACTTTGCAAAAGTTATATCCATCCCCATTTCTCTCAATGTAATTTTTATCGACATACGATTCTTCATTTGTTCTGTAAATGCGGCTCTGATCTTCATATTTAATAACCTTTGTATGATCATTTCTATTTTCTTTAATCGGTAAAACTTTTGCAATAATAATGTCGCGCGATTCAACTAGAGTATTTTCATTAATAACACCATTACTATTAACTTTTTCATAATTGCCAAATTTCATCCCCTTTGTTTTAGATAAATCTGGCTTGCAACGTATCTCTTCATCACCGTGAATTTTTTTATCTTCATCTTTTTCTGTATGAAATATGGTCGCTTGAAATAATCCTCGGTCAATTGAACCTTTATTAAATAGAATACTATCTTCTTGATTGTATCCTGTATGTGTCATAATTGCAACAACTACTTGGCAACCAGACGGAATTTGATTTAGCTGGATTAAATTCATTACACGTGTATCAATAAGCGGACGCATTGCGTAAGATAGCACATATGATGTTTTATCCATTCGGTTATCAAAATTCGTCACATAAATGCCCATTGCTTGTTTCGCCATGGCACACTGGTATGTGACGCGTGGGGATTGATTATGCTCTGGAAACGGAATACATGATGCTAAGATGCCGAATATCGTGCTAGGATGAATTTCACAATGAGTATATTTATAAATATAATTTCCTTGCATAGATAATTTTAAATCCTTAGGTGTCATTGAAATCATGCTGTGGCTCTGTTCAAGTGGATCAATATATTCAATAACCGATTTATTTAAAGTCACGTCTGTTAATAAATCGTCCCAATTAATTTCTCCTTTGCGCAATTGAATGCAAATCGATTTAGTTAACGCCAGTTGATTGTCTACTACACGCAAGAGTGGACGAACTAAACGTCCTGCATCATTACATACGCGGATTTCCCTATTTTTATAATCAAATATAATTGACGTGTAAATATTCATAATTCCTTTCATTTTTTTTTCTTTTAAAGAAGCATATAATTCAATTGGTTTTTCTGTATTTCCAATCCAGCAACCATTAATAAATACTTTTACATTTTCATAAATAATTTCTGGTGTCATATTTTCAAAATTATTAACATAAGGTTCAATATAATCATGAAGAGATGTACTATTAGATGGAATAGTCACATTTGTCATATACGATAAATTTTTAACAACACCAATAGACGCGCCTTCTGGGGTTTCGGCGCTACATAAATATCCCCATGTTGTATTATGCAACTTTCGCGGAGGAATTAACTTTCCACTCTTGTCAATCGGCGTATTAATGCGACGCAAATGACTTAAGCTTGATACGTATGTCAAACGATTTAACACTTGAGCAACGCCAACTTTATTGCTATTTGCTTGTTTAATTCCAAAATCTCCAGTTGCAAGTGCCCTCTTAATTCCATTTTCAATTGTAGTCGATTTAACAATTTTATAGATGTTTGTTAAATTAATAATATTCAAATAATCTTCAGTGCTTCTCCATGAGCCATTGTTAATCTCACGAATAATTTGTTTTTGCATGTCCTTTACCAATTTATTAAAATAATTGCGAAATAGATTATTTAATAATGTTCCAGTTAAATCAATGCGCTTATTAATATATGAGTCACGATCGTCCGTATTAATCTCTCCAAAATAGCAACGAAGAAGTTTATTCGTCATGTAACCTAAGAAATAAATTTTTTGTTCCATATTGCAACAATGAGGAAATAAATCATTGTTAATTACTTCAATTGCAAATTCACTTTTTTTCCGAATTCCGGTTTCTTTATCCATGTGAAGCGGTGTATACATAACGTTCTGTGTAATATATGCAATTGCCGATTCCTGAGTTAAATGTTTATTAGCATCAACAATCGATGCTTTTAATTCATTGAGTATTTTATTATTATGCGCATCGTCAATATTCAATACGATTTTTTTACAAATATCCTTGTCTGTAATAATTCCAAGAGCGCGAAATACAATAAAGATTGGAATTGGCTGTTTAATTCGAGGAATTTGAATAAAGATGCTATGTCCAAAACCATTATTTTTTGAAGCAATCATCATAGATATTTGTTTTGGGGAAATGCATTTCCAATCAGGAACTGACTTTATCTCCGCCATCATAGACCATTTATTATTATTTTTCGAAACATCAAAACAATAAATTTGATTTTCAGCTGCACGTTCTTGACCAAGACAAGTTTTTTCAGACCCATTGATAATAAAATATCCTCCAGGATCCATTCTACATTCACCACTTATCTTAGTGTCAACGTGACCATATTGATTTAATACACAAATGTTTGATTTAAGCATAATTGGTAATTTTCCAATTTGAATTTTTGGAAGTTTTTTATAAAATGTTTGCATATTTTCTAATCCGTCTCCATTTCTCACAACATACTTTACATTTATGTCGAGCGTCATATTTGATGCATATGTAAAATTTCGAAGGCGTGCTTCTTGAGGAAACATTAATTTTGTAGCGCCGTTATTTTCATGAATTTGAGGACGATAAATATTGAAATTTTCAAAGTTAATAAACATCTCAAGCGCATATTTATTAAATTCTTTATTTAAATCATGCTCTGATCTAACATGAACTGGATTAAACATATCAATAGTTTTTTGAATTTGATAACTGACAAAATCATTATATGATTCGATTTGATGACGAACCAATTGTTTCAAATGATGACCCTTGAAATATGAACCAATAACATCCCATGGTTCTTCAATATATTCCGTAATATCATCAATGTTATTAATTCCGCTATTGATAGCTTTGAGTGAAGAAGACATTGTAATTTGCTTACAATAGATATAAGGCTAATTTATTATTCAATTTTTATCTTTAAGTCATAATATATACATTACACAATAAATGTAAGTAATTGCGCTTACTGTGCATGATAATATAATAATAAATAATAATAAAATAATATTTAATAACAATGATGTCATATAAACTTATATTATAAAATTTCAATATAAATATTATAATCTAATCTAATTATTACAAATCCTATTATTAAACCAATAAATAATTGCATAAAATGCGAACCAGAACACGTTACAATAAAAAAAAGTTCAATCATAATGTTCCTACTAATATAATTTCATATTTAGACACATCATTTAATAACAAGAAAGATGATTTGTCAATAATGCCCGATTTAACTATATATAACACACCAACTATTGATTTTTCAAATAACATCACAAATTTATTAAATAGAACGAATACAATATTTCCAAATTCTTGTTGTTTTATTTCAGAAACCAATCAAAAAAATGAAACACCAAAACATTTAATGGATGAATTAATTAATAGTTTAATAAATGATTTTTCAACATTAAATTTTAAGTATTCACCTCCATTAAATATTGATCCTAATTACGCTATTGACTATGGAATATGTTGCGATGAAGATGAATATGGACGCTGTAAAAAAAAACAAAGAACAGATGTTTATAATCAATATGTTCCTCCAACTATTGAATTTATTCAGAAGACTATCAATGTTGATGTTAATTCGCTTGATGATTTAATTAATCTTATTAATGAACATCCAATAGTTGATAATGTTAAATATAACATTGACATAAAATTACTCCATAAAATTAAACAACCGTTAAATGAATTAAACTCTATGATTGGAATGAAAACATTAAAAAATAATGTATTAGATCAAATATTATATTTTTCACAAGATTTACACAAAACAAGCAATGAAGGTGATTTTATGCATACAGTTATTTATGGACCTCCTGGAACCGGCAAAACTGAAATAGCAAAAATCCTTGGAAAAATATATAGCAACTTAGGCGTTCTATCAAAACAGACATTTAAAAAAGCTACACGTTCAGATTTGATAGCAGGATATTTAGGTCAAACTGCAATAAAAACAAATGAAATGATTACTAGTTGTTTAGGTGGTGTTTTATTTATTGATGAAGCATATGCTCTAGGAAACCCTGAACAGAGAGATAGTTTTGCAAAAGAATGCATTGATACATTGTGTGAGGCATTAAGCGAACATAAAAGTAAATTAATGGTAATTATTGCTGGATATGAAAATGAATTACAAGACTGTTTTTTTAAGTACAACCAAGGACTTGATTCACGATTTATTTGGAGGTTTAAAACAGACGAATATACTGCAGAAGATCTCATGAATATTTTCATTAAAAAAGTAAAAGACAATCGCTGGTCTATTCACGATAAAACAACAATAAATAAGGAATGGTTTGAAGAAAAAATGCCTTACTTTAAATATTATGGTCGTGACATGGAAACATTATTTATTAAGTCAAAAATCTCTCACGGCAGGCGCGTTTTTTGTCTTCCGATAGATGAAAAAACCAAACTAACTATTGAAGACATCGACAAAGGATATAAATTATTTTTATTAAATGATGAAGTTAAACGTCGAAAGGATGATAAAGAAATTAAAAAGGTTATTAAATATTCAATGTACAATTAAGATAAATAATATAAGTATTTTATCTAATAATATAGTTGTTTGAATATATATTAAGATGACCGGAACAAAAGTTTTACAAATAAATCCTTTATTGTTTTCAACAAATAATAAAGATAAACATTCAAAAACATCTAAAAATAGACCAAAAAAAGAGAAACCAACGCAAACGATTAAGGGAACAAGCTCAATGCGTAAAGCACTTTTAGCAAAAATAAGGGATTATCAAAAAAATGACAATGACATTCAAAGCAACAATACTAATAATGTTTTAAAAAATAAAATACAAATAAATGCGCAAACATCTATTTCTTCTCATGATAAAGATAAAGATAAAGATGAGCACATTAAAGAATTCGACAATGAATTTAATAAATCGTTAGGATTTTTGCAAGAATTAAGTAAAAAACATCAAGATAAAAAAAAGGTAAAAAAAGAAATAAAACAAAATAACAAAACTTTAAAACACCATAGTAATTTAAAACAAACACAATCATATGATCCATCACTTCCACTTGTAAACATTGATTTACCAATTGAATTAGAATTGTCAAATACTAATTCATATGTCAATGCCAATTCAAATAATTATTCAAATGTTCCTAACAATAAAACTAATCAAATGTCAAAAATAAACACTGAACCTATATTGGAAGAAAATGATGTGAATGTAATGATTAACATACCAGATAATAACCCTCATGTAAATGAAATTATTCCATTAACTAAAAAAAATGAGAGGGAAAACATAGTGGTAAATACTCCAATAGTTGACATGCATTCAAAACCAATTCAGCAAACGTCAAACATCAATGTTATAGGAAATAATGAACCACCATATAGTAATTTAAAAAATGGCAATAAACCTTCATTTAAAGAATGGGCACGCATGACACAAAAAGTAAGACCTAAACCAATGTCAACTATTATAAATTCAAATTCAACACCGCATACAATTAGCAATACAGATAAATATAATATTTTAATTAATAAACCACATGATGTATTATCTGAATTCAAACAAATGCATCGCAATAAAACGCCGCGACCTCCAACAATAACTAAATTAATAAAACGAAAAACAAAAACATTAAAATATAATCTAGGAAAAAAAGGCAAACATGTATCAGTTTTGATTAAAAATAATAACACGAGAAAAAAAATAAAACACGAGCAATCACTTTTACGACAAAAACCAATACAAGAAATAAAGGATTATTTAAGAAATAAAAATCTTATTAAATCTGGAACATTAGCTCCAAATGATGTGTTGAGAGAAATGTATGAACAAGCTATTCTCTCTGGTGAGGTTCATAATACAAGCAAGGATACCTTAATTCATAATTTTTTTACTACAGAAACCAAATAGTGAGAGATGTATGTGGCATAGTTGCTACATGTATGTAAGCAATACATATATTGTTTAAATGGATTTAAGGACTACACAATATAGAATATATCCCTCAACCCGTAGAATAATGGCACTTACTCAAGAATATATGCGATTAACTAAACAATGGCAGGATGAACGTGGAGAGAATGTTATGATTTTATATCAAAATGGTTCTTTTTTTGAAATATATGGATTACGCGATAGTGAAACTGGTGAAACAATTGGAAGTAAAATTGAAGAAGCAAATCGTATTTGTGATTTAAAAATTGCTGTAAAAAGTTTTTCTGTTGACGGACATAAAGCACTTCAAGCAGGTTTCAAGATTGAAGTGGTTGATAAATACGTTAAAAAATTTTATGAAGCTGGATATACTATACCAATTTATGAACAAGAACAATTGCCCGACGGGAGTTTTATTCGTAAGTTATCTCAAGTTATTTCTCCTGGGACATATTGGACAAATGACGTAGACGTATTATCTAACAATACAACATGTATATGGTTGCATCATTCGAAGGCATTCGGCAAGCAACCTGAAAAAATTACAATTGGTATATCAAATCTTGATATTTTTACTGGAAAATCAACTATTTTTGAGTTTTCAAATTTATATCAGCATGACCCTGCAACATATGACGAATTAGAGAGATTTATTTCAGTGTATAAACCTTCAGAAGTCATTATTATTCATAATATTAATGATAGCAAGGTTAATGATATAATTAAATTTTCAAATATACAATCAAAATCTCTCATTAAAATTGATATTAACGTAGACAATGAATTATCCAAATCTGCAATTAAATGTGAAAGACAAACATATCAAAGTGAAATTATTAATTCTTATTTTCCAAATGATAATGATGAAATATTTTTTGAAA